TCTTCTCAGATATTCTTCGATCTCACAATGAATGCTACTAATGTCATTGTTAAGACAGATAATACAGACGAGTTTGAGAAAGTCCTAACGTCATTATTTAAAGACACGGGATCTACTGAGGATATGTCTATACAGATTAAGAATCAAATGAAGAGTCACCACACGCCATTCCATCGTGTTGGAACCCTGATGAGACTCTTAGGTGATGAAGAAGCCGCCAATAAGGTTGATCCTGCTCACGGAGTCGTGCTAGAAGTCATCAAGGAGATATAAATGAGAATTCTAGTACAATTTCCTACATACGGTCGGGCTGCTAAGTTTATAGACGTGTTATCTAAGTACGTGGAGTTGTGTAGCGATGAGAATGAAATCACTTTTAACATCAATTGCGACACGTCTGATTCGACTATGACAAGTGAGTATGTGAAGGGTCGTATTATTCGTTTATTACTGGGTCACAAACCCAGCACACACGGGACAATCTACTACGACGAGAATACTGAGAAGATCAGTGCTATCAACAATCATATTCCTAAGGATGGTTGGGATGTAGTTGTATGTGCTAGTGATGACATGGTTCCACAAGTGGAAAACTGGGACAGGGAGATCTCACATGCGATGATGGAGTACTTCCCAGACCTTGACGGCTGTGTTCACTTCGACGACGGCAACACTAATGGAGAGCTAATCACTTTCTCAATTCTAGGGAAAAAGCTGTATGACGAATTTGGATACATCTACCACCCAGACTACAAAAGCCTCTACTGCGACAACGAGTTCACAGACGAAGTTCGAAGAATGGGCCGAGAACAGTATATTGATAAGGTTATTGTTAGCCACGAGCATTGGAGTATTGAGGGTTCTGAGAACCACAACGAGGTGGATCTAGCTGTTCAGAAGACACTTCACTACTCAGGCCGGGACGCTCAGGTGTACGAGCAAAGAAAAGCCCTAGGGTTCCCTAAAGAAAGGATTACAAGTGATTAAATATTCAATAGGAATAGTAACGTTTGAACATCGGTTCGAGAAGTTCTTTAAGCCTCTCATTAAGCAGATCAAAGAGTTCCGTCCAGACATTGAGATAATGGTTGCTATCAATGGAGAGTATAAAGCTGATTTCAATCAAACTTACAGGGCCGATATTCTGAAATTCATTAGTGAATATTCCAATATCTTTCCCAATATACATCCAGAGTTCAGATCGTTAGCCAAATTATGGAACAACCTATTAATCAACGCTAGTAATCATCATGTATTACTGTTAAACGACGATGTTTCTATTTCCAATGAAGCGTTTTTTGATGCCCTAGAGGGAGTCCTAGAATCAGATGGGTTTTTTAAGATCAACGGCAGTTGGAGCCACACCATGCTGGATAGAAGGATCATCTCCGCATTAAACTGGTTTGATGAGAGATTTTTAGGGGTTGGCGAAGAAGACGGCGACATGGAGTGGCAAATTGGTGTCCAGTCTGATGGGGGAACTATAAAGTCAATACAAGTACCAAATATCATCAACCATGTAGACGCAGAAAATGTACTACAGAATATTAAGAAAGTGAACACTAAATACACTCAGTTCAATCTTGATTTTATTCACTGGCACAAATATGAGATAGATCCCACTGATGGTCAGCAGTATGGGATTAACCCACGGCCACTAGTGTTGAAGAACCCTAAGCCGCCCCTACACACAACTGAGCCATTTTACTGGGAAAACAGGGGTGAATTATGAGAGTTCATAGACTCAGCAGTATCGATAAACACCGACGACTATTTGACTCCGATATGAATGGCAGATATATAAATGTGTATCAGTTAGATAACGCGGAGTTAGTAGGTGATCTGATATACCCCAACGTCCGAGTGTTATCCCCTAAGGATAATAAGGTATACAACCCCATTAACGAGAGGGTTATGTCCCTCCAGAGTGTGGATACAGAGGATTCTATCGAAGATGTAGCTCCAAGAGGAAGAACCGCTGTTAAAGACCCAGTGTTTTTCTTCATGTATAACACAGATAATTACTACCATTTCCTGTACGACACTATGCCGTATCTACTGTCGTACTTCAGGATGAAACAGAATTACCGAAATCTCCGTCTTCTAATGACATATCCAAACGCGGAGGCTCGTAAACTGTACCCATTTGTAGTAGAGTTTCTGGAGTTGGCAGGGATTGATATGGAAAAAGACGTTGTCTTCGCAGACTCTGGAATGTGGTGTAAACCCATGTTTATCTCAGAATCTTACACTCATGGACATGACTCCAACGCTCCGCCTAGAGCAGAGGTGTACGACTTTCTCAAAGATATAGCGAAGGATATCAAGCCCAATACAAATTATGGACAAAAGCTGTATATATCCAGACGCTCGTGGAAGCATAACGACAAATCTAACATAGGTACAGACTACACCACACGGAGACGCTTGGCAAATGAAGACAAACTGGTTGACTTTCTTGAATCCATAGGTTATACTGAAGTATTCACGGAAACCATGTCTACGGAAGAGAAGATAGGGGTTTTCAAGCAGGCCACACATGTGGTTGGTGCTATTGGTGGGGGAATGCTAAATACCCTGTTTTGCCCAAAGACAACTAATATTGAGTGTATAGTGTCTCCCACCTTCTTCGATGTAAATGTAAGATTCACTCATGGACTTCCTTCTGGCACTAGGATGTTTGGCAGCACCGAGCACGTAGAAAAGAGAACCTACAAGAACCATATGAGAGCATCTGACCTTCAGGGTAATGTTGGGGAAATTTGTAGGATGAAGGGTGATGAGGCGGGTATGATCGGACTGAAGTATCTAGATAAACAGAGGGTCGCTGGATGGAATCTTCAAGCAAGTTACCGTAGAAAGCTAGTACGTGAAGAAGATTTAAAACTCTTAGATAAAGGGTTAAATTCTGAATGGACTATGAACCTTGAACAATTTAAGCAGATGATGAATGAATAATGTCATAGCTATCTGCGGAGACTCTGGTAGTGGTAAGACCACGCTGGCCGCTCAGTTACTGTCTCGTATAAACCACTCTATGGTTCTTGAGTGCGACAGATACCACAGGTGGGAGAGAAGTGACTACCACTGGAAGTATTACACGCCCCTCAATCCGTTGGCAAACCATCTAGACTTAATGGTCAGCGACGTTGAGCAACTAAGGAATGGCAAGGAAATTTTCCAGCGAGACTATGATCATACCCTTGGGACATTTACTGAGACACAAGCAATAAGTCCAGAGAAAACAATCATTGTCAGCGGCCTCCACACACTACATATCTCTGCCGACGTAAAGATCTTCATAGACACGGAGAAGAACCTCAAATACCTGTGGAAGCTGGAGAGGGACTTCAAATATCGTGGCTATCAAATAGACGACATAATGGCTAAGATTAAGAGCAGGGAAATTGAGTTCCAGAATTACATTCTACCACAGAAAGAGGTCGCAGATATCATCTTAACGTATTTCTGGGATAAAAAACAAACACAGTCTGTTCAAATTGTTAATGACAATGAGAGTTCACAAAAAATAGTGAGGATACTAAATGAATCAGTATAACCAAATAGACATTTGTAATAACAACTCCAAGAACTGTATTTCTAATGATGTTTATGAGGCTTTCAACAAGTTCATATTCTCCAGCGATATCAAGCTGATCGGCAAGCTACTCCATCGCTTTCACTTCTTTCAAGAGACCAAACACCTAGCCGGTGACATAGTGGAAGTAGGGGTGTTTAAGGGGTCTGGAGTAGCAACGTTTGTCAAGTTCCTAGAAGTGTTCATTCCCAACTCTAATAAGAAAATTGTTGGGTTTGACATATTTGACCCCGGTGAAGGCAGTTTCATCTTCAATAATAAAGACACAGAGATCGACAAGAACAGTATGGAGGCCGTCTACAGCAAGGTGGATAACGATGAATTATCCTTAGAGGTTGTAAATGATCGACTGTTAGGCATTTCAGAGGGTGTTGTTGACAAAGTCAAACTGATCAAGGGTGACGTACAGGAGACCATGCCTAAGTTCTTAGAAGATAACCCCGGCTTCAGGGCATCCTTGATCTATATTGATGTAGACATTGAGCGTCCAACATACCATGCGTTAATGAACCTGTGGGATAGGCTATTACCCGGAGGCGTAATTCTATTCGACGAGTATGAATACCATCTATTTAGCGAGAGCGTTGGTGTGGAGAAATTCCTGAAAGATAAGGGTCTTAAATACAACGTACACTCTACCGATTGGTTCGCCCCAACTGCTTACATGAGGAAAGAACAATGATGGACATTGTAGATATGACACTGGCACTGGAGCCATTTGTAGTAGGTACGGAGGGAAATACATCATGTAGACATAACATGGGTAAGGGCTTTACTATAAAAGCTAGTGGAAAATCGTTTAAGAAAATCACATACGGTGACTTTGTAGAGTGTGACAATCTTGGAAACGGCAAGTCGTCACATCTTAAACCCAGCATGGAGAGTGCTCTACACGCTTACATATACAAGGAAAACCCTAAGGTTAACTTCATAGCACATACCCACCCCTTAAACTGCTTGAAGATCGTGTGTAACGCAGATAAAATGTACACATTCGCCAATGATAGATTCTTTCCAGATCAAGTAGTGTTCAACGGTCGGAAATCCTGTGTAGTTCCCTACGCTATACCCGGTGAACCATTGGCTCTAGCGTTATCTGAATCTATCTCTAATTGGCGTGGTTCGTTTCCAGAGGTGATCTTGCTCGCTAATCATGGTATCATTTGCTGCGGAAAGACCGCTAAGGAGTGCGTCATTAAGACTCATATATGTGAGAAGGCAGCGGCTTCCTTCTCGATGGACAACAATCCACTGAGCTATGAGCAGGTTAAAGAAATTCTAGAAGACCCTAAGGAAATTCACAGGAGAAACTTAGCATGAAGATCAGAGTAGACATAGACGAGACCATCTGTTCTTACGAAGAGGATATAGCTCTGGATGGAAAGAAATGCTATGACAAGGCTATACCCAACCACATAAACATCGCTAAGATCAACAACCTATACGACGGTGGACATGAGATTATCTACTGGACCGCGAGAGGTAGTAGAAGTGGACTCGATTGGCATGAGTTCACAGAGAATCAACTGAAGTCTTGGGGGGCAAAATTTCACGGGCTAGAGTGTAATAAACCCTATTATGACCTATTCATAGAAGATCGTAGTAAAAGGATTGAAGAAATATGAGACGATGTAAAATAGAACCATTATACGGCATGTCACTACACCTAGATTATTATTGTGTGTTTGCCGGATGCCCACACATACAGTTTGAAGTGGTTTTTAATGACGACCTTATTAAACAACTCCGACCAGAGCACTGGAAAGAGTATTCTCAGAAAATGTACGATATTCTTCGAGCAAGAATGTCAGACTTAGATAATGTGCGTACGACAGATGATAGCACGAGCACTGAAGACTGCCCTCTTATCAAACGTCCCATTCCTCACGATCTAGCTAAATTCCTAGATATCAAACCCAACTCTATTAAGACAGCAATTCCTCCCGCTACGATACGTGAAAACCACGTAGTCCTGAACACAAAATGTATAACGGTCTCAGATTATGGGCTTAAAGAAAAATGGGATGCTATAAAAACACCACTGTTTCATATGCTAAATGACTCTGGTGTTAAAGTGATAATCATAGGAGAGAAAGAACCCTCTCACTGTCGGGAGTATGATATACATAAAACATTCTCCATTTATAAAGACATTGTTAATGGGGATCTTCTGAATTTGGAAGATCTTACTCAACCTGAAACCACCTCGTTGTACGACCAGAGGATTATCGATAGAAACATAGATTGGCTTAGACATTCCCTGTTTAATATCCACATAGGGGAAGGCGGAGGGCAAGTAGTATATTCTCACTGTAACAATCTAATAGCACTAACAGGAAGAGAGTTACAGATGTTCAAATTCATAGACAACCCATACTTTACCGAAAATACGTTTGACCAAAACGCTTTTCTTGAAATGGTATGGAGTAAATTAGGATGAAGATTATATCACATAGAGGGAATTTAGACGGTCCCAATATTGAGAGGGAAAATACCCTAAGTTACATAGATGAAGCCCTGTCTCATGGGTACGACGCGGAGATTGATCTTAGGGTTCAGCATGGCGTTCTTCATTTGGGGCACGATAGGCCGGATCGACAGATAAATTATCTAGACCTAAAAGATAGAAGACAAAGACTATGGATGCACTGTAAGGATATCTTATCGTTCTCCTACTGTTCAGGGGGACGTGCGTTTTGTCATAAGTCTGACCCCTTCTCCATCGTTACAAATGGTCCGTGGATATCTAGTAACAATGGGTTTATGTGGGTTCACGACTTATCCCTAGAACTCACAAGAGATAGTGTAATTCCCCTCATTTCTAAAGAAGATATCGACAACTTTGATCTAGAGAGAGCTAAGTGTATTTATGGTATATGTACGGATTACCCAAACTATCTCAAGGAGCAGTTGAGTGATCAATAAGAAAGATGTACAACTAGTAATCCCAATGTCGGGAATTGGCAAGAGGTTTATAGAGGCTGGCTATGAGACCACTAAGTCTATGATTGAGGTGGACGGTAAGCCAATTATAGCTCACGTCTTAGACATGTTTCCGGGTGTAGAGGATGTTACGTTTATCTGTAATCAGGACCATATCAGTAATACCAATATGTCAAAGGTGTTATACGGTCTATGTCCCACATGTAATATTATTTCCATCGCTCCCCATAAGAAGGGACCAGTATACGCCGTATCCAGCGTGGCACGTCTCTTAGATCGGGATAAGCCTGTTATCGTGAGCTACTGTGACTTTGGTACCGTGTGGGATTTTGAGGGCTTCCTAGGGGCCGTAGAGGGCTTCGATGGCGGAATACCATGTTACACTGGGTTTCACCCTCACATGCTCAGAGGGGAGAACTACGCCTTCTGTAAAGAAGAGAATATGACCCTCCAAGATATCAAAGAGAAGGAATCATTCACTGAGAATAAGATGGATGAGTACGCCTCCAACGGTGTCTACTACTTCAACTCCGGGGCCACAGTAAAAAAATACTTCAACCAGTTAATGGATGAAGATATCAATCTCAATGGTGAGTTCTACGTAAGCCTAGTCTACAAGCTACTACTAAGAGATGGACTGAAGACTAAGATCTTTGAAATAGATAAGATGTTACAGTGGGGCACTCCTTACGATCTTGAAATCTACAAAGGGTGGTCTAATTGTTTCGCTAATCTCAAAAAGGAGCAAAATACAGCACCAGAGCAGGACTTCACCCTCGTTCTCCCAATGGCTGGTAAAGGCGAGAGGTTCTCATCTCGTGGGTATAAACAACCCAAGCCGCTAATCCCAGTTAATGGAGACCCTATGGTTATCAGGGCGGTGAAATCTTTGCCTAAATTCAAGGATTCTTGCTTTATTTGCTTGGAAAAACACACTAACGACCCTATAATAGATAGGGAGATACAGAAGTATTACCCGAACGCATCAGTTTTAACCACGGGCGGTGTCACTGATGGTCAAGCATGTACGGTTCGCCTAGCTACCAAGTATTTGGATGACGAACCCATCCTGATCTCAGCTTGCGACAACGGAGCGTGCTACGACGAGGCTAAGTTCCTAGATCTTGTAAATGATGAGACCGTTGACGTAATCGTGTGGTCGTTTAGGAATAATCAGACGAGTAAAATCAATCCTGACATGTACTCTTGGTTGGACGTAGACGAGAATAACAGCGTGCGGAACGTATCCTGTAAAAAGTTTCCGGGTGGAGATCCACTGAAGACACACGCTATCATTGGAACGTTCTACTACAGAAGGGGACGGGACTTCAACGATGGGTTCAAAGAAAACCGTAAAAAAGATATTCGTACCGCCAGCGAATTTTATGTGGACGATGTTTTGAACAGGAACATAGAAGCCGGGCTTAATGTCAAGGTGTTTGAGGTAGATAATTACATCTGCTGGGGAACCCCTGACGACTATGAGACCTACAACTATTGGAGAGAGCACTTTGAAGACTAAAGCGTTTGTTTACTACCATCAAGGAATGACAGATCTGGTAGTCTGTATGGGTTTGATAGACCATTATAGCTCTCTCTATGATGAGGTGTTAGTATTCCTGAGGTCAGACGTTAGGGATATGATGGACTTCTACCTACGGGGTAAAGATAATGTCGAGCCTATCTATTTCAAGGGTGACGACGGTAGATATTATGGAACTATTGAAAAAAGCCTTAGTATTGACAGATTTCACTACTCATCCGCTAACAATGGATCTTTATTACTCAACCCAGAATACGTAATGTGTACTCATGGAGAGCATGATAAGTGGAGAGAAGACGAGTTGGGTATGAGGTGGTATAATTACTTCGTAGCCCACAGGATTGTTCCGGGCACCCTCAAGTTCCCACACTTCACAAAGGCTTTCTATGAGTATTACAACATCGATTTCTCAAAAAGAGTCACTAACTTCAGTATTAAGAGAGATACAGAGCTAGAAGATGCCGCTTATGAGAAATTCGTCAGGGAGCATGGGGAAGATTATGTCATGTACCACGACGATCAGAAACGTGAAGAGACTAAGGGCGTTGGGGTTCCCTACAAATCGACCCATATTAAGCTAGATAGGAAAGAGGGTCTCAGCTATGTCAATCTTAACAAAGCAACCAATACGTTCTTTGACTACATTAAGATCATTGAGAACGCACATGAAATACATGTGGTAGACTCTGTTTGGGCCTGCTTGCTGTATCAGCTAGACTCTAGATATGGAACGCTAGACAATAAGACCGTCAACGTGTACTGCCAGCGTGGGCACTACGAAATATTCAAAAACCCTATCTCATTATCAAACTGGAATCTAATATGATAGTTCACGCTAACGTTATGATACAGAATGAAGCGTTGATCCTCCCGGAGGTATACAAATACTGGAAGGATTACCCAGTGGACAAGTGGGTTTTCTACGACGACAACTCCACTGACAATACCGTAGAGGTGATCAGCGATCTGTTTGGGGACAAAGCCATTATCCTTAAGGGTAGGAGAACAGAGTTCAACGAGAGTCACAATAGGCAAGAGATGTTGTCCTGCTCTAGATGGAACGATGCTGACTTTGTGTTAGCAATAGATGCCGACGAGCTACTATCTCAGTCTTGGTTGGATAATTGGGAGCCGTTGTTAGAGTTAAACACCCTCTTCGACCTTGAATTCTTCTGGTATAATGTTGTGGGAGAGATAGGAAAATTCAGAACAGACCCTATGTATCAGGACAACTACCGTACATTCATGCTACCAATGAAGAGTACGGGAAATTTTGATCTAGGTCAATACAAGTATCACACTCCACGCACCCCTCCTGTGTGCCTTGAGAGGCGTAGGTTTAAGGATGCTGGAGTCATCCATCTACAGGGTATCAATCTACGGTATTATGCCCTCAAACAACTGTGGTACAAGCATTACGAATACAAGAAATGGAACCATCCAATAGACTATATCAATCAGAGGTATGACCCAGTAGTCAACGGTTTCAATTTTCATGAGGAAGATACCCCAGAATACATTCTTGGAGATATGACTTTTGACGCCTCAATTTACGACAAAATAGCAGACGTTAAGGGGTATGAGCAATTTATCAGAGACCACTATGTCCCGGAGTTGGTGACATTTGGGAAACAATTCTTGGAGGGAATAGAATGAAGATTTTGATAACAGGAGGCACAGGGTTTTTGGGGTTGAATATTAGAGATAACCTCAAACAGTACTTCCCAGATGATCAAGTTGAGGGCGTAGGGTCTAAGGCTTTTGATCTCACCGATGAGTTTAACACGGAATTGATGTTAGCTGGATATAAGCCAGATGTTATCGTTCATGCCGCTGGTAGTGTGGGTGGTATTGGAGCAAACCGAGACAACCCCGGCAAGTTCATGTTCGAGAACTTGATGATGGGAATTCATATTTTAGAAAAGGCCAGACTGTTAAAAATCCCTAAGGTTGTAATGTTGGGGACGGTTTGTGCTTACCCTAAACACACTCCTGTACCCTTTAAGGAAGAGGATATCTGGTACGGTTATCCCGAAGAGACTAACGCACCTTATGGTATTGCCAAAAAGACCCTAATGAGGCTCGGAGAAGCATATGTAGAGCAGTACGGAATGGATGTAGTTAACCTAATTCCCGTCAACATGTACGGTCCTTATGATCACTTCAACACTACTACCAGTCATGTAATCCCAGCCCTGATCATGAAGATCCACGAAGCCATCAAGAATGATGATGATTGGCTTCCAGTTTGGGGCACTGGCAAGGCTTCAAGAGAGTTCTTATACGCCCCAGATTGCGTGGAAGCGATAGCTCAGGCTATCAAGAAGGATGTGGGGCCAGAACCAATCAATATTGGAACGGGTCAGGAAATCACAATCCACGACTTGGTAGAAGAGATTAGTGTACAAATGGGTTATGAGGGTCATTTTGAGTGGGACACTAGTAAACCAGATGGACAACCTCGTAGGTGTCTAAATGTAGATAAAGCCAAGACATTATTGGATTGGGAAGCTAAGACTGAATTAAAAGAGGGTCTCAAGAAGACCATTGAATGGTATATCGACCTCGAAAAACTAAAAGAAAAGGAGACAAACTAATGAAATTAGGGTTTTATGTAGATACAAACGGTGGCACTCCACGCAATTCGGAGATCTACAACTTCCTCAATCAAGAGGTGGAAAATAACACCCTTGAGGATGCGGCTGTGTTCTTCGATACTGTCGATTTCAATCCGATCCAGACTAAATTCGGGATGTTTGACGCAACAGAATTGTGGCACTTTACGGGCCATCTGATTACTACATCTATAATTGGCACTGTAAAAGCAGAGAGCGTGGTCAACAAATTCAAGGTGGCATATCTTTTCAATGCCGCAGATAAGAATGAGCGTACTATTTTTGAATTGATTAGAATAGCCAATAACCATAAGGTATTGGTAACAAACGAATTGGATGAGAAGGAATTCCTACGACTAACTGGTGTTAAACCAACATTAATGGAAGGGTTTTCTCTACAACAAATAAGAGAGGTTTTCGATGAGTGATTTTGAACAAACGGTCCTAAAGATGTATGATGACGATAACAGCACATATGTTATTGCTAAACATCTTGACACGTACCCTAATAAGATTCGCCGCACCCTGCTGAAGCACGGTCGTAAGCTGAAGGACCGAAGTAGTGCCCAAAAGGCCGCACTGGACTCAGGCCGTAGTAAACATCCAACCGCTGGTAAGACACGCTCTAAGGAAGAACGTGTTAAGATCAGTAGTAGTCTGGAAGTCTACTGGAATACCATGAGCGATGAGGAACGTAATCGCCGTGTAGATATGGCGAAAGAAAACTGGAATAAGATGACCGACAAGCAGAAGGAAACCATGCGTGCTAAGGGCGTCAAAGCGATCCGCGTGGCCGCTTCAGAAGGGTCTAAACTGGAGAAGATTTTCGAGGAAAGAATCGAAGAATCCGGGTACAAAGTTGAGTTACATAAACTCATAATTCCAGCAGAAAAGCTGGAAATTGACCTGTATATTCCGGAGTTGAAGACTATAATAGAGGTAGACGGGCCTTCTCACTTCTTACCAATTTGGGGAGAAGAGAAGCTGCAAAAACAGATGAATGCAGACTTGAGAAAGAACGGCTCTCTGCTTACGAAAGGATATGCTGTGATTCGCGTGAAATCACTAGGACAGGAATCCTTGGCGAAACGAGAAGACCTAATCGAACAGGTCTTGGCTCACATTGAAAAGATCAATGATAAGTTTCCGTCAAGAAACAAACGTTTTATAGAGGTGGAGTAAATGGCAGAAGATGATTTGTTTGAGGGTACTGAACTAGAGAGTCCGTCAACGGAAGCTATGAAAGCGACTGGAAGTGTGGACAAGATCGTTCTGGATGGTCCGAGTAGGACTTCTCCGGAGTGGAACGACTGGGTCATGTCTCTGTTTGAAGACAGTGAGATGTTCGCTGAACGTCCAACCTGTGCTGGATTGAGACGTGTAGCAGAATTGGTATTAGGGCCAGTGATTGAGAGTCGTCCCACTCAGGTATTCCCACCAAGCACTCATGATGAGATTGGACGAGCAACGGTCGTATGGGAAGTGAGATTTTGTACGGGGCAAGTATTTGCCGACGTAGCCGACTGTTGGGAAGGAAACACAGATGACGCATTCTGTGTGTTTAACACTGCAACAGCAGCTACACGGGCTGAGAGTCGTGCTTTGCGGAAGGCTCTTGGAATCAAGACAGCTTCTTCAGAGGAAATGACAAGCAAGAACACCGCCAGTATCGTAAAAGAACTGAGTGGCAAGAAGAATTCTTCGACGGAGGGTGAATATGACAATTCGGGGAGGATGACAGATCCTCAAGCCAACTTCATTGACATTAAAGCAAAGCAGTTGGATATCAATGTGACGAAATTTTTCAAAGACGTATTCAAAATCAATGTTAGCCGTAAGGTTGACAAACGGCAAGCGAGTGACGCGATTGAAAAACTAAACGAGTATCAAGGCGATAAGTCGTTGATTCCAGATTCTATTTTTTCTTACCAAAATGATTGGAGAAGCACGAGCAAATGAAGGTTAACTACCAAACAGGAAACGGTCGATTGAGTGTGGCACTAGAGGGAGATGGTCAGGCTGATATCTTCCACGAAATCTCACGTTTTCAAGAGGTGTTTGAGCAGAACACTTGTGGTAAATGTGGGAACGAGGATATTCGCTTTGTTGTTCGAAACAATGACGATAATCTGTACCACGAACTACACTGTAAGGATCTCGGTTGTCGAGCCAAGCTGGCGTTCGGTGCCCACAAGAAGGGCGGCGGCTTGTTCCCTAAACGCAAGGATGGCGATGACTGGCTACCTAATGGTGGCTGGGTACGGTGGAATAAAGAGAAGGGTGTGAACGAATAAGAGGCATTGTTAGATACCTCTACCAACGAAGAAGCCCCGGCCAAATGGTCGGGGCTTTTTCTATTTGAGGCTTTGAGTTGGCTTACAGGTACTCAAGCGTGAAGTACAGACCAAAATCCGTCTTACTTCCGATACTGTCCGGTGAAGCACTCATCGCAATGAACCAGTCGTGACGAGTGGCACGGCAGGATTCACCTGACTGAGAAATCCAGTTAGTGTAAGCTCCGTCTCCAGTCGCCAGCACTTCGCTGGAGTTGGTATTCAGCCCACTTGGGCCGGGACCAGCGGTCATAACCATGTCGGTCATAGAGAAACCGTCAGCAAACTGTGTCCAACCGTGTGCGTCAGTAACGCCACGATGCTTCAATGGGCCAATGTCGTTACCAAAGTCAACTCCCTCAGTGGGATGTGGATGGCGTACTTCGTAAACCTGTGTAGTCACACCACTAGCATGTTGTGCGATATCAGAGCGGTCGAAGATACGTAGTTTACAGTTTTGGACCCTAACTCCCTCAGAGTGCTCAAATCGAATATTGAGAGGGGCCGCGATGTTGGGAATACCAGATGTGCCAGTGGTTACACCGCCCTGAATCTGAACCCCACTATTGGGGAAGGCAACAGTATCACTGTATTTAGTGTTGGAGCACCTAACCCCAGATGCAGTACCATTTGAGTTGGTTACGTACATTGTGGTCTGATAGTCATTTACCGGGACAGAAATACCGAAACCACCACCAAAGAAGCCCATACCGGAGCCTGCCGCGTGGTCGATCAAATCAGGGGGATTTGTCGGATTGCTAGGGTAAATGCTGTTATTGTTAGCATGAAACGTGATTGCTGCCATATTCATCGATCTCCTTGTTTGAAAGATTCTGTAGTATTATACACAAAAGGTGTGATTATCGTGGGTTAATCTTAACTGTGATATGTTGTTCGTGGGCTGGTGTTTGATTGTTACCAATATAATTAGTAGGACTAGATCCATGAAAATGTTCTTGCGAAGCCATCCACGTCATAGTGATATCATTGTGGAAATGGAAGAATACGTCATATTCTTTGTTGTCGGAATATAAAGTTGGATCTAAGGTATAACTAATTCCATAGGTTTCATTGACGAAGGCTCCCGCTTCCGCTGCCGCGTCGTGCCCAGTATTAGGCCCAGTACTTTGCGAAACATCAGATGCGACCCTCACAATTTCCTCACCGTCTCGCTTCATTAGGTAGGGCTTAGGGTCTATCATATCTACATAATAAACACTAATGGACACAAAGTAAGCATCAAAGCCCTCTCCCGCCTCCGTAGAGAGCGTACCAAGCGTAATAGGACCGTTGGTATCAGAATTGAACTTATCGTCGTGAGCGGCTGTCTGAGACTCTGAGAAGCCAGTCCCTCTACTAATACATTTTAATTCCTTTATAGCTCCCTGAGTATCTCCGGAATTCTCTTCCACAGTCTCAACTTTAAACACAATATCATCCAATCCAACGGTATCCCCAGCCACATATCCAGTACCTTTGCTTTTTACACACATTTTACCTAAAATGGTAGACGCTGGCATATTATCAAAGTTTGGAGTGTCAAGATGTTGAGCGGGATCATTGGGCGATCCAGTTCCATCTATAACAAACTTGGTTCCTACGGGGATTGAAATACCAACCTCTTGCTTTCTATACTTAAATGGTAGTAATTTTCCAGTACGACTACTATCAATAACCCAATATTTTTCCGCCATAACTGGACCAAACGGAGTTGTATCGTTCATCACCACATCTGAGAAAATATGATCATCAATCTGTACATTTTGAGGGTAATATTGTTCAAAATTTTCATGACCTTCGCCTAAGTTAGGATTGATATGTTTAGCATTCCTAGTCATACCCCTGAGATCCACTACGCTGAAAGAGTCCTGATAATAATATTGATATTTGATATTCTGTCCATTACTACTTACCCCATCTATCTCGGTTGAGAGCTGCGGTGTACGGTAAAAGGCTTCAGTTGTGCCGTCGTCTTTCATATACAGGTCGTTAGCATATCTCACATCTGGGTTGAAGTGATGTACGGCGAACGTCCTAGGGTCAAAGAGGGTCTGGTCCCTAGGGTGTTGTTGGTAAATACGAACACTTAAGTCTGGAATATTCTCTTGTCTGTAAGAATCACGAAGCTGGGACACACCCCAAGTTTTATCTTGGTGTTGATAGCCATTAGAGATAGAGAAAGGTATGTTACCCCAACCTGCTGCACCCATACCATAAATGTTATCAGTAGAGAAATCAATCCTTTCATTAGCTTTGATGGTATTGAATGTTGTAATTACACCATAAGCATTACCACCCTTATTTTTCCAGAAACCGGCACCCGACTCCCTAAACCCCTCAGTCCACTTCATGGGTCCATATTCCTTATTCCAATATAAATAATCGTGATATTGATTATAAGAACGTTGAACGGTTGTGTCGTTGTTGTATTTGTTCTCTATGTCTCCACCCCATTTTAAACCATATTCTGTTGTCCACAGGTCTGCGTGTCCGTCTGCCTTTTCCCTATCTTCAAAGAATGCCGTACATGGGCGTTCATTATCCTTCTGAGTTCTACGTGCTTCAACACTAAACCCTGTTCTGTGATTGCCAGCCGACGTTTTAGATAGGTCTGTAACCCGAGATTCATCAGCAGAACGTGGATCATCTCCAAATTGAATATATCCCTCCATTTTTAGAGGGCGGAACATTAGGGTGTCTCTCTTTTTTGGTGTAAAGTCAAACGCACTGTCATATTTTGATACCACATCTTCACCAGAGTATCCTTTACCCAACCATATACCTTGTAAGAAAGCCTTACTAACTTCTTGATATTTGGCGTTGTAGATAACCCCATTAGGAGTGTGAAAATTTTTAAATCTATGTACTGGATATAATGGGCTACCATTAGCTCCAGATGGTGACGCATTAGTCATCACGTCTGCTGGAAATTGTATACAAGACTGGTTTTTGTCTACTGTGTGACCATAAAACAGGCTAGCAGAATATTCATTACTATATCTTTCCCAGTGATTATTTGAATCAGAGAGTTGTTCATCAAATCTTGCTCTAGTAGGAAGTCTACAATTATTTCTATTTTTTTGTCCGTCAGTAGCTGAGAGTGTAGCTACATCGTTATTGCCGGGCTGAGGATCTATGTAATTATTAGTATCAAGACCCGGTGGGGTTCCCAGAGATTCTGCTGAGATATTATATCCACGCCCCTTAACTAGATGTGGAGATGTATCCACATATCCCTCTGGAAAGACACATCCAAAGAAAACCGCAGAGTGAGCAGCATTTCTTGAACCAAAAGACTCAGGACCGGGAATTGTGTGCCCCGCTGCATTCAATGTGGCACTAGTTGTTGATATAGAACACTTATCCTCCCACTTATCCCCATTATGATTTTCCTTACCACGAATACCGCAAAGTTTTTGATCTAGGTAATCAAAAGATGTTGTTTGTGCGTATCCATTGTCTAGATAGACCTCTTTGATGTCGTTAGTATTAAAGGTGGAGATTTTATCCCAACCACCACTAATGCCATAGTCTACATTACTATTTATGTCATCGCCCTCATAATACAGCTTGTGGAAGAATAACTCAGCCTCTCTTGGTGTAAAGTCCTTACGGTTTTTGTCTTTGAAGAAGAATCGAGAGTTAGTCATCATGTAGGTGAACTCACCCCATTTACCTACCTCTCCAGTGACAGTATCATCGTCCTCTAGTAGATTCTCACCCATAGCAGATACATGCCAAACACTGTCAATACGTGTAAGCATAACCTCTTCGTCCCGATTAAACTGACGCTGGGTACTGAAGTTGTAGACTGTTAGGGTCTCTTTTTCAACACTACCAGTGGAGCACCTGACATCATCTGGCTCAAGATAGTTTGGTTGCCACTGTAGAGGGTTTCCGTTTTGGGGGCGAATAGGCATAGCAATCCCAGTAGTGGGAATAAACTTCACACCTTCATATTCATCATTATCCAGTGCGTCGGTAGTATTAGAAGACTCTAAATATTCAACCGTTGGTACGCTGGGCTTACCTATCTTAGTAACCATCTTAGCGAACAGAGTGGGGGAACCGCCCTCCCATTTCTTGGTTATGGGATTCATAGACAGATCTATGTCTCCAACGCCCTGAGAAGCCACATCGTCAGGATTGTATTCTGTGTGTCCACCGTCCGTCTTAGTACCGAATAGTTTTCCTGTTACATCACGACGTGGAGCTACGTATTTTAGACTCTTAAGGGTGACCGTATTAGCCGAAACGTCCGAAGAGGCACTGTCGAAGAGATGTAGTTTGAAGGGAATCCACTCGGTAATACCTTGATCACAAAGATGACCCTCATTAATGTAAAACGTAACCTCTCCACTCCACTCTATATACGGCCCTAGTTTAGAGGTCTTAATATCTGTTAGAAATTCATGGGAAGCAAACAGTTGTTTGGTATTCTGACCGGCTATATTGCTATTAGGCTCGTCTTTATCCCATGTAGATCTCGGATTGAAGTCAGAGAACGCTGACATGTAACGGTTTAAGTTGACCACATCATAAATGGGAGATAAGTTCTCTAACCCATCAGTCGCATCGTAATCATACACGTTGTTTTTGAAGTTCAGACTACCATCCAGTGTTCCACCAACAATATACTTGGTTGGATCACCTACCGTCGAGATAAGGGTGTTGTCAATTGTTACCTCTCCAACAGCAGATGAAAACGTCCAAGGGTTACTACCCGAAGGAGATCCCGTATTACCGTCATATGTAGACAAGTCGTACTTCTTGTATACACCAGCGTTCTCTAACTCCTTATTGGGTTTCCAACCATTCCAAAAGAATTCAGTGTCTGTTGATATACCAAGGAGATCTCCAATACTATTAGTTGGATCACCCAACGTTGAAGGTATCTGATTATTGATACATTTACGATGTAAATACACGCCTTCATGGCTTTTTTCATTCCACCAAGCGGAAAGGCTGGGGATCGTAAATGATCCAAGTCCCAACTCTATCAAATACGGATGAGTAGTGGTAATCAGGTGATAATCTGACTTGTTGTTTCCAGCAATTTTGTCTGTTATTATTGGTTGAGCCATAGTTCTTCCTTTATTCCCTTTGAAAAGCGTTATTAAATCTTTCCGACATCCAGCTTATTACGCTAATATCTTCGCTAGGTAAATTAGCGTTCGGTCCCGATGTGATAGCTCTATATAAAGATGCCAATGGAGTTACAGCGATTTGTGCTATCTCGCTACTACGTTCTAACAACGACATATCATCGCTGAAACCCTCTGGAGTTGTTGTTTTTCCACCCTCTTTTCCAATAGCTAATATTTGCTGTGGCACAACTTTTCCCACGTCAGCATGAGCCTGAGCCTGATTAGCGGTAGCAGAGGCTATGTCCAGCATTGCTTTACCGCCAGCCTGCATAACCGTATTTACTAAGTCAGAACTTGTCTGACGTTTACCTAAACCTCTGCGAATAGCATTATTCTTCTCGTCTAGGGTACGCTGTCTCTCCCTAGCCACTTGACTGATCGACATTTCTTTTTGCTTTTGTAATTTACCAAAGCTGGATGTATACAAGTCCATTTTAACGGTCGTCTTAACACCGTTGCTACCGTCTACAGCTATACCAATAGAGGTAATTAACGGCCCACCAGCTTGTAAAGCTGAAGCTAGGGCGATTCCAGTTGGGGCATCAGGCATAACAAACCCACCCCGCTCACTGAATAACAGTAAGCTATTAGAGAAGTTAGCCTGTAGAGAACCAGCCTCGTCCATTAGTTGGTATCCAGCATAGTTCCAAGGGGCCAAGTTTTCATCTTTAACGAATTCAACCCTACCTCCAATGTTCGAATATTTGACCCTAGCGTCTGCTGTAAAGTCTAGTTGACTAGCAGACATCCAAGGTCCGTAACAGCGTTCCTCAGACATTAGGGGAATAGCTACAATATCCGGAAAAATAGGAGATGGTGAAGAAAACCCTACTTTGTTTTGAGGTTGAGCAAGAGAAAAACCCTTCAAAACGGTCTTAGTAAGAGTCCTTGCGGAACTCACCTCTTCTAGAGTTAATCTTATCCAATCTTTCTCCGAGCCGGGACTATACCCACTGGGTGCAGATGGATTTACCTTCATTTCTGCTATTGTAGGACGAAAATATGCGTTGGTTAGACCATATTCAGTAGCATTTGCCCTAGCTTTTTTTAAACCATCGAGGCTAAAGTCGTGAATAGGAGGATCTCCACATGGAGGATTCACAGAACTAATATCCGCCTTTGGCATACTAGGCTTAGAAAACTCTGGGATCTTAACAACATCTTGCGTCATCAAGTGTTTAATCTGTACAGTATTATACGCTTGCTTAGGCCCATCCTTCCATCTCGCGTCTATAGTACTCTTAATCCTACCCGGAACTGTAATAAGTGCGTAGACATGCTCATCGTCTAGGTTAGGAATAGCGGTGTCTACAATGAAAGCGTCAAGGTTTTTATCGTACACACGTTTGAAATCAGTCCAATTAGCTGATGAGTCTGAGCCACCATCCTTGGGAACCCCAAAAATAGGTTGAGAACGTGGAATATGATTTGAGAATGTTACAGTACAGTCCTCATTAACGGTTTCTACCAATTCCACCTCAGGAACGGCAAATCTCATATTGTATAGATTAGCCCATACAGATCTATCCTTCGCTTCTAATTGAGGAGGAAGAAACACAACTTCTTCTACGGAACATTTGACAAAGGCTACTGAATTTTGCTTACGTATTTTTCGTTGTTGGTCTTTTTCAAGCTCCTTAATAGAATCAAACGAAGTCTCTGCGTCTATATTGTTGTTGGGTAGATCTTCAATGATATCTGGAACAAAATGACCAGCTTCTGTGATAACCTGCTGGGTCATGTCTTCTGTGTTCACACCAGTAAAATCTAGAGTGTGGCTATTATTATACTTCACATAACACTGAAGACGGTTGGAATCTGAGAGTAAATTTTTTGTATCAATAGGGACTAAGCCCTGCTTCATAGCAACGGGTAAAGACCCAAAAGGAATAGTTCCGTTCACATAATCTAGGGACGTAAAATTACTACCAAACAAGGAGTGACTGTAAAATCCACCCTGAGGCTCTGGCTTGTAGTTCCATTCCCACTTCTCGGAAAATGGGTTATAGTTACCCTTCATAGCACCGTCGGTATAGTTATCAGAACTTCCTAGTTTAGCACTACCATCTGGAAATGCAGGATCGGCATAATCCTCAAGGTAGTGATGAAATAGTCCATTCTCGTCTACGCCGCGAGTACCTTTAAGTGTGTTTATAGTTTGGGCAAAATCTGAGCTAGACGCATAATTTGGATCAGAACTAATAGGTCTTGGTGCGAATCCGAATGGGCCAGACTCTACATTATGAGGGTCTGTACCACTAAACGTTTTGATATTCACACTATAGTTCAGATTACACGCTTTTGGTAGTCTGACCAAGAATTTCTTACCCAAGCACTCATCTGCGATCTTACGAACGAATTCGTATACCTTCTTAGAATTCTCAAAGTGCTTTTTGGCTGTTTTACCTATATTAAGCATAAACTGAGCCATAGTAGGGTCTTTTGTTTCTATGTTTTCCACATATGAAACTATATCACCTGCGTCCTTTGCGTTTTTAGCTAAACTATCAAGGTTTTGATAAATAACTTCGCCTTCCGAAATAGCCGCAACTAACGATTTATACTTAGCTGACTTCTTATATTCATCAGGCTTGTTAGACGTAATATAGGATTTTCTTAGTTCTTCCTGTTTAACTTTTAACTCAGCGAGGTAGTCATGTAACTTGGTGTCTCCAAGACCCATGAGTGGAGAATCTTGATTTTCCAGATCTTGCTTCAAGTTAGCAACGTCAGAAACAATTCGAGTTTTGGCGTTTACAATATTGCCTACACCAGCTTCAATAATACCTATACGTGTGGCACGCCTGTAATACAATGGATAACCAAGAGGTGGAGAGCATGGGCTGGCAGGGTAACCGTCTTCTGTCATTTCTGGTTTGTCGGATGCCCAAACGCAGCGGGGAACCGTAACGGCAAACTGCCTCTCTTTCATACTGTCCAAGTATTCCGTTATCTTATCCTTAGCAACGCCGTTTGGTAGTCCGTCTACACCTATCTCGCTTTTCAATGTATCTAACGCATCTTCTATTTGATCGTTCTCAGATGACAATGCATCAAAGAACGCACGGTGTTCGGATATGTCTTCAATGTATATGTCGTTGTAAAGCAGTAGGAATTCTTTCCACGCTTCATAGGAAACTAAAGCGGCCCTCATTTCCATCTCGGTGGCTACATAGTAATTTCCAACACCAAAAGCGTCAAGATTAGAGGAATCCAAAAGGATTTGCTGATAAGACCCAAAGCCCCTAGGTACGGACACAGCATTATTACCAAGTTTTCCATAGTAAGGAATGACTTGTTGTTGTAACTGAGTACGAATATCCCACTGGTTCATCTGTAGGGTATTTAGGTTGTCTGCGTTCTCCTCTCTTTTCCAGAGATCATCCCTATCTTTCTCAGTTGAGAAGAGGTGCATATCTACCTCTTGCCCACCTACCACAAACTTATCAGTAGTAACATTGGCTAGTTCAAATCCAACGTCTTGATTCTCTACCTCAATACCGCGATCTGACAGGGTATCCAAGTACGACTTAATAGCACCATATTCTGGCTGTACAGAGCGGTCAATGGCGTCTAGGCGAATAATCCCAACCACCATGTCTTCAGGGGTTCCACGATCTACTTGATTATTATTGTAATCATGAAGAAACTTACTAGCTGGGTGATCAATGATAGGAAGAAGGGTTACATAGAGATCATGGCTGATAATATCACACAATTCCTGTGCCAAGCTCAGTAGGTCAATCTTATCAAAGTCCATGTAATACAGCAGGGGAATCTTCTCTGTTGGGATGCCAGCGAAATCTACTACATAGTTGAACCCACGGAAATTGATCTGCCCACCGAACCCAGCGGTCACATACTCTTGAGGCATAAACCCGTGATACTGGAACATAGCAGCCAGACCCTGACCAACCCTATACCACGGAATTCCCTTATCACTACGTCTGGAAAAACCCTGCCCAGTAATTGGGAAGTACTCAGGTTTGACAGTGCCGTTAAAGGAGCTATTACCAAAGTAATACTGGTCTTTCAAATTAGCAGAACCTTCGGGTGCGACGTAGGAATCCAAGCCGTCCTTAGTCCAAGTAGTAGAATCGGTAGTTACGTTAGCTGGGGTTTTTGGAGAAACCGTCTGCCAGCCTCCTATGTCATTCCAATTGGCAGTGACCCCAATATAGTCAACGCTTCCATTGGCGTAGATGAATTTCTCTACGACGCCAGCCTCTCGCTTGGAAACTTCAAAGTCCGCAAGGAGAGGAGTAGAAGGGTCATATTCCAGAAACCCATATACGTTGATTATGTTCTTGTTATTGAATGTGGTGCCCTGATAGTTGTTTAGTAATACGTCGACACTAGAAAGAATCTCCCTAGGGTCCGATACTGAGACTGAATATAGGGGTGAGCCAGCCTGACTCTTATTTTGAGTGTAGCTCTGTAGAATACCGCCAAACGCAAAGTGATTACGACCTCTCCATTCAGTATCATCGTTCCATAATAGACTACGATCTTCAATAACGTTGTCTACTAGGTCTACTAGATGGTAGGTTTCAAGTGAATCAAAATTATCAGCGTCGTATGTTTCCTGCGGGAAGAACCAACCCCAAGCGTTTTTAGGGTTAGTCTTGGACGGCAGAGTTTGGATGCCGTATAGATCATCATATGTTTGACGAAAAGCCTGCTCAACCGTTGATGGGTTTTTCCCAAACTTGAAAAAGACTGGGGTGCCGACTACTGGAGGTAGGAATGTATCTGTTATACCACTGTGGTATGGGTCGTCGCCAGCACCTAGTGGGTTTCCATCAGATTTGTGGAATTCATCGTTGACCAACTGAACACTGAGCGTAGATGTGGTGTCACCGAAACCGGCGTTTAGGTCGAAATTCTGAATAGAAGCACCTAAAAAGGTTTGTTGAATGAAACCCTCATTGCCAAAATTCCCTGAGGAAATGTTATCTGCAGTCCAACCAGCAGTAGATAGAGACCCACTAGCACCCTGAGGTAGCGTATGATGTACGGGCCAGTCTGTCCCATGTGCCCCAGAAGGTGGAACTATTCCATAATTGTTGTCAAGTGCCATATTATCCTCCGAATCCTTGTTGTCCGTTGTATGCGTTGAAATCTATCGATGTACGATATGTTGATACAAACGGTATTTCTATTGCGTCCGCGTTATTATTATTAGATGGTAATCTTTGATGATGAACGTAGTTGTTGAATATGGTAAAATCTGTGATACCACTCTGATTAACACCTGAAGCACTGGAAAATCTAGAGATGAGATTGTTGAAATGAAATATTCCAGACTCTTGTTCCGTATCGACCAGTGTTCCTTCATCAGGGCCGTATGTCTTTAGGGCACCAGATGCTTGCCACCACGCATCACTAAACTGGTCTGGGAAATCAGTCTTAGTAATTCCAGCCAATTCGTCCGGAGTATTCTGGTTGGGATAGGGGAATGGCGAGTTGATACCAGACCCGTGCTGTCTGAAGTCAAAGCTATTAGCTTCACCAGAGGGCAACACCCCAGATGGTAGCTGCTGTCTAGCCGCAGCACTGAGTGGTAAATCTGGACCCAACCCCTCATCGTAGAAGTCGTCCCAATCTGGTGTGGGATTTGCCATTCCTATTTGTCCAATTCATATGTGAATGCGATATTAAACGAGTAGGAACCCTCTTTAGGTGTCCAACTCTCTGTTGGTGCAGTAATGAAATACTTCCTTACTCCCGGCTCGCCCTGAGGGCTAAGTTCCTGTAGAAGCGTAGCCAACTGACTCGCCGTAGGCTCTACCAGACTTGGTTTTTTCAGAATTAATGAACGTCTGTCTCCACTGTAGGGTATCTTGGTATAGTCCATTACTAGGTTGATAGCTACATCCCTACGGTACTCTGTTCTACCACCAATGTTTTGCAGAATAGGGCCAGTTTGTCTTCCAAGTACTGGGATTACAGCAAATACATCTCCCGGATATGTATCATTGACTTGAATGCTCTCAGAAATTACACCGGACACAATATTAGTAGGGCGATTGTTGAAAGCTAGACTATACGAAATATCTCCAGTGTACTGGTTAGAGCCAATACTTATGGAGACCGGTTGTGAGTTCAGTTGTACGGCAACTAGATTATTAGCTCTGTGATAGATATCACTAGTCATCCCAAATTGACCATTGTTAGAAATGCTGTTGTACTTCTGTAGGGCGTGTGCGTACGCACCGCTGACAGCCACAACCTGTTGATCGCCAAGTTTGTCGGGGGCGACCTTGGATAAACCCTTAATAGTTCCATCTATAGAGACATTGATAAACGGATCTGAGTTAGATGTGGCCGTTGTCATACTGTAGTTCTCAGTAGAAGTCCCGCTACTAAGCAACCAGTTTTCGGTTACAGAATATGTACCGTTAGCTACATTAATCTGTTCTGTTCTTACATGATTGAATCCACCATAGGAATCTACTAAGTTAACCGTTCCCGACCCTATGATACCAGCTACATTTGGATATGAGCCACTAGGATTGGTCGCCAAGCGACTCAAAACAAAATCACGAGCTTGTTGCCACGCTGGCTTATCAATGTCTCCATCGTAGTTGTAGACGGTCTTACCAGTAGCGTTGAGCGTGTGGGAAATACGATAAGAACGAGGGTTTTCTACAGATTCGCCCTGAGCATCGTCAGCCTCCAAGTTCCAGTCTTCACCATAATCTTCAACAAAGTGTGTTCCACTACTGTTAAGGAGATCAACTAACTTTGTGTTGGTAGCTCTTAGGCTCCCGTTATTAGCGTATGTACCCTCTAGGTCTACGAACGCCTGATCGTCGTCGCCGGTGTTTTCTCTGAGTAAGTAGTCAGCCTCAAGTACAATAGTGTACGAACAGACGGTCACATAAGCACCCTCTGTAAAATCAATACTTACCACCTTAGGGTAGCATACTATGGTAGCTCCTGCGTCATCCAAAATATCAGATAACTCAACCCTTTGACCGTCTTGGGCAAACAGTCCACGTAGAGCACGCTGCTTGCTCAACATAGCGGAAGCGTTTTTGTTTCCCACTTGCTGACGCCACGGTTTTGGTCTGGAACTGATTGGCTCGTCATCATACAGCCCATAAGGACCAATGAAGTTCGAAGGAATATGTCCAGCGTTAAAGAAATCAAATGGTAGGTTGGTAGCTGGATTCAAGGCATATGGGGTTCCACGGTCTGCGATTAGGGTTCCTGTTAGGGTAATGGAGTACGTAATACCAAATACACCCTCCTTGTTCTTCAATACGTTCTCAGAGATCTGTATAAAGGGCGTGGGCCTTATAGTACAGTCCTGAGTATCGTCATTGGTATATCGTACTCTAATTGGCATTAGTATCCCCGTATTCTTAGGCTAAGAGAGTCTGTGGTCTGGTTATTAGTCATGTTCAGGTTCAATATTCCTGAGTGCCCACTTGGTGCCTCAATGTTTAGATTCATTGTTCCACTAGGAGATCCAAGGACCGCAGACTGATACAGATTCATTGTATTATACACATTTGCACTATCTGGACCGATTAGAGTCAGATTCATATCTCCAGAGTTATCTACCGCACGGCCAGAGGTCACCAGATTGAACATTCCACTACTTGGCGTAGGTGCAAACAATGTTAAATCTACCTGTTCTACGTATGGACGATGAGCAACAAATCCCTTGGTTGATGGGTCAAACCCAGAAACCTCTAGGAAAATATCACCATTTGGATTACTGAAGATGATCCCGGATACTTGGTAAGATAGGGAATCGCCTGATATATTTTGGTAAACCCTAGTTTCCAAGCGGTCCGTAGCGTCACGGTCCTTCTTCTGTCCAAATACGTGAGCCTCGATCCAGCCGCCGCTATTAGGAATAGATGGCACTTGCCCCCTAAGCATAGCATCGAATGAATATCCAGCACCAGCATCTAGTAATCCACTAGTAGGATGATTACCACTAGTAGCCCAAGAGTGCCTTGGAGAACCCACCGCCATAACATAATCACTATCACCACGACCAGCACGATCAACAGAAACAGAACTGCCAAACCTATCGTTCTCTGTGCCGCTAGTCGTAACAAAGAATCCTCCAAGTCCATCGTCCGTATATAAGGTTGGAACCCTATCATTATGTCCCTGAGCGTATAATTTCTCAGCATATATCCAAGACTGACCCCTGCTCTGGAAGTCAACTATTTCGTTGCGGTAATTGAATACGGCCCCGTTGTTGAGAACCATAGTCCCACTAGTGTTGCTGAACTGATCAACGCGAACCCCAGAGCTTCCAAGGTCATAGAAAACATGATTGGGAATATCGTACTCAGCATTGAAGCTCTTTCTTTGGAAGGCTGTGTTTAGTCCGTTTGGTTGTACAGCACCACTATATATGTGGCCGTGTATTGTTTCAAAATCATGATTAGGAGCACCAATAGCTATCATGTCACAATCGATAGAAACAGATACGCCAAAGTTATCAGACCTTTTCGCGAACTCAACTATAAAACTAGCATCCAAAATATCATGGTCGTCACGTTGTTGTTCTAAAGCTACAATTGGGCTTGGTGAGAAGTCAACAATACCCACATTTAAGCTGCTAGGCTTAATTTTCTGCTGGAATTCCCAAGGCAGGAATTCTGAGACCACATTTTCTCCACTTCCTGTTTTCTCGTATACGAACACAGCACCAGCACCACCGTCTTCGGCAATTCTTACTCCAGAGCGAGATGGGTCATTTTCAATTTCATGCCACTGTACGATACCACTAACACCACTAATAGCACCCTCGGTATAGTAAGCATTAAATGGAGAACCCACAACCAGCTTATTATCACTCATGTCGATAGAATAACCAAACAAGTCACCTAAACATCCAGAGTAATATACGTCTAGGTCTAGGTAGTCAGTATTGGTAGCCTTCATTAGGTCATTAAGACCACCGCCGACCTTAGCGTCAGTGATGAAGTCTTTCTTGTTACCAGATTCTCCCATTAACTCTTCGTAGGTCTGTGGAGGATTGATATTTAAGAAGTCGCCACTAAATCTTGGGTATATGCCGTGAGTTCCAAGAGCGTCAGAAGTATAGAAACTCTCAACACGTTGTTTGATCTGTTCCGGACTCTTCAGTTCCGCTGGACGAGTCAGGGTTGAAGGGTCATACGTATCTTCATCGTCGTAGTAATTATCTAGACTCCCAACCACTCCAGCACCACCGTATAGTGGATCTTGTATGTTGCTAACTGCGTGACCACTAATAGCATGATACTTAGCCGCACTTCCACGTTCTGGTGCTCTCAATTTCTGAGAGAAGAACCAATTACGACCATTTACGTCTACGCTGTCAACATCTGTATAGATGTAATCATCCCCAAAGGAACCCAGTCCCGTAGTCACTACATCCAAAGAATCTGGGTATAAACTACGAATAAACTCTTGGTTACCACTTAGAGTTTCCGCACGGTAATGAGCACATTGACCCTGTAGAAGTGTGGAGTCAGAGATAACAATGATCTTTGAGCGTCTACGACCAGTTTGGAAGGATGAGAAGTTCTCAAATTCTTCAGCAGCAACCACGGGGCCGTCTTCAATAAGCTCGTCACCAAGATATTCACACTGAGCACTAATAGCTGAGTTGCAGTAAATTTCACTCTTGTTGGACACTGGACGTGACACAGCAGGAACACTTCCACTTTCCAGAGGATTTACTTCCCACCTACAGTTGTATTCCTCTACACCCGTTGGTACTTGACCACTCGTTGTAGTAATAACGGTTTCAATATCTATTGGAAGAGGACAGCCAGAGATAGAGATCAGTCTAGGTGTAGTTGGTAGAACACCGTCAATCAGGTCTCCATGAGGGATGAATGTTCTCCACGGTGAGGTAGACAAGTTAATAGTGATCTTACTGTCAATCGCCTTGAGATCGTATATACTTTGCGAAGGTGTTAGAACGGTCGTCTTAGACAAATCAATGTCCGAACCACATATACTGCCATCAATATCGGAGGTGAACAGTTCAGAGTCTTCTTCTCCAAGAGGGTCGTGTGTAGCACCAACAATAGTGCCGCAGATGTCAAACTTCTCAGACACTTTCTCAGATACCCAGTTTACAAACACGCGATAGCCAGAACCACTAACCGCTGGGAACTCAACGGTAGCATCTGCGTCAATCTTCCATTTATTTGTTGGGTAAACGGTGTATGGCTCAGTAACGTCGTCTTCCCACCAGATGATCTTTTCGTAGTTAGATCCACCAGACAGAGGAATGAACACGTCCTTGTTTTCGGAAAGTGTACTATCGCTGAAGTGTAGACCACTAAGGCTAGACGCAGCTTGGTAATTGGGGAATGTAAACGTATACCCATTGTCGCAACCACTAACACTATCCGTAGAGGTATTAATACTCTGGACATCAAGATCTGTAGGGTCGTAGCTCTTAATAATGTTTTCAGTAACAAAATACTCGCCAATATTTGGCATCAAGATTGGACGACTCGTTACACTCAGACCGCTACACAAGTAGTTGACATTGTCAGCAATTTGTTGTCTAGATGACTCCGAGGTGGCATTAAACGTGATGACTAATTTCTTATTCCCAAGATCCATCCAATTTTGTAGTTCTTGTAATTCTGACGCAGACGGTTTACCAGATGGATTAGCTACCCACGCGAAGTCTACCAAATTGTTCAGATCTGTAGCTTCTTGGTTCTCATCAAAGGCACCACCATTGACAGAGAACTCAACGTTAAGTTTATCTCCAAGCCCATGATCTAAACCACTTTCATATGCGTCTGAGAGAGATGTACGACCAGTGAATCCGTTAATCTGAATACCACGAGGTGCAGAGGTACAATCTTTACGCACCATATTGATGTAGAACTCAGTGTTCTTATCATCATTTTGTGTCGCCGCGTCTATACCGCGACTAGCATCGTCCTCTCCCCATTGGGAGCCGATAATGTAAACTCGTGAGTTGTTAAGATCGCCGTTGGTCTTACGGCCAGATTCAACTAGACCCAAGATGGAATCTGGGTAGATGACCCTAGTTTCTATTCTCTCTTCATCCTCTGGGTAATATGACCTACCAACACCCTGTAGTAGACCGTCACGACCATTCAGGGAATCAGGGTCAAAGAAATCACCACTATAAGTGAAGGAATTGTACTCACCACTAACGCTAGAATCAACATCCTCTGAGATATTAAAGGATACTACATCTAGGTTATCTTCTGCGAACTTGCCACTAAGAGAGCCAGCCTGATGTACTTCCCACTTGTAAAGCGTACGATAGTCACAGTAGTATCCGGACGTAGCTGGCCTCAACCACGAACTAGGTGGTAGGTGTTCAGCAGTAGTAAGAATAGGTACGGGTTCCTGATTCACCTTAGTAAATAGGGGTGTGGGAGGATCGTCGCAATTTGGAGTAAAGTTACCAAACTGTAGAGGCCAGTTCTTCTTATATGTTACAACCTTACATGTGTTAGGAGTAGTCTTCAAGCACTGCTCAGTCCACTCAGCACGTAAGTCTCCACCGTGCTCCATCGGGAACTCACAGCGAGAGTTAACGATTGGGGGTGGACTACCGTCGCAAGTAGCACCCTCCGGACAACCCATTTCATCAGAATAGCCCGTAAGACTATCACGCTCTAGGTGCATACGGATATCACCAACACCCTTGGCGTAGTAATTATTCCGGCCAATGGTTGCACCAGTAGAGTAAGACGGAATCTTAGCCTTGGTAACATTGTACTTGTCAGCGTTCAGGTCGTCCTGAGAAACACAACCCTGCATAGAGTGTTCAATACTCTTAGCCGCGTGGATTCTCATGCGAGACCCAAGTTTCTCAAGTACGTTATTTATGATACCATTGGAATCTGCGTACAAACCGTTTTCTTCCCAAGTTGGGTCATTACCAACTAGGACAAGGTTTCTATCTCCGAGAGCTAACCAGTTCTTGATGTTATCAATGATCTCATCGCTGGCAGAATCCAACTCTGGAGTCATGATGAAAGCAAGACCAGCATCTTGTGGTATTTCTATTTCCGAGAAATCAGTACGACGCCAGTATTTTCCTTGGTAGTCTGAGCTTCCGTTGGCACCAGAAGCGAAGACCAAGTTCATAGTTTCGTAGTATCCAGCATCCCTCTCTGCTTTATGAGAAGAACGGTCAAGGTTACCAAACCTACCGAATTCAACTACTCCGCTATGAGAGTGATACTTACGTGAAGCAAACATACGGACAGCACCAGCATTATGATGTGAAGCCCAACGCATCTTACCGTCGCCCCAAACATTCGAGTCTTCAAACTCGTTGAACGAGTCTGTTGGTGCTCCAAACGCCACAACGTCTCCATCGTCGTTTACTGCTGTACTCCATCCCAAACGAGATGTAGGAGCAAACGTCTTAGGTAGAAACTGACGTGTACCAATGTATGCAATATCTCCATAGCCATAAGAGTATGAAGGAGAGTATGACTGAGGTAGTACAGTCCAGAAGTTGATGTCATTACGGAATTCAAACCGTTCGCTAGATGACAGGAAGTCGTATGTGGCTGTCTTAGCAGTAGCAACACCAGATAGTAATACGATTTGTGCGTAGTAGGACTCGGCAGCGGTTTTGCTCTCAGCCTGACACCAAGCTAAAACGTTATCATAAACCCTCTGATCTTCATCAGCGTTTCTCTCAAAGACCCTACAGGAAACACTGTTCCAAGGAGAGCCTACGGATACTATTTCGCCATTAGTACTGATAGCTACACTGTGACCGAAGCGGTCATTGTAAGTATTAGCATATGTCGCACCAAATATATCAGCATTGTCCTCTTCCAGTTCAGCTATATCATTTGGAGATGTAATGACCTGAACACAGTTGAAGTTGTCACGTTCTTTTTCGAATATGTAAACTCGACCACCCGAAGCTGGTGGAACTTGGAACTCAGTAAGAATAGAACCGTGCGTATCTCCCCAGTCCTGCCCAACTCCGCTCGCGACAAAGTTGCGGTTGAGGGTCGAATTAGTGTATGTTGACGATAGTCTTCCGGAGTCGAACGTATTAGTAAGTAAAGCACTTGCCGTAGTAGCCCAATTTTCAGACTGACCAAATACCTTGTTCAGGTGTCCACTTTGAGCTAGGTTTGTAGTTGGATCAAACACACCACTCTGAGATGAGTAAGCTAGATAGAAACTAGAGAACCTATCATAGAGATTAATGGCGTTCCCACCAGTATCAGCATACTGTAGGGCACCAGCCGTAGATCCAGTCTGCTCTTGAAACATACCAACTATTGCTGGGATACCACTATACAGCGTATTTTGACCAGCGGGGAATGACTCAAACCACGCTTCCATTACGCCGCTATGCTGTTGATCTGAAATCACAGGGCGAGCAGCCGCAATCCAATCAGTTAGAGAGCCACTACCTCCTAGAAGCCCAGAACCAACATCTTCTAACAAGGCAAGGTCATCAAGTCTTGGAATATACCTATGGGTAAACCAGCTTGACTCATCTGAAGGAACAACAGGATATTCCTTATTGGAATAGGTAAGTTGAAGAACAACTATCTTAGGATTGATCTCTGCGTACCATTCACTAGGTCCAGCGTTCCAAGGTGCTGAGAAGTATTTCCACAAGATATTAAAACGTGAAGCCGTAGACGCCACGGAAGCCAATTCAGATTTGTTATAATCAAACAGGTCGGTAAATATTAGGCCAGCAGTTGGGATGCCAGAAGTTTCAATGTCTGTGAATTCCCTGTTCCACTTAGCACGGGGAGCACCCACAACAACAACCTCACGGTCACCGCTTACTGCCATGTCTAATGAGCTACCAAACTCACGACCCTCTTGACCAATCTGCCACTTGTTTCCAGATATTGAGAACTGATCAAATGTTAACAGGTTTTCAGCAGTACGCTGAATATAATCTTTTCTGAATCCAGTTGGAAGGGTCAGTGGTTCAATCAAGTTCCAAGAGGCACTCTTACCAGCTACATCGGTGCCTCGACGGTATAGGAATACAGAGCCAGCACCAGATACATCCACCATGCCGGGATCAGCATTTCCAAAAGCGTCTACTCGATTCTGGTCAAACTCTGGAATAGTCATATGAGGAGCGGAGATAGCCATCAGGTCACCCTTGACAGATACCTGACTTCCATATTCGTCGCCAGCACTTCTACCAGAAGCTACAATGAATGGAGAATCAACTGTCAGGTTAGCAGATGGAGCCACACTGGCGGCATCGTCACCTATAAACTTAACACCAGAGAATACCAAGTCTTGATCACAGTCTTCAGTACAGCAATCCCAATCAGTACCGCACATACCATAACCCCATTCCTCAAACGTTGGAGGAACAGAGATAGGGTCAATTGATCCGGTTTTTATGGTCATGGTAGCGTTATAAGCTACAGATGGCATGAGTTCCGTGTATTTTCTCAATCCGTAGTAATTACCGCTGTATCCCAAGCCCCCACTAAAGTTAATAGCACCAGAGTTGGTGTATGTCTCTGTGGCTCGGAATATGCCTCCATCGTTGCATGTGGCCGCACGCCACGTTGTACAATCCGTCCTGAGAATAGGATCAACAGCCTTGCTTGGGCTATTACCAGTACATGATCCATACCCAGTTAAATCTACACCGCGAATTTCATTGGTGACATCTAGGGTTGCCACATGATCATCTGTTAGCTCAATACCAGTACCGTAGTTGTTGTTGTACCACAAGCCAAATGCTGATCCAAAGTTACTGCTATAATTAGCAGTTACCAGATTCATGGTTCCGCTAGATAATGCTTCAACCGCAGGATTATGTAAGTAAAGAGGAACTTCAACGTTCATAACATTTGGAGCGTTAATGAACATTGGCATAGAACCAACAAAGCGACGTTTGGTAACTGTGTTGCCGCCGAGTAGGTTTAGATTGACATCTCCACTAGCGTTGCTCGTGGTCAGATCTTGAATTGAGTTCCATAGAGTTAGAGGTGTAGTAGACTGAAGTCCGGTGCTTCCACTTGAAGACGCAAACGTGTTAAGTCTTAGGACTGGACCTGTAGGAGTTGTGGCTACATCCGCATTAAACATAGTAAGCGGCATACCAAAGAAGGTACCACTACCACCCAATGTAGTCAGAGGATCAAAGTCATCAGAGGTGTCGTGTCTACCTAGAATCTCCGGTAGTGCTAGAGACATAGAATTAGATAGACTTGAAGGAATCTCACCACTAATATTTAGGGTGAACGTTTCCACTCCCGATTGATGAGGGGTGAATAGCGGAAGCGTTTCCGTAGAAACAAAAGCACCCTGAAGATTAAGCGTGAACCCACTAGGTGCCGTCGCAAATACATCGTACGGCAGTGGAATATTCATAGTAAGAGGTAGGGTTCCACTGCTATCCTGTGGAAATCCACCAACATTCAGATTAAGCTGAGATTCTGATGGGAAGGCACCGCTAGCATACAGGTTCATAGTGCCAGATACGTCAACATCGCAAACGTTCGCATCTTCCATTCTTACATGTGAGGAATGTAATTCTATCTTAGAAGAATACGCTGGGCCTGATGGATAAACGAGGTCGTATTGTACGAACATATCGTTCACATCATCGGAGAAATATCTCTCCGAGAAATCTTTGACCCTTGGTTCTGACGGAAATAATGACCAAGCCTCTGTCTCATCGCAGATATCATCGTAGGTAAATGATGACTCTAGTTTTTGAATACAACCAGAGGGTTTCAGATAGTGAGACTTGCGGTTTACCAGTCCCCAGTTTGGCTCATCTGGAGTCCAGTAAGGGTCTTGATTCTTTGTGTATAGGCTGACAATCATACGTGGGCCAGATGGAAGTACATCTCCACAACCAGACCACGAAATACCCATTCCCGTTTTGTGAGATACCACACTCTCTACAACAATAGCGTTTTCTGAGAATGTATATCCACAAGGTATATTCTTTGTAATACGACGGTTAACGGCGTAGAAGTTGTTGGGAATATCACTTAGGTGGAACCGTAAGAAATCATTCTCTAATTGCGTATGATACGATACTCCACTATCAATAGCAGAAGGAGTAGGAAGGTCCACAGAATTAGAATAACTGGTGCCGCTATGTTGAATATCAAAGATGATATGTTCTGTATTCGGACGGAGCTGCCATTGGTCATAACCCATACCAAATTGACAGTGCTCAAAAGCACCCAAAGCCCAATCGTTGTATGTGTCTTCATTAACTCTATCCCATAATTTGTAGCGGTCGTTAGTATACGACTCGCTCGGATCAAAGAATTTAACCCGACTGTTTTCTAGGAATTTTTCTGCCGTTACACCTTTATATGTCTTGTCTGCGTTGGACTCTACAATGTTGGTACCAGACCCATAAAGCGTTTTAACTCCAGAACTCCAAGATGAAATTCCGAATTCACTAACGAGCATGTTCATACCAACGCCAGAACCCGCAGACCATCCCAGTGTAAGGTCAGCATTTGTATCTGCCTTACGGAACGGTACGGAACTAGCACGTAGTACATTGAAAGGTGATAGAAATTCATTATCAGTGTAGAGTTTAAGACCACTACTCTGATGATCGTTGTACGTCAAGATGGCATTCAGCGGGAATTGGTACCCACTGTAAGGCACGGTGTCGGCAATAGAGATGATGTTGTTAGACGTATCTCTAGCGTATCCACATAGATACCCACCGCTATAACCAAGGGCGAAATCTAATTGAGACGGCGTGTCCCACTTAGAACAAATAACGCCACTTTGGAACAGGTCATACCCAACACCGGAAACGGTTGGGTCTGGCGTAAATCGAACGAAAACGGAAAATCCGCTAGCAGCACTAACATTCCCAAAGTTGATATTTTGCGTGTCTTGTGAGATTCTTACTGAACGATCAAAAGCGTCAGCAATCTTACCATAGAGAGGATTACCCACAAAATTAACCGCACCACTAGCTAATGATGTCCAGTCAGAAGTTGTGTAACTACCACTATATCCGGGTAACTGACTTTGGAATAGGGTTCCGCTGGAATATCTCCAACCAACGTTGTGGTAGACTTCTGGCGTGGTAGCAAACAAACCACTAACCGTACCTAGGCCACTACCAAGCTCTGTGGATTGAACGTAGAGTCCATCAACATTATCAAAGCGGTAGTATCCAGATAGGAATGGGTAATCAATTATTGGGTTCTCAAATCCAAAGCCGAACATATCAGGGTCGTATGGGCCGCAAACCGTACCCTCTGACCCACGCCATCTTCTAGCGTAGTTACTCTTTATTGTACCATCCGAAGTATAAGAATGGATTCCACTGATTGAGGATAGAGGACCGTAACCACTACCAGCATTTAGGATATCGTCTGTAGACCCCATAGATGTTGGGTATAGGGCCGCTTCCGATCTACCGTCTTGGACCTTCCCAAACTTTTTTCCGCCCTGAGTGAAGAGATTAAGGGCGTTTGAGGGTGCGTACCTTACACATAGTTCAGTGTAAGCAATGGAAGCACCGCTAGGAAGTGGGAAGATATCTAGATAGATCTTCTCTAGGTATGAACTCATTGAGTAGTCTTGAGATAACCCAAGGCGTACATCATCATCCAGAATCTGAAGAGGAACTTCATACCACGCAAATTCTGTACCACTGACTACGGGGTATTGAGTAAGTGAATAATGGTCACCACCAGAATTACCGCTAGCTTCCCAGTAGTCTTCATGTTCAGATAAGCTACCACCGGCCACTATGTAATCATCATCGTCAGAATAAAACCCTGAGATAACAGGGTGAGATCCAACACTCCCAACGTATTGATCGTTTAGGAATACGCCCGATGGATTTTGTAGGAAACCGCCAGACGGAGAGGTGTCATGCAGGAGCTTATCTTCGCTGTAGCCAACAACATCAAGTACATAGTCTCTAGTTCCAAACGCTTTCTTAGCTAGAACTTTAAGTGTAATGGTGTCTACAGTGTAGAATATTGAGTCGTTTTTATGAACATTTTCCCTACGGTTTTCTGTGTTGAAAGCACCGCTGGGACTGAACCACATATTATTAGTAGACTGATCAAACTGATAGTTGAATGCTCCTTGAGTAATTTCGTCTACATTAGTGGAACATTCTCCAAAACGCAGCATCAGCTTCCCTGAGTCAGCAACCCCACCCCCAGAAGCAGACTGAACTTTGATGAATCTTTGTGCTGTCGGAACCCCAAGGATTCTTACTAAGTCTTGAGCACCACATATATCTTCATTTGTAACACCTAGTGGGCTAGCAGCAGAATCAACATCGTCAACCCAAACAGTGTCTACGGACGGATAAATAGTAGTGTCAAAATCATATTGAGGCATGAATTGGGCACGTATACATCTCTCTAGTCTTCTACCAGTAGATGGAACTTCCATGTAAGCTGGGAAGTAATCTTCGCGTCTAGGGCCGAATCCACCACTATTACAGATCTCAATTGCGGAAATTTTAAAACCGTTTGTGGGATTCAGAAACTTGACCTCTTGGGTCGATAGAGGAGCACCGTCTAGAGCCAAATAGTTGTTACCACTACCATCTGTCAGGATATCTGGTAGGATATAGTTTTCTTCAAACCCTTCACTGAAACCCTCTGTAAACGCATCGTCAAGAGATACAGCACGAACACTGAAGTGCAACTGATAACCGCTAACCATTTGCATGTGCGGTTTTGTTCTTCTATCCCAGTCATAATCATCTATCGCATTAGATTCAGGAAGTGATGAATATGTGGAGAACTTAGATTGATCTACAGTGGAGTCGCCCTTCAGTGATATATCATTATACTTGACAATCAGATTTCCAGATGGGTCCAGCAGTTGAATATTGTAAACAGTGTAGAGAGGAGGTACGCTAGATTCATAGTTCTCTAACGGTGCAGCTACCCTCATTCTTAGGGCTGTGTAGTCTGGACGTACGTTTAGATTAGTAAGATCGCACTTATACTGAAATAGACCCTCTGTATGAACCGTATCAGGGTTTATGTAAGAGGTTACGTCATCACTAAGGGTCACGGAGTCACCGCCATCCTTAAGGATGCCCTCATATACACCCTCATCAATGAAGCTGTATAGACCTGAAGTTTCAGCTAGTGGACCTACAAATGAACCAAACCCAGAAGCTACGGGTAAGTCAGCCTGAGGATATAGTTTTTCTTGGCACTTGAAATCACCAAACTCACCAGCAACCTTATCTATGTCTAAGACATTAAGATTACCCTCAAGTGTGAGTAGTTCACTAAGAGCATAGTCTACCTTTATACCGTCATCCAGTTCACCCTCTGCGTCTAGCGATATGTCGATTGGGATGAAGGATGTAAGTCTACTCTCTACCTCAGACAAGAACGTAAGGGTCGCCTCCATAGCTGCTGCCGTGGAGATGATAGGGGCCGTCTCTGGACACGAACCGTCTAACCTGATAGCATCTAATGCCTCAATCTGACGGTCCACAGCGTCTGTGCTGGATGTGTACTGAAGAGTAACGTCACAACCATTAATAGATACCACTGAGTAGTAGTAGGTTTGATAGTTGGCAGAGATCTCTGCTACCCACGTATCATCCAAACAAGTACAGTCGCATCCATTCAGCGTCACAGTGTAAAGAGGGCCAGAGCCAACAACAGCCGAAACAGTGTCCATACAGAATTCAGCTACAGGTGGAGATGTAAGCTCACCCTCAGCCTGTATGGTGGTACCCATATTAGCTTCAATGATCATGTGAGCAGTAAACTCACCCCCAGCGGAACACGAAGCGTCCGTTGCTTTGAGGCAGCTACATTCTAAAGCTACGTGATGTTCACCTGACATTCATTGTTTTCCTATTTAAGCGAGTACCCCGCCCTTGCGTGTCAAATCACCACTACTGTTAAATTTGGACCTACCTATTTCTTTTCCAACTTCTGCTAACAACTCGTCCTTAATGTTTTGCTTCATAGACTCTAAGAAGCTACCGTTTACTAGGTTTACATTTACATTTGTGGTGTCCAGTTTAACGCTAAAGTTAGTGTTTGCCAGTTTGTCTACAGCACTAGAAAAATCAGAAAATACATTTCTAAGTGCTGGTATAGCATCTGTAAGCATGTTGCTAGACCCCTCAACTGGGCCTCCACCATTACGACGTGCTCTACCTCCACCACGCATATAACCGGGACCACTTGCTCCTCCACCAGAGTTCATGGCTCTTAACATCTGTAAATTATTACCACGCTGAACTGCTGAACGATTTACCACAAACTCACCCGGTGTCAGCATAGCAGGAACAGTGTCAGTACCACGGGGCACAAACATTCCGTTGTTAGCATAGACCGTTCCACCTTTAGCTAGTCCCTGATTCGCATTAGCTATATTACCCAACTCTTTAGTAAATACAACCTCACTAGCAATAATGGTAGCCTTATTGACAGCTATCTCAGACACATCAAATTGAGCACCCTGTCCAGCTAAATCACCAAGCACCCCAGCTAGCTCTCTACCCTCAGCCTTGAACGCTTCTTGCTCGGGAGTTGTACCAGACAAAGCACCGTTTCCTGTAATCCCGAACCTTTTGAGGGTTTCATCTTCCGCAGAACGTAGTTGTTTGTCAGACAACCCTTGCCCCTTCAAACTCTTAAACCCGGCACCTAGTGCAGACCCTGAGAACAAGCTCGTGAGTCCAGAAGAACCAGACCTTAGGGCCGCACCAGCACCAGCCGCAGCTTGACCCTCAATAAATCCCTGAACATCTCCACTAATCAGTTTCTCAAGTGAACTCTTTTCTTCTCTGTTCTTAGCTTGAACAATGGTTAACTCTTCTTTAAGAAGTGAGATCCTTTGTTTTGTGAAAGTTATAAGTGCAGCATTAGCACGTTGAGCCTCTGGACGTTGATCATTCTGAACCCCTTCTGGACCCGCAAAAATACCAGCACCACCAGTAGCAGAGCGTCCAGCAATGTCTCGAACAAACGCCCCCTGTTGTGAGTTAAACGTATTAGTAATCTCCGTAGCCACACGTCTAATATCGCCAGCACCTCCACCTTTAAGGCTAGCTCCAAGACCACCCAAGCCGCCGACGTTGTTAAACTGTGAAATTCTAGCTTGTGTTTGCTGTTGAGTTGTAAGTCTGGCACCACCAAACGCTTCGAATGCCTTACCAGCTTCAATCTGAGTGTCAATAGCTTTATTTAGAGATTCAGCGGCAGTCGCTTCTACCTTCTCACGCTCTTGGTAGAGCTTAGACATTGTGACGTTATGTTGTGACTGTAGCTTGGCCGCTTCAAAGAAACCGGAAGATAACGCTTGAGCGTCTGTACCAATTTTCTGGATTAGCTTAGAAATATCAGTAGTAGCCAGATCCTTTGGTTCTATAGCACTTACGTTCGAACTGATAAGATCTCTAATTTGCTTTCTGATTTCAGGGGAAGCATCTGCCGGAATAGCTTCTACCAACGCTTCTGTCAGCTTACCCTTAGAAGCTGCTGGGTTACCTCTGTTAACATCAAAGTTGCTTACAATACCACCTATGTTCTGTGAGAACCCAGAAGAAGCCCTAGCGACATCCGCCTGTCCACTTAGGGCAGCAGCTAACCCGCCACCGCCAGCACCTCCAGCAGTAGATAGTAGTTGTTTTTCAATAGCGTCAATAGCAGCACCGGAATCTACACCAATATTCTTACGTGCAGACTCTAACTGTATGATATAACCCTCTAGAGAACTAGAGCCAGTAGTTAGTCCAGCGGTAAACGCCTTCACAGCCGCATTAGCACCACCAAACGCAGAAGTGATTTTCAGAGAATCAAAGTTAGCTTTTCCAAGTTGTACCTGAGCATCTCTTAGCGTAATAGAGACCCTCGCAAGTTTCAACATCTCCTCTTGGGTTTCTTGATTAGCACCAGCTAACCCTAAGGCAGCTTCTTCAGCTTGTGCTAAACTAGCTCCTGAACTAATTAAAGTAGTTAGGGTTTTTGCTGACTCTATATTTATCTTAGCTTCTTGTGATTTCTTATTTTTACCTTCTTCTAACTGTGCAACCTCAGACCTAGCTTCATTAGTACCACCTAGTACTGTAGACAGAGCAGCTTGAACATTAATCCCTCCACCGTCTAGTTTGAATGGGTTATTATCTTTAGAGAGGGTTTTATTAAGATCTGAGAGATTTGAAGTAGCAGTATCTGCTGCTGTAGTAGCACGAGACTGCCTAACCTGTTTTGCTAGACCGTCGAAGAAATTGTTGGTGCCAGAAAACGCATCGGTAGCTATTTGAGCAAATCCACTCACAGAGAACGCATCCGTAATACCTTTCGCAAACGCACCAGCCCCAGCGGCATCCGCAGCACCAGAAACATCACCCTTATCTTTTGCTTGTTCAGCCTGTCTTTGGGATAGTTCTTGTACATACCCACCTATGGCGTTGGCTATACCCTTTATAGATACGATAGCAGCAGCAGCACCTGTAACAGCTTTACCCCCAAATTTAGCTGCACCAGCTAATCGTCGTCTCCTATTGGCTAATTTCTCTTCTGACTGAGCGGCTTTCAATGCTGCTTTTTGAGATCTAACCCTCGCTCTCTCTAGAGACTTCTCGCCAGCCTGCACCGCTTTCAGTGTTTTACTATGTCTTTTTTGTGACGCGGTTCGATTTTCAGTTAAGTTTTCACCCTGCTTAATGACCTTACTAGAGTCTTTAAACGCCACCTTCATATTATTGACATGTTGCGTCTGAAATTGTATTTCCTTTGAAAGTGCTTGCTGTTCTTTTAGAAGTTCCTTTGTGGATTTACCCCTGAAGCCCGGATGTGAACGTCTCTCCGAACCCTGTTGAATATCTTTAGCAGCAGCGGATCTCTTATCTTTCAGCTCCTGTAGTCTATCTTCTCCTCGACCAATGGTAGCTTGTTCAGATTTTGCTACTTCAAACTGTGGAGCGAAATCTATCTCAGCTTTCTTTCTCTTCTTAAATTCAGCAAACGCCACCTCTTCTTGTTTCTGAATACCTACTATAGTTTTTTCTCTTTTCTTAGCTGTTTTTTCCGCAGATTGAGCTACAAGTTTCTCAGATTCAATAGCTTGTTCCGCTAGAGAAACACGCTTTTTTGACAACCCACTTTCAGATGAATCAGTTCCACTACTAGCTTCTGCATTTTCACTTGTAGCAGATAACTCTGTAGCCTTGGTAGCATCTTGTTGTGCCTTCTTCATTTTACCAAATCCAACTGTACCCTCTTCTATGCCCTTACTAAACCCATCTATATACTTATTAGCAGCCTTTAGACCAAACAAAGCTACCCCAACAGCAGTAACAGCTTGAAAGAACTTCTCTGTAGCTACCGTAGCTTTAAATGTAGAGTCGGACGCTTCTTTACTCTTATCTCCAAGAGATGATATAGCCGCTTGTACCGCAGGTATAACAATAGATAATCCAGTAAATCCAATACCACCACCCTCAGTAACTCCTCCTCCACCTCTAAACCTTTGGACACCACCAACCGCTCCACCCTTAGCGAACTTAGCAACACCGCTCTTATTCATAGAGTTTAGATTGCTCGCTCCGATTTTGGAAGCAGCACTCTTGTTTATGACAAACTCACCGGGAGTTAGTAGGGCTGGAACAGTGTCTGTACCTCCCCCTATACCACCACCTTTGTTAGCTTTGGTAATTGTGAAGTCTGATTTTTTGAGGTCTTTAGCAATTTTGTTTACTAGTCTGCCATCACCCTGAACAGCGGTTGTCCTAGTCCTCTTAGCGTCTCCTCTTTTAAGAGGACCAAGATTATCATCTGGATCAAACAGTTTAGCTAATTTTTTCTTTGACCCCTTTGTTATGTTTGGAAAGTCAAAGTCTGCACGAATGCCGGATTGTCCGGAGTTGTCAGGACCAGTTTCTAGGTCTCCAGCAGCACCAATTACAGCCTCTAAGAGATACCCCTCAATAGTTGATTGTGCTCCCTTTAGAACATCTCTAACCCTGAAGTTATGTCCGTCTTCAAATTTTAAGGGTCCAATAGACAATGATTCGGCTAAGTTGGAATCAAAAATAGACTGTGCCCCGGCATCAAGAGCCTTACTTGCTCCCTTGGCAAATTCTTGTTGCAACTCGCCCTGTACACTGTCTGGACTACCAATTCCAAATACTGAGAATGGACCTCTTATCTGATAATCAAGCTCTTGCCCCTTTTTCCTTCTTACGTTTTCTTTCTTATAACTTTCCGTTAGTGCCTCTCTGCTCTGTGTTCCAATTTTGATTTTACCGGCGGTAAGAGATTTTTTCGAACGCGGAGGGAGGTCTAGCCCAAAACCTCTCTGTTGCGTGGAAGTAAGAGTAGCTGCATATCTTTTCAAGTCTTTGTCGTCAATCGATCCAGTTCTAGGACCAACTACTCTATTTATATGACGGTTAGCAGATCCAGACAGTTCAACAGCCCCCGAAGCTATATCTGAACCAGTCTGCTGATCCAGAACTAACGCACCATACTGTCTAGGGTTTTTAACGTTAACAACTCCGCCCGCAGCAAATTTGTTATCATTCATAGCTGCTAGAGTGCCAGCACCCATTTTACCCACACTACTCTTACGTATAACAAACTCACCCGGAGTAAGCATAGCGGGTACAGTGTCCCCATTACCAACTCCCGGAACAATACCTCCGCTGGCGAACTTGCGAATAGGACCGCCCTGATTACGAGTCTGAAGACCACGTACGGCAGCACCAGCACCCCCAAGGAAGGAACCAAAACCCTGTGCGAATTTGAAAGCAGCGACGGCTCCCAGAAGTGGGATTAAGGGTTTGACCGTATCCGCAATTTTGATAAACGCACTGGCTAAACTAAGTGCAGTTCTGGTAAATACTTGAAAGGAAGTACTACTAGCTATACCACGTACGAGAGCTAAGAACTCTTCTTTAACCTTAGTGATCTGTACGGCGAGAGCCTGCTGTGCAGTTGCGGCATCTTTATCAAGAGAGGTCTGTCCAGACTTCGCTACGTTTAGGGCTTCCTGAGCAACCTTATATTGTTGTAGTAAGGGGATAACCTTACCAATTTGACGGAAGCCACCAAGTTCTTCTGCTATTGAGATAAACTTAGTATCACCGGCGGGTAGGTCAGCAAATGCTTTACCAAGAGCCTGAGCAGCTTTGAAGGGACCAATAAAACGACCCTCTGCGTTTGTCAGTTCTACTCCAAGCTCACGTAGATATTGGATGGTCTCCGGTCTCTGGACACGAGTGAAGATGGTACGTAAACCAGTACTAATGGATTCAGCACTTTCACGAGTAGTCTGACGAACACTAGTGAACAAGGCTAACAGTTCTTCAAGAGAGCCACCGGCGGATTTGAACACACCACCAAATCTACGTACAGCACCAATAAGGTCACCAGATTCTACGGCGAACGCACCAGCAACAGCGTTGATAGAGCCAAGCTGTCCTTCGAGGGCACCAACACCCTGTTCAAACTGGCGGATTACAGCGATAGCACCTTCTGCCGTCTGAGTAATATCATCAAACGTGGGTGCTAGTGTACTTTTTGCGAGACTGGATAGGGCGACTTCTAGCTCTGCACCACGAATACCGGCCTGTGATAGAATTCTAGTAACAGCCAATAGGTCTCTACTAACAACACCTAAACCTGTAGCTAATCCAGTAATGGTATTTTCTAGACTGTCAAGTTGTTTAACGGTGGTTCCTGTTACCTGAGCTATCTTGACAATCTCACGTTGGAAGTCAATAGCTTCATCAACAGCACTAGCTAGACTGTTGGTAAATAGGCTTACGGCACGGCTTGCAACGGTGAAGGCAGCAAAACGCTTAACGGCCAGCCCAAAGCTCCTACCAAGAGCATCAGCGGCTCCTGTAGCTCTTTGAACTTCCTCTCTGACGTTTCTTACCGCTCTCTGTGCCTGTGCAGCACCACGTACCTCGACAGGTACCTCAATAGGGCGACCGGATAGTTGATTCCGAATCTGCCCCAGTACCTGTCGAGAGTTGGTGGGTGCTTGTAGCTGTAGTTGTGCAGTCAGTACGAATCTAGACATTATTTACCTTTTGATTTGTAACTAATAGCACACTATCCAAATTAGCTTTCCGTTGCTGGTTTCTTTGTTTTGGGTTTGGGTTTTGGTTTGTCCACAAGGTCATTCTCGTATTCAACAGTCTCATACTCACCGTCTTCAGTCAGTGGGTTACCATCCTTGTCAATGCGGTTCCCCTTGTCATCAAGATAGTAACCATTTTCATCAATCCTGCGACCCTCGGTATCAATGAGTTCTTCAGGATTATTAGGGTTAACCAGACTCAGGTCATCATTAACTAGGCTGTAATCCAGTAAGAACTTATTCTCTGGCAACTTTCTCTCAAAAGAAGAATCTAAGTTATAGAGCATTCGACTTAGACTGGTGGCAGCAGCAAAAGCTATCTCGTCTGAACCCTGGTTGTTATAGTCTTCAAAGTTTTCATAGACAGGTTTGCCATTTGCGTAGAAGGTACAGTGGGCGACTAAATAGTCAAACCGAGCATTGTCGGCCAAGTTGTCAGCCGTATTCTCTTCCATAGCTATCTTATCAGTTAAAAGATCTCGTAGCTCCAGTCGTTTCTTACGAATATTAATAGCGACATCTCTACCCTCTGACAGCTTGGGCTTTCGCTTGCCATTACCGTGAGCTAGTTTTTTCTCTAGATCAATAATGTCCTTCGAGAGGGTTTTCTCTTTCTTGTCTTTAGTCTCATCCCAAATACCCCTTTTCTCCATAACCATACTCACCTCTTTCTTGGTAAGTACGCCATCTTGAATTGCTTCGTTCCAAGTACGAGACTTATACCTCTCTGCTCGTTTTAGAACGTCATTATTGGGTTGGGTAACATAGATGTCAACTTCTTTTTTGTTATCACCCTCTCCAATTTCTACCTTGCTTTCCACTTTCTTCTGAGTCATTAGTTTTCCTCGCCTTCTTTAGTTCTGACCGGTAGTACGGTCGAATATCGTAACCACTTAACCTCATATTGAGCCAACTCAGCATCAACATTACGGGCTTGTGTATTCCCCTTATCCAAAATTTCAGATCTTACCTTCTGAAATGTATCATACATCATCTTCTGTTCTGGTGACATCTCGCCGTCACCCGAGTTCCATAAGAAGGAAAAGTGTTCTTCAAGTGAGCTAAGTGCTCCAATCATTGTAGTTTCCACTTTCTTCTTCAAGATTTTAGACAGTCGCTCATTAGAGTCCTGTCTATACTTATCATCTCTTTGCACCCTGTATTCCGCCTGCTGTCTTATCAGGTCGTCATATCCCATGTCTATCTCCCTCCAGTTCCCTTAAAATTGTCAAGCTGCTGTTTCCTAATATCCAGTTGTCTGTCCTGAAAATCTAGGTCAACCGCAACGCCTTTCTTTTTAGCCGTAGCTAGTCTTTGTTTTCTTACTATGTCGCTATGAATACCATTCATAGAATGGATAGATTCTGCCTCTTTCTTTGAGTCTGTAACAATAAGGATTTCACTTGAGTTGGCGATCTTACTGTTAGAGCGTTTTTCCATCTCTGTTTTGATTTTTTCTGACTCTTGTTTTTGCCTCTGGAGGATAAACCAGCCGTCTAGCATGTCGTCATCGTTTATCACGTCTTCCGTGGGGCAATCCATTGACTCTTGTATGTTGTCATACATGTTTGACCAGATCAAGATTCCCTTTTGATCATTGGATAACTCACGGTCGTCTATGTTTTTAAAGAGGGCCGAGTGGTCTTTCATTAGCCAGCACAGACGCCAAGGGTCGTTCCGTGCTAGTTCCCTCAGTTGTGTTTCATTTAGTAGCATCCTATTGTAGTCGTAGAACAGAGAAGAAACATCAATGTTTTCACAGTCTAGCGGTTCAGAACCAACAAAGCAACATCTTTCGAAGAGAGCTAGTGACTTATCTTGTGAAGCGAGTCCCTCACAAGTTTTGCTAAACAGTTCGTTTTTCTCTGCTACCAACTCAGACTTCGAAGTCTCTCCCGCCCTGAGATACTTACGGATCATGTTTACACGACCCTCATCATTTTTACCCTCAAAGATGCCAACCTTTAGTTTGTCAAGATCTTTCTGAATACCCTCTATCTTCTCGTCTTTTTCCTCAGACCAGAGATCACGCTCCTTCATCCATTCCCACATCTCTTCTTCTGTGAAGATGCTGTCCATCTGTGCTTGTTCGTATGACTCTTTGAAGACTTCGTTTGATAGAAACTCATCTTCAATAGTTGGAGTCAAAATCTTAACCAGAATACCCTCTAACTTAATGTAGTAGACCCCTGATCTCAGTCGTGACACAAAATACTCCCGCTCATAAGAGTTCATAATTAAACCTTACAAGTGCGGGAGTAGTATGTATTCATTGATAATCCTTCCTTACATCTCGATCTCACTTGCTGTCCGAATAAAACGCTATCGCAAAACGAGATGTAGTTCCACTGACAACAAAAACTTGCCAGCACCTGTTACTTAGGGATTTGTATATCCACCGAAGACACCAGACGGGAATGTTCCAGCACCCGTGTCGTTAGCAAAACCGTTGGTGTCTACTCCAGCATTTAAAGAATCGAAGCCGAAATAACCATTCTGAAGGTCTTGAACGTCCAAGCTGTTAAAGTTAGAATAACTGTAGGTAATACTTACGTTGCCACCACCAGCATCTCCACCGCCGTATGTCATACTAGCAAGACGATTCTTACTACCAAGGTCGAAGCCATAACCACAACGCATTGTCAGGAAGATAACTTCACTACCCGTATTATTACCAGAGTCGATAGTTCCGTAAAGCGTAGGATCACCAAACTCATAGGCAGACACGAAGTCACCAGAGGTAGTGATAGCTTCGATTTCTGTACTTACTTCAATAGGAAAGTTGGCAGGACGGTAGTAAGGAGTCTTACGGCCAAGTTCCAGAACGTCTTCACGAGAGAAGTCTGTACTTGTGGAGAAGTTTTGAACGTGGATAAGTGGTGTAGTTCCAGTTATGGCATTACCATATCCACTACCAACAACCCCAGTAATACTGGCTGGAAGAATTGACGCTGAGAGCATAACATCCTCACGACGCTGAATACCACCAGAAGCAGAACCAGCAACACCAAAGGATCTTGGACTATCATTACCATCAAAGTCTGCAACGGTAGCGTCGAGGATCTTTACGTTTCCGGCAGTAAGCCATTGTTTGTTGTTACCTACTAGTGTAACAGATTCTGTAGCATTTCCTTCAACGGGGACCGTATAGGAAAGACTTGAAACAAACATACCAGAACAATAAACCTCAACTACCGCCTTACCAGAGTTAGAAGAAGAAGAAGCAATATTGTTAGCCGACTCGTCAAAAATACCAAGTCGAAGGTCACACTGTTCAGCAGCACGAGCCGCCAGACCACTATTAGCTGTTCCAGCAACTCCACTAGTAGCCATATGGTAAAGAAGTGGGTAACCGTCGAATACCTTTTCCAAGGTCACTTCAACGTCTGGAGTTCCTTCGATATTCTCGAAGATCTCAATCTGACCAAGCTCAAACGCCTGCTCTAGGTTGAAACTTGTATTAACACCTACGCTCTGAACGCCGTGGGCCATATCTCCAATAGCCAAGACATCATCACCTTGATTGGTGATTGCAACGCCCTGACAAGCGTAAAATATTCTATTGTTTGATGACATCTATATCTCTCCTGTTAAAGTGGAAGATCTCTGTTAAATTATACACAAAAGCACTAAATATTTGATTTTATGCCTTCTGTGGTGAATCGCACTACTCCACCGAACAATTCCGGTGTAGTTAGTTCCATTTCCTCAGACTTAGCCTGTTGTAGTCTGAATTTTCCTGCGTTGTATGTTTCGATGAGATCTGGATACAATAGGGCACTGGGAACAGGCGAACCACCCGCATCTAGTGGGAAAACACCAGAAGAATCTAATTTATCTCCATCGATAGAGTATACACATTTGTCACTTTGAAGTGAAACTATGTCTACCAGTTTATTCCTAGTGGACTCGTCCTCAGCTATACAATGGAACAAAACATCAGTATAAACCCACTGACCGCCCCCAATCTGGTAACCCTTGAAACCCCTTTTGGGAAGTACTTCCACCGCTATAGCGGGGAGTTGAACCCTACTTTCTGGTGGTAAATCCCATTTTCCTGTACTAACATCATAAAATCTACTGGTAGGATGATTGGTTCTAGACTGAACTTCTTTTAGCCACGGGATATTGTTTGCATAGACGACATTGATATACTTATAACTGAATTCTGCTTGAACTTTTGTGCCAGTAGGAAGGGCACTATCGAAGATAACCCTGCCATAGAAGTAGTCTACGTTGTGTGCGTATGTACCAACTCCTGAAGAGGGTTCAAATGTGTCATTAATATAAACCCCGCTAATTCCGGGGAAGTTTGCATCACTGCCCACAATTGGTGCTGGCATATTTACACCAGATACTCCACTCTGCCACACCCAGTTGCCTCTGAAACCCTCCCAGACCTGCCCAGAGACGAAGGCGTCGTTGGACGACATTCTTAACCTGCTCATATCCTGACCGTTAGGAGAGGTCTCAGCTAAGTCTACGTTGAAATAATTACCCTTCTCTAATAGTGCCCAATCCCAATACTCGACCAGTGCGTCCTGAATACTATTACTCAGGGAATAGTCGTGTACAGAGTCAAATCCTTTGAGTGGGGAATAAATTGTCATTTGAAGACATCCTGCAGGATTGAAGAGAGTTCTTTATCTCTACCTTTAAGTGCTCTTGTTATGAAATTATCCTGTTGAGATCCAGAATATTGAGGAGGAATACGCCATACTCCACCCTTTTTCATAGTACCACCGCCCGATCTACCAGAGAAATCAGGAGTGTAAGAATAACCGTAAACAATAGTCTTGGTTCCTTCCATCAAGAGCCAGTTCAGCCAGTGAAGGGGGGAACTGTCTGTAACCACAAACCCACTAGGCAAATCTAGTAGAGTTCGAAAGTTGGAAGGTTGTATGTTGAAATCCACGCCTCCACGTAGTCTACTATCTATTGGTCTTATCTTAACCTCTAGGGTAGACAATACCGCTTGGATAATTTCAGCCGACGCAATAGCACCCTGACCCATAGTTAACCCAAATTGTGCGTTTAGTTCACCGGCCACACCCTCACTTTGTAAACTCGCAATCTCTGGTTGAGAAGTAATCCAGCCCTCTAGGGCCATCTTAATTCTCTCGGAAACCCTCTTACTACTTTTATTCACGAGTTTATTCAACTCTTTAGCAATGGCTTCGTTGATCTTTTTCTCTATCTGAGAGTCAGAATCTACTAATTTGAGATTTATGGTCATGCCGCCCTCTCCCAGAAACAACCAAAGTATCTATTTTGCCTAAGACCCATAGGCCACGGTTCACCGAACATGGTAAACTTGTATTCTCTTAGGGTCTCAATATTTTGGTGGACAAGTAAGTGTTTAGCCCTCATTATCTTATCAAGATCAGTCGCAAAGAAAATGGTTTGTATGCTGTTGTCTGGGACAACTATGTTGTTACCAACCTTGACCCAGTCTTTACTATTCCAATAAACCTTGAGCTTAATAGTCTCCGTGGTCTCCACCTCTTTGTACGTCTTATTTTCCCTTTTATAGTCACCAATATGTTGTCTGTGTGCATTTATAGATTTGTTCTGAGGAATGTTGTCAAACGTATTTGAAATCTCTTCTACGTTCTCTACAAATACCAATGTGCAATCGACACCGAAGATATCGGTAATCGTAGAGTCAATGATATCATAGTACTTTGTGAAAACACTTTCTGGGATATTGATAGGCATAGTAACCCCTATTAAGATGCACCACCGCCATAGTGTTCGTCGAACCTACCACTAAGCCTAATGTCCATGACACCGGAATCAACAAATGAGTTGACTTCAGGTGTTCGAACCTGTAAAGACCCAGAACCAGTTTCGGTCACCATGACAACGAGTGATCCATTCTGAATCCCACCGCCAGAAGATTTAGCTGGTTGAACTACGTATGGATGTGCCATTTTTTACTCCAAAAGTATGATTATCTACGTTAAGTAGACAGAAAAGTTACATTAAAGTGGTTGTTGGTATTTTGTGCCAATGATAGGCACCGGCTTGTAGAATGCAAATCGCTAGACCTCGATCTGTCCCGAAGTCGTAAGTAGCAACTACACCCTCTCCCACTGGGATAATATCTCCCGCAGAATTCACGAGAGTAGTGTTAGGATACGACGTTGCGGCGAGTGTGACAGCATGTGGAAATCTCAGCCAACCTTTTTCGTTTACGATTTCGTTCGTTGCGGAATTTAGTGAGGTCGTAGCACTTAGGGTTTGAGTCTTCAGTAAGCCAGCAGCCTGACTAGAGACAATGCCGTCTGAGGAGTGTAGATTTAACAGTAGTGCAGAGTCAGTCGTTGAGTCTGGAGTGATATTTACGGTTGCCAGCAGGATATCAGAAATGGTTCTGTAGGTGTTGTTTAATTTGGCACCCACATGAAGATTTACAGGGTTCATTACGCCCTGAATAGCTTCTCCAACGTCTAGTACGTAGTCTTCATCAGCATCGCTCCAATCAGCACTATAACCAGTGAGGAACTTGCTGTTTAGAATAATAGAATCGCTGCCACTACGATTTTGACCAGCTTGTCTACCCATTAGGATATTATTATAAGTACCACTAGCACCTAAGCCAGCCCTATATCCAATGGCTACGGTGTAGTCCATATCTTGCCCTTCTTTTAGGACTTGATACCCTATCCCTACACAGTGTGCTGTACCATTATATTGACCAGAGGTATTGTATTGAGATTGATAACCAATGTATACATTACCCAAACCATCTTCAGTGAAATATCCAGCCGATGCTCCAAGGTTAACACTGTACTTAACGCCAGTAGATCCTACTCCCGCGTACTCTCCAATATTGACCATATGCTCGTTAGAGAAGTTGTTATCTTCTATCCACTTTCCTCCAGCATATTTTCCAATATTGATATTGTCTACACCAGAGTGATGATGACTACCAGCATAGTAACCCATGCTAATATCATACCCATCGACCGCACCATCTTGATATAATCCGGCCCAAGTACCTATTGATATATTGTTTACGGTTCTTCTACCCTGATTAGCTGTGAGATAGCTTCTTTGATGTCCCGCACCAACACCAATCCCGATATTGGCACTACCAGAGCAATGAACCAAACTTTTGTAACCTAAACCTATACTCAAGTTGGCGTGTGAGCCAACTCCACTCATAGCTAGATCGCCTATAGCTACTATGCCAGCCCACTGTTCTTGATCTGCTAGAGGTTCAGTCAACACATAGCTACCGATAGCAACTATACCTGAATTTGTCGAGCTACTATCGTTAGCAGCAACATTAGCAATGTTTTCGCCAATAATAACACTACCCGGACCTCCACTATATCCTATTGATAGACCTTTGTTTATAACAATAGGCGAACTACCGCTAAAGGTAACAAATCCCCCATTGGAGATACCTAGGCGTGATAAGCTACCACTACCCGCTGGGTCCATGATGTAGTTACTGTTTTGTTGAATAAGACCACTAGTTGCACCGCCTAGCGTTATTAGATCAACCTGACCGGATGCGTAAGCGGCAATACCACTAACACCACTGACGGAAATGGGACCATTCTCATTTGACAAGAACCCTGTATTGGTGTCTATTCCTGCTTGAAGTACACCAGAAAGACCGCTGGCACCGATCCGGAATGTATTGCTGGCAGCATCATACTCAGCACGTACACCACTTACGCCGCTGATCGTTACCGTCTCAGTGCTTGTGATGATATCGTCTGCAACATCACCATTGGTAACGTTGAATGTGTAGTTTGAAGAAGGGTCGTATCCAATAGAATAAAGGCCAGAGCTATTCGTACCATCTGTTAGGTCGGTGAAGTCTATATGTATACCACTAACTCCAGAGAACGCTATAACAGAGTCCTTCTCCATTAGCTTCAATGAGTTGTTACCAGCATCAACCCCACTAGCCATTGAGTAGAACTGGAAGTTTGAAGCTGTAATTTGGTTTTGAAGAACACCCGAAAGATTACCAGCATCAACTATTATTTGTCTGTTACCAGAATCAATTTGTGTATCTACGTGAATACCGCTAAACAAAACGGTTTGACCAGTAGTAATCTCAACGCCAGAGTCAGCAGTGTCATCAATTTGACTGCGAAGATCAAAGCTGGAAAATCCACCACCAACAGATACAGCAACGCCATTAAACTTCAGTGTTCCAGCGTCGTTATACAGGCGGTTAGTAGTAGTATTCATCCAATCTGCTGGAGTTATAGCTTCTAGTAGTAGACCACCACTAGGGTTCATACATCCACTGGTGATGACATCTCCACTGTTTGTGATGTGGTAGAACGTGGTAGCGTCACCAGATTGCAACTGCATATAAGGAGTAGAGCTACCAGACGCTGGATGACGTACGATAAACGCTGCGTCATCATTTTCCTTAGGTGTTACAAAGACGGTCGCTCCCGGAGAAGCATCCGATGGGTTACCAAACCCAACCTTACCACCATAAATATCTCCAACGATAGTATTACCTATGTTGATCTTACCGCTAGCCTCTGTTCCCAGAAAACTAGCCGCCGCTCCAGAACCAATGATCTCAATGTTTTCATTACCAGAGACGGCTACACCAGCGTTATTACCTATGTAGATATTGTTGGTACCACTAGCAGACTCAGCAGCGTCAGTACCAATACCTACTACGTCGATGAGATTAAGGCCAGATCGTCCAGCACGCTCACCTATAAAGTTAGACTGGTCTATACCTGAAGCATACATTAGGGTCTTATTACCTAGTGCCACAGAGTTTTGAACTCCAGACGCTTCTCTAGCGACTGAACTACCCAAACCAATCAACTCTTGTAGAGCCGCAGATCCACTAGCTGACTGAACACCTATAAGATAACAATTAGTAAGACCCGCTGATTCACTCGCAGAATCTCTACCAGCCGCAAATACGTCGGTTAGATTGGACGAGTTGTATGTGGAGCGGAGGTCTACAGCTACTACGTTAGTAAGTACTGACGCACCATTAGCTGAGTCCGTACCTACAGCTATTACATTAGCCAGCCCAGAGGCACCCTGAGCAACACCAACACCAATAGCTGAAACAGAACTTGAATCCAACAGTCCACTACCAGCACCACTACCTAAGACCTGAGAAGCGGCAACCCCTGTAGCAAAAGCGAGAGCTTGTGTTCCCACTCCTACGGAGTCATCAATATCATAACCGCCGTCGCCAGCATGGAGACCAGCAATGACAACTCCAGACATTAACTGGGAGTTGAATCCTGCGAAGTGACCAATAAGTACACCATCAGAAATACCACTAACACCAAAACCAGCATAGTCACCAACTCCTACTAAATGGTAGTTCTCAGTCGAATTGCCCTCATCAGTACCAGCTTGTGTACCAATTCTAATTAAACCATCAGTGAATATCAGTTGGTTAAAATAACCAGATTGAGAACCGAGAGTACCACGGGCGTCTAAGTTATAATTAGGTGAATCCGTAGAGGCATCACCACCAACCAGTAGGCGATTATTGTTGTAATCAAAGAGAATACCGCTATCATACGTGACGCTACCACTGCCAGCATAAATAGCGACCATTCCTAATGTGAAGTTATTAGGGGTAATGTTAGCGGTCTGACCGTCCAGACCAACATTCTTCTGTAGAACAAAGTTTCCACTAGTAGTAAGAGCGGCTAGTGGAATATCGTCGATATTCAAAAGTCGGAACGAGGGGTCATCTGGAGAACATGGTGGAGTACCACAGTGGTTTACCGTAGGACCAGCGAACACGGTCCCCGGAGTTTGTTTAGCCAGACCAATATATTGATCTACAATACCACTTAGTTCGATCACTCCGTTAGAGGCATTGCCCAATTCATTCCTTAGGAAAGGTTCAAGCTGCTTACCACCAGAAGCCGTAGCACCAGTGTGCGTAAGCTGACCACCAGAGAACATAATGCCAGATCCGCCCTCTACAATACCAGAAACCCTTATAATAGAGTAAGCTCTTTCACCACCGATATCTAGGGCATATTGGGGAGCCGTCTGACTTATACCTAGGCGGTTATTAACATCATCCCAAACCATGTCATCTGTATGATTGATGATCTGCTCGTTACGCCAGAACGCAAGTCCACTATGCTTAGGTTCAGATATATCACCATCAAGACCATAACCGTTATAAACAGAGGTTTTGCCGGGGTATGTAACGAAAACCTCTTTTAGACCTGTTGTCCAGCTAATAGGGCTACGTGCCGTTTCGTAGTCAGTTCCACTAACTCCACCGTGAAGCTGAGTAGCGTGACCCTGATGATCGGTAGGCATATAGAATGTTGTACCGGGATCTCCAGAGAACGTGTGCTCCATAACACCTGCGTATGGACCATCAGTATATCCAACACCACTGATTGCAGCCGACCGTGTTAAGTAAAGAGGGTAAAAGTAACCACTTGTACCAGCGGTTGGACCGGAATCACTACTGCCATTAAGGAAGTAGGGTCCAGAGTTAATGGTAGAGCTACGAAAGGGATTACGTGTAAGAACACGATCACTACCGCTTTTCTCGTAAATACCAGAACCAATTTCATACTGGACACCATCTGTCATGGCGTAGAATACTACGTCACCAGAAGCGTAGAAATCACCAAACCCACTAAAACTACTGACGGCACCGTCGAGTACGATAGACCCTGTGCCAGTTGTTCTAGATAGTTCTTTTACCCTATCTGCTAAGAAGAAAGTGGACATATTTACCCTCTGTTATTTTAAAGCCCGATCATTGTAGGCGGAGTGCCGGAAGTTTCTGATGGTGAGTAGCCATATACGACCAAGTCACATCTTTCAGAATCTACATAGTCACCATTCTCATTTTTGATAACGTATGTTATAGTTCTCTTGGTTGACCCATCATCCGGGCCAGCGTTACCTTCGCGTAGAACAAGACCCACCGTGTTTACTGAGAAGTCTTCCTGACTACCGCTAGCCGTTGTGGCATTAGCAGAACCAATGGCAACATATGAGTTAGCATCGAAAACACCAGAGGTAAATGTCAACTTTAGCTTACCCTGAGCTAGACGTTCAATACTTTCAATATTGTGCCAAGATCTCACAACGGGGACATTCCCTACTCCACTAGCGTCAAAAGTACACCAAGCCTTGGCAACACCCTTAGCAGTATTTGGAATAATAGAATTATCCCTCATAAACTTGATATTACCAGAAGTGTTGATATCCTGCTCTGTAGCCGTGCCGTTGGTCTGAACAAATTGAAACCCAACATTGGCAATACCAGATGTATTAATCCACCGTTGATCAGTAGCCATATTTCCAAGCAATGCGTTACCACGAGCAGCATCTACACCGAGACGGTTGTAGTACTGAGTATGAGTATCATTGCTCAGGTTAAGTAGATTATCATGATCGATACCTGCGTCTCCAAGCCACGGCTCAGTTTGTCGCTGAGTTCTCTTAGCCACGTCTGTAGCGTTGGGGAAAAACACCCCAGAATCGATAATCAGATCACCATAACTAGCACTAGAAGATGGAGAAGAAGAATCCGCACTACTAACCTTTACAGAGTTAAAGAACGGAAATTCCACCTCAGTGTCGCCACTAGCTACAACCTTATTGATAGAGAACGCAATGTCCTCCATATTATGACGCACATCATATGCGGAAATACCCCCAGCGTTATTATCTGCAAGGTCTGCACTGATGCTCGCTATTAAATCGCCTGAACTTAATTGGCTAGGCATTTATCTCTCCCTTAATAATCGAAGAATCCGCCGGTGCCCCTGTGACCACCAGTGCTACTTCCTGAAACGTTGTCTGAACCGGGACTGTAAGGACCAAGGATAGCTTGTCCCGCAATACTACTACCTGCTCGATATTCCATTTCCGCCCTCTCGTACTTTTCGCACAAGTCTTTATAGAGAACGGTAAGGGTGTTAGTTACTCCACGTAGGTCAATAGCAGAGGGGCCATCTTTGATAGAGATAGCATTTCCTGACTCACTACGTATTTGACTACCCACGATGATACACGCCGCACGTAAGCAAATGAGAGTAATAAAAGCATGATCTTCTGTTTCCACGGTTGGGTCTGGACTTAGAGTGCAATTTTCAACATTTACACTGTAAGTCTTACCAAACTCGACAGTCATTTGTGTTAACTGTGCAGCTACCAATATCGTTGTTTCAATACGATGGGGCGAAAAAGTATAACTATCGGAGTCGATATCATCTATGAGATATCGCACAATAGTGCTCATTTGACCTTGCCAAGACATATTTTACCCCTATAGATTACATTCTACCCTAAAAGTAGACAAACTGGTAGAGTGAGTGGCTCCACTAAGAAGCCCCACTTTTCCCTGAATCTTGTAAGATCCAGCTACATCTAGATCCCCAGCTATAGTCGCATAGTACATTTTACCGTCCGTACCATCAGTATATAGCACCCCAGTACGACTTAGAACAGTGGAATCTGGCTTCCTGATAAAAATTGACAAACTAGTTGCTGTAGAAATATCAACCACCGTACCACAGTCTGTGACCGTAATAAGTAGCTTAGTTCCCACATCTTCTGCATGAATATTACAAGCCATTTTTCACCCTACGTAAAGTCTTTCTGGGTCTCAATCTTGAGTGTTTCATCTAGTACGGTTTTGATAATACCCGAATATGCCACCTGATCACCATTTAGCATCATCTGCCATTGGGTAGATAGGGGTAATTCAGACCAAGTTGCTCCTCCGTAAATCATGATATAACCCTCTTTCTCAAGGTTTTACTTTTACCACTCATAAGTAATATACACAATTTAGAGGTTTGACCCTTAAATAGGAGAAAGGTCTCCCTCTGAGGGTCTAACCATCTCATTTATACTGGGTCTATCACTACGGCGTCTAAGATAGCCTGAGTGCTAGCGGCGGTGCTCTCGGTAACAGCACTTACTGCTTGCTTTTTGTTGTATCCTGCTAATATCTGCTCGACGTAAAGTCTAATCCTTTTTGCCGTAAAATCCTCCTTAGTCACTGGATTAGGTATTGTCGCCTCTGCATCAGCAGGGTCTTCAACGGTTTCGGGTCGGTTGTACGCATCAGAAAATGCGTCGTGGATGATGCTCGTCACGCCATCGGGTACGTCCAATGATCGTGAGTAAGCTCCAAAAGTAAGTGTAATTCGTTCAGCCATTGTAATTCTCCAAAAGTTAAAAAGGTTGTTGTTAGTGAGTTTGTCCCATTAGCATTTTAACGGCGTCTCCAAAGAGATTGGCTGTGATTATGGGGCAGTCGAAGTAGTTTCGTGTTGAGGCTAGGGCTTTTATTTCGTCGAGGGATAGGGCACGGTCCCAGACGTAAACGTCATCGATATCACCATCAAAATACCTACTGGCTTGTGGTCCTGAATTATTGAAATTTATATTCCCAATATAATCGTTCCCATTTGCCACTACTCCACCAGAACAAGAGTGACTATCTATCGTCCCTACTTGAACTCCGTCCAAATACCGCGTGATATTAGAGGCGTCAACTACAGCCGCAACAAAAGACCAGGAACCTGTTGGAACTACTGTTCCGTCATTAGTAGAATCGCCGCAAAGGGTGCTTCCGTCTCCAAATTGCACATCAATTGAGCCTGCCGGACTTGCCCTGAGGAACATGTAGTAAGATTCAGTGGCTGCACTGTTAGAGTTGCCGAATATGTATCCATTGTTGGTAAATGAATCTGGCCTAACCCACGCAGCTAACGTAAATGTAGAAGCCCCATCCAGTATTTTTGCACCAAAGAGGGCATAGTCATCACTCCCATCAAAGTCCAACGCCCTCGTACCACCCTCACTCGTATCAGCAACCCAGTCGCCAGTCGTCATATTTGTAAGTGTTCCGACATTACCATTCCCGCTGAAATCCATAGCGTTCAGAGTTGCATTGCCCCAATCATCATAACTGGGTACTATTGATAGGACTGAGCCTTTAGTGTTTGGGACTTCAACTTCAGCTTCTGATGCGAGGAATGCGACTTCGGCAGCGGTGAGGGCACGGTCGAAGACGCGACAATCTTTCATAGAGCCACGGAAAGGGATTGTATTGATCCTCGACGCCCCAAAGTTATTGTATGTAGGACTTCCAGAAGTTACGGCGAATGTTCCAATAGAAGAGTCTGATCCAACAAGCACCCCATTGACATACAAATCGAACCTATCACTTTCAGTAGCCGTCACAGCTATATGTATCCAATCGGTGACAGTGTAGGCGTCTGTAGTTACTGCCGTTGAGCCTGACGCATGGACTAACCCCTGTATCCGGTTGGCAGTTCCCCCCTGGTTTACTATCAGCGATATGAAGACATCGTTCGTGTTGTATGCGAACGCTCTGTATTCTGCGGCTGTGTCGTCGGCTTTACACCAAAGCGAAACTGATAGGTCTGTCACACCAGTGGGCAACGTCTGATCGGGGAAGTTCACATAGTCATCCACCCCGTCAAAAACGATCTCATCACTCTCACCGACATAAGCCCCATTGGTCAGAGTGCCATGGTTTCCGTTGCCGGATTCATCGCTGATATCGTTGTTGTAGAGGGTGTTAATCTGAGCCGTAGTGGACCCTGTTTGCATAATCCTGATGTCGTCCACTTCGCCGTCTACTCGGTTTGCAGAATGATTCGCTGCGTACTTCCCTATCAATAGTGGGTTCACCGTGTTGCCAATTGTTGCTGATGAGGTAGCTGATCCAAACTGAACCCCATCCATCCACCCAGACACTGCTGTGCCAACTCTAGTAATCAGAAAATGATACCATTGACCTGTATTCAATGCTGTAAGTGATACGAGATTGTCTTGCAGAACGAATGAACCATTTGAGGTCAGCGTAAATCCACGACCCGTCCCGAACTCCACCCAAAATCCAAAGTTTGCATTGGAATCTGTAGTTGTTGATATGACGTTTTGGTAGTTAATGTAAGAATTAAATTTAACCCTGACAGATATGGTGAAATCACCAGCAAACGTCCAGTCGGTTTCGGGGACGGAGATGTGATCATCCGTACCATCGAATACGAACTTCCCATCCGTCACTCCCATACCGCCGTTATAAGTTCCATCATTCCCCATCGGACTCTGATCGGTCACGCCCGTTTTACCATCCAGTTGAAGGACAGTATCCGGCAGTACACCTACATCGTGGCGGGACATGTTCAATGCAAGGACTTCGCCGCCGAGTAATCCGACTGGGCGATAACCTCTGACGCCTTTGTTGTACTGGAGGGCTACTTCGCCTGCTGAGAGGGCACGGTCGAGGATTCGGATGTCGTCAAGTTCGCCGTCTAAATACCCGCCTCCGCCTCGGCTACCGTCGCCGATAAGTGAGTCTAAGGCGGCGTTGACACGTGATGTTTGACTCACTGAACCCTCTAATACTCCATTCACATATAAATCCCGCGTAACCCCATCGTAGACACAGCACACGTGATACCACGTGTCCGCAACGGCCACCGTAGTGGAATAGGTAGCAGCGTAACCGTCTATTTCAAATCGGAATTTGTTGTTATTACTTAGCCATAGCAGTGAACCAGAAAGACTATGCCACTGGTCAACGATTCCCTGATAGGAGGATGTGACGACATCAAACTTGACCCAGCATGACACTGAGAACGAACCAGTACCCGAGATTACTTCCCCGCAGTCGATATAGTCATCCGTACCATTAAACACGAATTCCGTATCAGTAGAATTCGCCGCGATATCGGTCCCAGTGAACGTCCCGTAGTTCCCGTGGTTCGATAAATCGCGTTCGCCCGAATCGGCTTGCAGGTGCAGTACCGTATCGGCTATCTGGCGTGTCGGTAATGCTGGCTCGTAGCCGGGAACACCTTCGTAGAGGGTGAGGACTTGTGCGGCGGTGATGGCTACATCAAACATTCGGAAGTCTCTGATGGAGCCGTTTAAGTAAAACCCTGTCCCATTTGACGCTGCACCAATTATACCCTCACCTGTGGGCACATAATACGTCTGAGACCCACTGGCTTCTTCCACTCCATCGATGTAGAGCTTAGAAGTCGTTCCGTTGTTTGTTGCGGCTATGTGGTATTCTGTACCGGCAGAAAGAATGGTTGTTCCATTTATGACGGAAATGTTGTTAAACAACACCCCTACTTTTCCAGAGGCCTCAATTCTAATTTGATGTCCATTCCCCCCAGGAACCAAAGCGTAAGGCAGCACTAGCGAACCTATCGACGCAGGGGTGAGGTGCATTGAAATCGTTATTTCGCTTGCAGCAGTGGGGGCGGTCACCCGAACATAATCATCCGTCCCATCAAACACATACCGACGACCAACAACCCCCATCCCACCGTTGTATGCCGCTGGATCCTGCGTTCCACTCTGATCAACTAATCCCGTCTCGGGTCTCAGGTGCAAGACAGTCCCAGCGATATCTGGACGGGCAGTGGCGTTGAAGAGTTCTCGAATTTCAGTAACTGTGATGGCCCTTGGGATTATGCGAACGTCTTTGATGGAGCCTGTCCACCATCGGTCTAAGTGAGTGCCGCCAATTTCCAAGTCTCCCGAATTGGTTCCATAAGCTCCCGCCGCAACACCCGATGCAGTTGCAACCGAAACCGCATCTATATAGGTGGTCAAAGTAGCAGAAACAGCATCGTAAACTCCAGTGACAAAATGCCATGCCCCGTCACTGACATCACCACCAGTTGCTGTAGACGTAGCTGAGGCTGCGTTACGTGTTTGCAATCCAATCGCTCCAGCCCCATCTATCAACAACATCCACCACGGGTTAACCTGCCCCGCAGTCCCATACCCTTTTACTAAGATTGACGACGCGAAAGGTGGTAGTGCTGTTACCTTTATCCACGCACTCGATGTGAAACTTTCACCTGATGCAAACTCACCAACATTTGGAACATTTATGTAGTCTCCCACACCTTCAAACAAGAATGCCTCATCAGTGACACCCATCCCTCCTTGATATGTACCATCATTCCCATAGTTCGTCTGATCGGTCACGCCGGTAGAGGCCCTCAGATTGAGGACCGTGTCTTTGAGTTGACGTGTTTCTGAACAGATTGTCGTAAGAGGTGGAACAACTGGTGCAACTGGTGCAACTAGCAAGGAAGGGTCGAAATAGTTTCGTGTGCTTGCGAGTGCTTTGATTTCGTCGAGGGATAGGGCACGGTCCCAGACGTAAACGTCATCGAGGTCTGCGTTTGCATATTGTCCGGGAGTGTCGCCCCCTCCCAGCCATAAACCGGCATTCTGATTCGAAACGGTGTTCAAAGCGGAAGCAAGTAGTACCCCATCAACATACATATCGGTTCCACTGGAAACCCCGTTGCGGAACACAAAGCAAGCATGATGCCAGATGTCGTCAGTGTAGGATGAGCCGCTACCTCTCCATGATCCTCCGGTCCAATCATAGAACCCTAGCTCATTACCATTAAAGAATATCCCATATGCTAATTTCTTAACAATGACGCCTCGATACCCCGCTCCAGCCCCCGCTGTCTTAAACCAAAACGTAACAGTAGGAGAATTAGAATCAGCAGTAGATGAATCAACTATATCCACATAATCATTCGTCCCATCAAAATCCAAAGCCCGCGTACCGCCGCTATCCGTATCCGCAATCCAGTCGCCAGTCGTCATGTTTGTAAGTGTTCCGACATTCCCGCCGCCACTGAAGTCCAGAGCGTTCAGAGTTGCGTTTCCCCAATCGTCATAGCTCGGAACGATTGATAGGGCTGAGCCTTTAGTGTTTGGGACTTCAACTTCAACTTCTGAACCTAAAAATAGTCTCTCAGCTTCTACTAATGAACGGTCAAACCACCGGACATCCTCCATTGATCCTACTAGTCCAAACGACGTAGTTTTGTAGCTTCCAAAATACAGAGGAACAGTTCCCCAGTTTGTAGTAGTTGAAATATTAAGAACTACGTGAACCCTTTGATCCACAGGTATAGCGTCGAATACGGCATCTCTATTCGGATTATAACCTATATTCACCCCATCTACGTACATACTGTAGTTGGCTCCATTTTGACTGGCAGACGCACTTCCGTCTAAACCAAGGCCAACGTAGTAAACACTGCTAGACACTAAACAAAACCCAGCAGTACTTGTTCGTGTGATCCACGCAGAGAACGCATAGCTTCCCCATACTGACGTGTTTGGTATGGTTATATTGTCAGTTCCCCCTTCAAATACAATGTCGTTGTTTTCTCCGACATAGACTCCGTTATTCATAGAAGCGTCGTTACCGTTTCCGGATTCATCGCTGATGTCGTTGTTGTAGAGTGAGAGGACTTCAGCGGCGGAAAGGGCACGGTCTAGGATTCGGATGTCGTCTACAGTTCCTATATGTGCAGAATTCGTAGAGTTGTCATCTCCCACAGTGACTTGCCCTGTAGGCGTGATTGGGGCAGTCGGCGTCGACGAAAGCACTGAACTGCCGTCTTTGTAAATCGTTAATGTAGTGCCATCCCATGTGGCTACGATGTGTGTGTCTACTCCTGCTGTGTATGACGAAGCAGAGTCATTCCATGCTACGCCGCCAAACAGAACAGAGATCCGACCCGTCACGTTTCCACTAGAAGCGATTCCAAACCCATTCGATCCGCCATCACCAACATACAAAGCTAGTCGTCTGTTTGCCGACAGGTTGTCACTGTTGATTCGAGCAGCAAGTGTCCACGATGTGGGGGTGACGATAGGGCATGAGATATTGTCATCTGTCCCATCAAACACAAACTTGCCGTCTGTGACCCCCATACCGCCGTTATAAGTTCCATCATTACCCGCAGGACTCTGGTCTGCAATTCCAGTCTTGCCATCCAGTTGCAGTACAGTACCGGGCAACACTCCAACATCGTGACGTGATGGATGCAGGGCCAAAACTTCGCCGCCGAGTAATCCAACTGGGCGATAACCTCTGACGCCTTTGTTGAATAGCAGGGCGATTTCGCCTGCGGAGAGGGCACGGGAAATTATTCGTGCGTCGTCAATGGAGCCGTCAAATTGCTGAAGTCTTCCCGTACTCCAATAAATATCACCGATGGATATGTTGTCCAGCCCCGTTAGTGCTGACTGCGATGTTGTGTCGGTGGATATCAATGCCCCATCAACGTAGATCGACCGGGAGGCATTAGAGGTAAAGACGGCAGCAAGATGATACCAGACGCCTGTACTTAAAGCCCCTCCACTAGCTTGAGCACCGGACGTATCATAATGCTGTGCCACGATGTTGCCTGATTCATACGCCAAACTTAGGACGTTGGCGTTTGTGTTCCCGGCGTTTAACGTGATAATCCGTCTAATGCCAGACCAGCTATCAGCCTTCACCCATGCGGAAAACGTACACCCAACGTCGGTGACTGCTGCCGGGCAGTCGACATAATCATCCGTCCCATTAAACACGAATTCAGTATCCGTGCTGTCCGCTGCAACATTGGTTCCCGTGAACGTCCCATAGTTGCAGTGGTTGCTCAAATCCCGCTCACCACTTGCAGCCTCAAGATGCAGAACCGTACCAGGAATCTGTCTCACTGGTAGAGGGGGTTCATAGCCGGGAACACCTTCGTAGAGGGATAAGACTTGTGCGGCGGTGAGTTCTACATTGAACACCCTAACTTCGCCTACAGCTCCCGTAAAATATCTCGCGGGGCTGTTGTTGCCGCCTATCGTAAGTGGACTCGATGGGTTCGATCCTATTGCACCCGGCCCACCTCCTGATTCAGTTAGGGCAACGCTCACCCCGTTCACATAGATTGCATTCGTTGCACCGTCAGTGCCGTGAGTTATAACTACGTGGTTCCACACGTCCTTTGTAAGTTCTGCCGATGTAGTTACCGTGAACGCACTTGCACCGGTTCCGAACGCTAGTTTAGTCGAGGCTGTATCTACAATTTCCACCCACCACCCATAGCTTCCGCTATTCCACTTCGTAATCACGTCTCTGTAAGTCGCGGATTGAGTTGCTGGCTTGACCCAAAACGCTATTGACATATCAGTCAAAGCGTCAGCCACGTTGCCGCAGTCTATGTAATCACCAGTACCATCAAACTCGTAACGACGCCCAACAACCGCAGCATCACCTTCATAGCTCCCCGGATCCTGCGTTCCCGACTGATCAACTAATCCCGTCTCAGGTCTCAGGTGTAATACAGTCCCAGCGATATCTGGACGGGCAGTGGCGTTGTAGAGTTCTCGTATTTCGGTGAGGGTGATAGCTCGGGAGATGATTTGAGGATCTCTAACAGCCCCGTCAAGGAATCGATCTATTGTGCCCGATACAAACCCCGCACCAATGGTCACATTTGCTGTGGTGCTTTGGGGAGCGGTTGACTCGACTGCCGTAGCTACCTGTTCGCCATCGACGTATAGCGTCCAATTAGCCCCGTCGTACACTCCAACTATGTGATACCACTGACCTGTACCGATGTTTAGATTATGAGTCCACACAACCCCTTTAAATGCCGATCCAGTCCAAGTGAACCAACGAAGTTCACCAGTCGAGGTAAATCCAAGATGGAAACCTTCCGGTGCCGATAGACCTCCTTTAGCGACTATGACTGAGCGAGTATCGCCAGATGGAGGAGGAAGTGCATCCACTCTAACAAAAGCAGAAACGGTAAGATTGCCTGTGATGTCTAGCGAATCATCGTTGCCACAATCTATGTAGTCGTTTGTACCATCGAATTCAAAAGCGTCATCAACAACGGAAGCTCCATTAGTGTACGTACCATCATTGCCGTAATTCGACTGATCGGTCACGCCGGTAGCGGCCTGTAGACGGAGTACAGTGTCTTTGAGGTTACGTGTTTCTGATAAGATCGTCAATGTTACGCTCCATTCCCATCTACACTGGCGAGAAGTTCATCTGCCCTAGTTTGCCATTCAGCAGCAGTAGTGCCCTCAAATGATGACAAATTGACCATCACGTTATGGTGTTTTTCTGACACGGGAAAAAAGATAGCATTCGCCGCTCCAGTTTCGCTGGTGTATGTCGCTTTCGCCGCTGTTGTCGCAGCCTGAAATGTGGCATTAGCCGCATCTAAAGCGATCCGCGAGGCTTCCTCTTCAGTGGCGAGGGCAGAATTTGCTACCCCAGTCTGACTTGTATACGTATCATTTGCGACGGTTGTAGCAGCTTGAAATATAACACTGGCCGCATCAACAGTAGTCTGCGAGATTGCCTCTGTGTCACGTACAATCCACGCGATCTCAAAGTCAAGGGCCGTAGTAGTATCGGGGACACCCTCCTTGTTGGCTGGAGATACATGAGTAATCCCAAGGGCGAGGATTGCTGCCAGTTGATCCGCTGACCATGCTGCACCAAGTTCCGTGATCGTCGCCTGTCGGTCTGCCTGATACAGTTGAAGCTGACTATTGCCTAAAGCGTTCTGGGCGAGTTTTAATTCCCCCAAACCCGCAGCACCTACGGCGTCTCCCGCAGCCCGTGCCGCCTCTTTATCGGCAATGGCTCCGTCCAGAGTGTCAGCAAATGCACGTCGTGCAACAAGTCCCTCTGCCTCTCCCAAAGCAGCGGACAGCCTATCTCCTATCAATGATAGGGAGTACCGCGTCTGGTCTTCTACTACAATGGTCTTGGCGTGAGCCGCAGTAGCGACCGCAGCAAAATCACCTGCGTCGGCAGTCGCCGTGAGGTCGTATTCAGTAATTAGATTAACTAATTGATGTTGTTCCATATTCATATCTAAATCTCCAGTTAAGCGGCAACGTCAGTTGCAGCGAGATACATAACGGCTCCATCATATCGCCACGTAACGATACGAATGGCTGAGACGGCATCAGAACTCCATGTGGGTTCTGTTCCCATCCATTTGAAAGTGCCTGCACTGACTGCCCATGTAATATCACGGGATGTCGTCGCATGTTGTTCTATGATTAGTGTCCCGGCTGCAGATCCACTTGGAACCGTGAGCGTTACCGTCGTATCACCAGTTGTCGAGGTTAGGTCCAACGTCTGGTGATTGTTATCGTCCAGTGTGATTGTCTGCGTTGTGCCAGTTGGCAGTGAAGTGACTTCGGTAGCCTGGTGGATGGCTTGGATTTCGCCAGTTGCAAATCTCAATTCTCCGGTCTTGTCGGAAGCAGTGCCGTTCCCTAGTGCGACGATGCCCGAGGATATCTCTGTAAACGCGGTAACGATTGACCCGGACGCCTGTGCCGTACTCGACCAGCCAATCCTCGCACCGGTCGTCGTAATAATTCGATCATTACCAAGCACAGTCGCGTCGGCGTTGTTCGCCCTGACTGTGATCCGGCCTGAGACGTTTTTGAATCCGTACCAGTCTTTCCCGTCGGGCCGGTCAAAGTACAATCCGCCGCCAACGTGCAAGCCTTTGGTGAATTGGAATCGGTCAGTCGATTCATCCCAGTGCAGTAACGGACTGCCAGTGACGTTGACTTGTAGCAAATTGATGTCCGCGTCTGTGCCGTCGCCTACGGTCATTAGGCCGGTCGGTGAGACTAGCAGCACGTCATTGCTGCCGTTGTTGAATACTCCGAGTGAAGCAGTCTGGCCGACAGAACCTGTTGCAGTGATTGGGATCGTTCCGATAGCATCGGCAACCGCCGAGATTCCATACTCAGCATCAAACACGCCTGTCGTCTTGTGAAACCCTCCGCGTCGAGTGTTGTTTGTTGAGAACACGACATTGTGAGCAGAGAAGCTACCAAAGATCATGGCGTCTTCGGTGGACCCTAATTGTGTGGAACTCCAGTATTCAAGTGCTCCACAAAAACCGGAAATCGATTGCCCTAGACATCTCCACCCAGCCCAGCCGCCGGAAGTGTGTGATCTTATCTCTGCGGCATATTCGTATGCAGTCAGCGAGTTGTTGACATTCAGTTGCCCGACAAAGTTTCCGTCTGTGGCATCGACTGTACCTACGTCATCGACGCTGAAGACACTGGAAGCATCAGTCTGAAGATCCAACAGCAGCGAAGTGCCGGGAGATGCGGTATCAGTCTTTGATACCAGCAACCCCGTATCATCGCCGCTGGTCAACTTGTTCGTGGTGTAAGCAAGCGTGTTAGCAACCTCATTTCCGGTTGCTGCAGATAGTGTCCAGCTTGAAGCAACCGCACCTACGGTAAGAGTCAGTGACGGGTCAATTCTCGCTTCACCTGCTAACGATGCAATTTGATACCCAATTGCGATTGTGTTCGCCACTGCGGTGACGTCGTATCCTATTCCTACCGATTTCTCACCTAATGATAATGAGTAGCCGATCCCTGTAGCACGTCCATTAGTGCATGTACCAAATGCTCCTACTATTGTATTTGATCCAAAGGGATGCCCTGTTGTGCCTTTCCCAATGATTGTTTCACCGCCACCTGTTGTTGTGGCTCCCGCTCCTACAACTACTGTTCCAGTTGTCCCTGAAGAAGCAGAAGCACCATCACCGAATACTTCATTGTTTGTGCTGCCCTGATTATTACTGAAGTCGCCTATCTCAGTAATGCGGGCCGCGTCACCAGCAGTGACACCGTCCGGAACCCATTCGGTGATATTGGCTGTCTGCCCTGCTGCTCCTGTGAAGGTTGCGACAACATCGGTGATTGCCGAAGCCGTCACCTGAATTCCATAGCCGTCCTGAGCAATAGTGGCAACTACCGTGGTCGTGTCTTTACCGATGTCGATGCCGCCGGATGTGTTGCGTCCTATCCATTCATCCGGGGTATTGATATCTGCATCAGTGCAAAACTGCACGTTCACACTTTTGTTGAATCGTACCTTCTCACCTAGCCCTACTAAATTCTGACTTGAGGCATCTCTGACTTCAAACCCGTAATTTATACTAGCGGATGATCCAAACCAGTGGAATGATCCCTGTTGAATCTTGAGTCTGTCGGCTGTCACTAGTCCGTTGTCGTCAATTGATGCTTTAGAAGCCCCGCCAACTTGACAGTCAAGCAGCAACGAAGTTCCGGGACTCGCAGTGTCAGTCTTACTAATCAGCAGGCCAGTATCGTCGCCTGAAGTCAACTTGTTGGTCGTGTAGCTGAGCGTGTTGGCTATCTCGTTACCTGTTGCGTCACCCATTGTGGACGTTGCAGAGATGTAACTAGCATTAAGTCCGGCCAGCGTAAGATTTCCGTCAATCGCTCCGGCTGCTCCCGTACCTAGTCCCATTGATCCGGCAGCCAATCGGCTGATAGCTACGTCTAAGGTGACTGCTGACGTGAAAAGGTTGGCGTTGTCCGAAAATCCGAACGGCTTATCCATCGCGGTCCCTACGCCATTGTTTCCCGCGAAAAAAGAAGGGAACACGGCTCCTAACACTACGCCGTTTCCTACACTGCCTGCCATCCCTCTGCCACGAATGAACCCATCATTACTCAACTTGATAGTGGTGTCGCCGTTCGAGTCGTAAATCCGGACCTTATCCCCAGCAGAACCTCCATCGCTTGTGATGTTGAGGAAGTTCCCAGTCTGACCAGCCGCAAGATTCGCAGTAATCGGAACGTCGGTGATTGCACTTGCATTAACCGTCAACGATTGTTCAATGTTCGTGAAGTCTTCGAGGTTGATCCCATTGTTACCCGCGTACAACCATGTCCCGAACTGGTTCGCACTGAATACGTTTGACTCCTTCACCTGTATTTGTGCGTAATGTGTGCCAGCGTCCCCCGACTTCCCTGCAACAAGTCGGGCCGTCTTACTCGTTCCCGTGGAGGTCAATATGAAATGTTTAGTGGTCTCATGGATACCGTTGGAACCAAGAAAGAGGTTGTCGCCCCCGGAGCCTCCGTCGTTGTTGATGTCGAGAATGTGCCCGGTGTGACCACTGGCAAGAGTTATCGTTGCGGGAATGTCCGCTGCATCAGTAGCAGTTAAGGCCGTCGTCCTTGCAGTGATGTTACCTGTCACGGCTACGCCATCTGTTGAATTCCCAAGTGTCAACAGTCCATCAGGTACTATGGAAATAGGGGCAGACGATGATGGCGTCGAAATCGTGATTCCGGCTGATGAGCCTCCAGTTATCGAGAACCATCCGTTACCAAGAATCGTAGACGAACCTGTTACGTCAAAATTGCCCGTGACTTTTGAGCGTCCTGCCGATGGCTGAGATACCCCGCCTATATGTGCTTGGCCGTTCGCAAAAAACCTATGACTTCCAGCAATCTCCGTTGCTCCGTCTGCTTCCACCTTAAACACATCACCCGCCGACGTGCCTGTTGTTGAGATCTGAAAAGCATTCGCCGATTGTGCTGCTGCTAGTTCGAGGCTTAGTGGGATGTCGGTGGCTGCGGGTGCTGTTACGTCGAGCAGACCGGCTTGGAATGTGCCGAGGGTGGTGCCGTTCCAGACCTTGACAGCATTCGCCGCATCACGGGAAAGCCTTGTGTCGTCCGCGTCTGTGGAATTTACAGTAGACGACCAGCTTACCGAACCCCCAGAACCAAGTCGCATGCCCCCCACAAATCCGAGCGAGTTTGCACCGCCTCCACCTCCATCGGAAAAATGGACTTGACTCCCGACCGTAAAAAACCCGACTGTCGGACTTGCTGAAAAAGAAATCGCCGGAAGAGTTTTGGATCCTGCGGCATGGAGTACAGCACCCGCGAATGTGGCAGCTTCTGCCTCGATATGATGATCTCCAAACACCTGAAATCCACCAGATTGACCATATCGGTTGAGCGACATGACGATATCGCCAGCACCGGATCGTGCCGAGTCCCCCTGAACGAACAAGGCTGGCTCAGAGGAATCGCCCCGGATCGTTGCTCTGGCCCCGTCTGCATTAGTAGTGCCAACGTACAGTCGCCCCCCACTAGCTACCCTTAACAAATCGCCCGCCGACGTGCCTGCCGATGAGATCTGAAAAGCATTGGCTGATTGTGCTGCTGCGAGTTCGAGTGATAACGGAACGTCCGTGGCTGCGGCACTGACGATGTCCAGCATGGCATCTGGTGTGGTGTCATTAATGCCGAGCTTGCCCTCCCCGGTGAGCCGCATATGCTCATCTTGCCCCACATTAAAAAGCATGTAGTTTGATGCGTTCGTGCCCCCATTGTAGTACGATATCGCCCCCCTAGAGCCGTAAGCCCCGTTGGCAAAATACAGATGGCATAACTCAGTCGTGTCGGATCGAATCCTAATTACGGGAGCATCTCCCGCTTCTCCTTCGAGGGACAATATAGTCCCATCCCACGTAGGCCCGTCTGTCTGTACATCTCCAGAGCCATCACGATATAAGATACCACTATCAGACCCACTAGATAGATTAACACCACTAACCGTTATACCGCTAGTAGTGACAGATCCACGGTCTGTGACACCCTGTAGATCAAACGTTGTATTTGCCCAACCAGACACAGAAACCGCAGAGTGATCTTGGCTGTCTACATATGTCTGGAAGTATCCGCTAACAGCAGTATCTCCAGAGGCAATGGTATCGGAGGCCCATCCACTAACAGCCGTAGCTTCGCCTCCGCCTCCGCCTCCGCCTCCGCCAGCAGTACTCTGGAATGTACCATCTTGGAATCGAATACCGCTAGTAAGATAGAGTTCATCCATCCTACCACTACCGTTAACGTCTAACTCATATAGAGGATTATCATTCAGGATACCTATTTTACCACCGCTATCTATGACAGAGAGGATAGTGTCATCATATAGACTCCATCTCTGTAAGTCAGTAATGGGTGCTGGGGGGCCAGTGACTACAAGACTAGGGTTAGCACTAGATGTAGTTTCTATATAAACGCCAGTTAAAGAGCTAGCACGAAAAACCGTGTTGGTATCGTGATAGACAGTAAACCCTATACCGTCTGAAATAGAAGCATAGTTATTCGTATTACTAACCATGCCAGCAGACCCGTCTTTAGCAAAGACATAGGCAAAGGTAGGAGGAGCTGTTTGGCTAGTAGGATTAGATTTGAGACCCAGCTTCCACATGGGAGAAGCATTACCATCAAAATGTAGAGCGGCAGTTTGTTCTGTCCCATCTTCTTTATATGCGTGGAAGAAGTTGCCAGCGTCACCGTTAGGTCTAATTAGGGTCAAAAATCCACTAGATACAATATCTCCAGACGACGAAATATCATCAACGCCGAATAAACTACCTACGACAGTAAGGTCTCCACTAACGAGAACGTCGTTGCCAAAAACCGCATCTCCTGAGTTAGACAGGGTGTTAGAAATAATACCAGAAGAGTTTAGCTCTAATGTACTAATATCAACAACGTAAGTGCCACTGGCTTCGTTCTGTATAATAGCCTTGTCTGCGGGTAGGGTACAGAAAACCGTAGAAACACCCTCAAGATTGATCTTAGCTCCACCAGCAGAACTATCAAAAACCACATCTCGCGATAGAGTATCTCCACTAAGGGTGTAAACCCCCTGCCCAACTTCCCAACGCACGCCGTTTTCAATACAGTAATACGTAGTGTTGCCGTCCCCAATACCCGTTTGAAAGGATTGAAATCCGCCAAAAGCAGAGTCGAATACAACTACACCACTACCTGTAGTAAGTGAGGATTCTTTTACTCTATCTGATATGATTAACATAGTGTTTACCTGTACTATTAAAGGATTTTGTTATCCTGTCTGTGCCAAGACGGAACCGCTAGCTGTAGCAGTGTATGATTCCCTGATTCTGTCCGATATAATGAGCGTACTACACTTCTGTATTAGAAAAGTTAATTATGGTCGGGCCATATCTCTAACGTGTCTTCTGAATCTAGATGTATATAGAACGTATTAAGCACAGATAGGCCAGACTTCTGCCATGTACCGCCAGAGCCAACATTCTTTCTGTACCACCAAAATTTGAAATCTATAGGTCCGCTAAGAGTTGTTGAAACGAACTTAGCGGAAAAAGTGCCCGGTGTTCTTATTACAGACTCTTGATAATCAAACTCCTCCCACTGGTCGAGTATTTTACTTGATATAGTGTATGAGCCAGAGAAAATACCATTTGTAGATGCTGTTATTGTTGCGGGGGTTGGGCATAGACCAAAAGACAGGGAAGCTCCGTCGTCGCTATAACTAGTTGTATCTACTACAAATCCCTCGCCTTTTACGTATGGATACGCATAGCTGATAAGTCTAATCAAGCCATAATTACCTAAACCATTATTAGTTATCCTAGTCATTGTGATTTCATTTGAACCCGGATAACCAACTGTTGTGACAGAGGGATCAAAAGTGTTTTGAGAATGTCCTCTATTCGGACAAATTAAGAGAGGGTCATCGTCATCTATAGTCGTGACCGCCGCCGTGTTCGAGATATAAATAGCACCAGAAAAACCGTCAGTAAGATATACAGAACCTAACGGCGTTCCATTCATATGAACAATAAAACCATCGTCGGGAGAATTGTTAGTGTTACAAACCTGAACAACTAAAATATTCTTCTTAGGAGCTTGAGCTAACCCATCTCTCCATCCGGGAAAGTATGGACACGCATTAATAAGTGCGGAACTGCCGCCTCCTCCGCCTCCTCCGCCTCCTCCGCCTCCTCCGCCTCCGCCTCCGCCTCCTCCTTCGTCGTTACCGCAGTGACAGTGACAATCTGGTGGTCTTCCCATCTTTATCTCCTATTAAGGACATCCTACCCAAGTCGGTCTGAACTCAGATTTCATTCGAATAGCAACTACATAGGTGCCCGCTGGAACACCCGTCAATGACGAATCCCTATTGGTAATATACACATCATTACCAGTATTTGTACCGTCTTCGTAGATACTCATTTTACCACTAGCGGGAGAAACCATCGTTCCGCCAGTAATGGCGGTATCCATTAAGCCCTCTATATTATTAGCGGTATTTCCGGAACCGTAGAAGTTACCGTTACAGTCCATGCTGGCTACCATAACATCGTCACAGAACCAAGATTGGACGAAGTCGTTGGGATTGCTGCCGTGGACAGATGAGTGTCTACGGACCTCCAGAGGAGCCTCTGGTGATAGACGTGGCATACCAATAGAGATGTTTGGAATGTCAGTCCTACCAGCTATCGTGTTCATAATGTTAACACGATTAGACAGAGCACCGCCATTGTACATCAGACGGTTATTGTCATCTATACCACAAACAATCTCTACATTTCCGCTACCACCTTCTCCACCTGAGAAGGTTCCTCGTAGTGCGTGCTCCCCAATACCAATAGAATTAGCATAGGTTCCATCTAAACCAGCGTTAGAACCAATGAATACAGAATCGGAAGCGGAATCTGCGTTTTTAGCGGCGTTGGTTCCAATACCAATAGTGTTATCTAAATTGTCACAATCATAACCAGCCCTATAGCCAACAAATACTGCCGCCATATCCATTCCCAAGCTAGGATTAGATACAGTAGCGTTGGCACCAGCCTCAGAACCAATTATAACAGCGTGTTTCCACCCACTAGCCCCGTAAGCAACATCACAACCAATAAGAACAGATCTACTCATCCCGGCGGCATTGACATTAAGCTCATTCTCTGGGTTGGAAATAAGGACATTACAATTCTCTGCTATTGTACTAGCTCCACTACCAACGTAATCAGCAAGACCTTGTAGAGATATCTTACCAACCTTATTGGAGGCAGTCCCGTCTACTTGAGCGGCAATAAACGTATTGTCCGTTCTGATCTCTGTAGTGATATTTCCAGCTAAATCAAGGCCCGAATAGTCTAAGACAATATAGTTCTCATTATTTTGCACTATAACGTTAGTACCAGAAACCCCGTTGAGGGGAATAAGGTTAAACTCAGAGATACCAGATAGTGAAGTACCATCTTGGAACCTAATAGCACCCTTTAGTTTAAAGTCAGCATTTAATTCAGCAAATGGGGTCGTTCCTGTTGGAGCCTGATATGTAGGAGTGTGAGCAAAGGAACCTCTGGGGTCTAGAGTAAATAAATCCTCTGATAGACCATCTCCGTTTGAAAACCTGAATACTAAGTCGTTGATACCCTGATTACTTCCGGCACGGGCGTAGTCTATAGTGTTGAGTACTGTTGTATATCTAACGAATGGATTATCAAACTCAAAACTGGTTTTGAACTCACTTTGAGATTGTTCCAGAACGGAGAAAGTACCTCCTACCACTGATAGATATTTCGATCCGGTAACCTTACCAAGCAACAAAGGTGTAGTACCTTTACCTAGGGCGAACGTTCCATCTTCAGGAATTTCGCTTTGGTATAGCTCACGGCCAATCAGGATAGCGTCATCCATCCCTCCGAACTCTGAGCCACCACCGTTAAAGTTACTATCGCCCACGATGACGTTTCTGTTACCATCGGTGTATCCCACTAGACTATCACAGCCTACCACAGTATTATTGGAGCTTACGGGTTCCATTCCACTGCCAGCGTGGTAGCCGACTAGAGTATTACAGTCAGCAGATCCAGTCTCAGACAGTAGATATCCAGCACCCCATCCATAGTATGTGTTGTTAGACTTGGTAGCATCTGCCTGTCTAACCTTAGGGGTGTGCCAACCTCCATATGTATTACCATTATTACCGTAAATCAATCCACCACTAGCAACCGTGGGTTCCAGATCTTGACTTAGAACAAGATTGGTCTCAAAACCGCTATCATCCTTAAAATACAAAGCCTGACTACGGCTACCAACGGTGTAAGGTTTGACGTAAATCTTACCAAAATCAGAATTATTACTTGGTGCTGAAGCCTGCTCATGCATGGAGATTGTGCCGCTGTCAGCAACAGTCTCGCACATATAAGCTACGGTTAAGGGTGCATGTGGGTCAAAATGTCTGGTCTCGTGAGTCCGTGTAATACCAATCCCAATAAACCCACGTTCAGACATTGAAAGGTGGGAGAATTCCATTCCAGTTGTTCCACTGGGGCGGATAAGAGAGAAGTCTACAACGGTTCTATCGGTACCGTTGGGATCAACACAAGTTTCATCATACCCACCATACCCATCCCCAGCGATAAAAGCATTATCAAACTCTGGATCGTAGGTGATATGTAAACCGGAAGCACGTCCATTTCCATTACCCAGTAACTCTACTGAACTACGAACGAAACGTGAGGGTCCACTTGAGAAACGGATATCTGAATTACCAGTAGACTGAACATTAAATATGGTCTCTGGTAAAATAGGGTCTCCGTCAGAAGCGTACGTGGCGTTAGTAATTCCAACGAGGCCAGACTGACTAGCCTGACCACCATTTCTTAAAACAGTAACGGATTCTCTTATTACAGATTGACCATTATCTATATGTAAGGATAGCCTGTCTTTCATTATTTATCCTTATGATTTATCTAATTCGTCGTGATATATGACGCTAAAGCCACGGACGGTACTAGCATTCTTAATTCTGCTAGCAAATTTTTGAATTACTTTGACTCCAGAGTCGACAGTTCCGTGCATCACAGTAGAGTCATATCCAGATGGATTACCGTTTATGATATCTGTACCAGAACGAGCGATGAAGTTTACATCACCAAGTGTTGGGTACTGGTTTACGAAGTGGGGTTCTTGACCCACGACCACTCTTTGACCAGAAGCCTCGTAGGGTTCTATGAAGACCCCCATACAGCCACTTTCAATAGCCATACCTGTGCTGTAACGTCCAAGGAGCCTTTGACCTATGAAAGCTGTATTGTCGATAGCTTCGATAGATATGTTACTTTCCCACCTAGACTTGGTAAAGGCGTTGGATACAGGAAGGCAATTTATAGTAGGGTCTGGAAACCTGTACAGTAAGTGATAATCCCTACGATAGATAGACCCACTAGAGTGTACCTCAAGCCCGGCACCGTCTAACCCTTCATCGTTAAGATACCCACAAAGGGCGTCGTTATGAAATCCATCATCTGTGGGATCACAAAAACCGCTAGTGGCTAGGTGTAAAGTTTTACACTCATATATGCATTCGGTAATGGTATTGTATTCAACGTCATTAGCAAATAACTGACCGCTAATAACGACATCGTTGAAGTAGCCGTCCCACTTAAGCTGAGGATGCCCTAGGGCATATCTAGAATCTCGATTAGGTACCAAATCCCCGTATACGGTCATCTTCCCGTCAGCGACCCCTTGTGCCGCACCTGATGGAGCACCACCTACACCAACGGTTTCTCCGGAGAAATTAATAAATTCATTGATGGATTTCCAAGATGCTTGACTTCTACCTAAATGAGACTCTCCACTAGCAGTAGGGGAAATATCGCCTGAAACCTGAAGCATACCAAAACCGTGTAAAGAGCTGGTACCTACAGCAAGTTGATGGCTTCCAGCTAATAAGTTTCCGTATAACAGGGGTGAGTCACCCGAAGTAATAGGTTCGCCACCCGCATCACAGAAATCCCCTGAAGATACAGGGAAAGACCCAAGTACAAACTTGTAATCCACCGTGGGTCCAAGATACCAACCAGCACCATGACCAATACCAATATTGTAATCACCATAACGATTATGGTGGAAGGTATGATCACCGACCCCTACATTCCCATCTCCGGTAACGTTGCCTACTAACGCTTGATATCCAGCAGCAGTATTGCCGCTTCCGTAAATATTACAGCTTAGGGCGTAGCTACCTAGTGCGGTATTCTGAGAACCGTTGTAATTATTGCGTAGAGAAGCATATCCAAAAGAGGTATTGTCTACACTAGAACGTCCAACGAAAGACATCTGGCTTAAAGCCAAGTCTCCACCTTTTGTAGTGCGAGTATCTGGAGACGCAAAATTAGCAGTACTTAGGGTAGTCCCTTCCATGAAATTGGGTACGGAGTCTACCAAGTCTGTTAAGCTGGTTCTGAGATCTAAAGGCGAAATCTCTTGCGTCGAATTATCAGGTAGTGAAATACTTATAGACGCCAAGTATTCTGATCTTGTGAGAATCATGGGCTATGCCCCTACTTAAATTTGATTTGAAGCTGACTAGCGTCAAACTTTGGAGCATCCCCTTGATAAACCACTCTAGGGTTGCCTAATTCAGAATACATTAGAAGATTACCACTTCCGTATTCGCCAGAGTCGACGATGGCTATACCAGAAACCCAACCCCAATCAAGGAGTGCGGTTCCAAAAATGAAGGTGGAAGAGTTCTTAATCAGGCCACTTCCGGCGTTATGATCGTTGATGTCGTAAGACCAGAAGGCGTCACCAAGAGTAGATGGATCTCCCAAGTCGTATCTAGAATAACCAGTACCACTACCGTTAATCCCTGTAGGAAGTTCGGGAATGGTTACGCCGGTATCAGAATCAACTGGAGTCCCACTGCATAGAGCAATAGCTACATTTGATGGTTTAGGGAACGATCCCCCTCTAAACACATGGTGGAGCAATCCAGACTCCATGTAATCGGACAAAGCTGTCATTATGTAATATCCCCTTAAAGAGAGTCCTATTTGGGCATAAAAGACGTTTACACCCTATTATACACAAAAAAAGAGTCACCCCCGGTTAAATGGAGATGACTCTTTCGTAGGTGGAGTTAATCCGCCCTGATTAGAATGAGCCTAGGATAATGCGTCGATTATCGAGCACACCAAAGCCCAGTTCAGCCCAGCCGTAGTATCCAACACGTTGGCTACGGTGCAGGGTTGGGTCTTCGAAGACTTGCAGTTCTTGCTTCATTGGCATAATGAAGCTGTCTGTAGAGCCTTGATCCAGACCAACAACCAGTTCGAGGTCAGCCGCCTGAACAGCACCACCAAGACCAGTTGTGAAGAAATCCTGATATTCTTGGCCTTCACCAAATTCATCAAGATCGTGCAGGTTCACGCCGTAGATACGGGTGATAGGAGCACCACCTTCGCTCGCGGTGTAGATCTCACGACGAGTTACTTCGTCAATCTGATCCAGACCCCAGTTACGTACATCTTCCAGTGCTTCTGGAGAAACATACATATCTGTCAGTCGACCACGGTTTGCAGAACCGGTGTTTCCACCAGCGTTACGACGCATAGTTGTCTGCATAAGAGAAACAAGTCTCTTACTGAACAGACCAGCAGTAGCATCGCCATCGTAAACCAAGATGTTACGGTCAACAGCAGCAGCCAGAAGGGTATGCCAACCGTCATCGTTGATTTTCTTAACAAATCCAGCTTGCATTACCTGAGAGGCACGAGCAGCAACGTCCCAACGAGCTTCACGAGCATAACGCAGCAAGTAGTCAATACTTGACGTGATACCGTAAGTCGGGATCGTCACGTAGTCACTTTCAACTGAACGCTCAGGAATGCGACCATGTCCGGGATTAGTGAAAGCAACGTGCTCTCCTTCAAGACCCGGTGAAATCATGTCAAGAGGATACTCCGTAGAGGCTCCCGGCTCGACACTGATTGTCTCGAAGATATCTCCGAGAATATTACCAACAAGAACACCTTTACGCAAAGGAAGTTCGAGTGCTTTTGCCATTTGACGTTGAGCAGCTTGAGCAACGTCTTGATCTTGGTTGCCAGTCTTTTTATACAGACTGATAAACTGATCGTCTGGTCTTTCTGTGAACGACATATTCAGTCTCCTTTATTAGTTAGCACCGTGGTTAGGAAGGTTAACATAAACTTTGGCATAGCCATCAGCATCCTTAGCGGACATGAATCGGCCAATAGCCAAGTTTCCAGAAGCCGTTGCATCAGCAGCTACATTGGCGATTTCGCCAGATGTTTCTGATGCGAAAGCTACATCTCCGGGAGAAGGACTTCCGGTGACATTGCTGGTTACAACCCAGCCACGCTTGAGGATCGTTACCTTTCCACCTTTCTGAACTTCATTCTTGTAGAAATTCAAGTGTGTTCGAGTAAGATCTTTGTTAACAACGTCATTCAAAAGAATCCCTACGGGAACGTCTGTAGTAGAAGCGGCCTGATATGAAACGGTGTTGTCACCTTGATCCATAGCAGCACCAGAAGCACTTAAAACGTCCAGACAAGCTACACCACCACGAGTGGCTACACCTGCTGTGTAGAAGTAACTGATGTCAGTTGATTCTTCATATCTATCTGCTTTGAGAGCCATATTAGTTTCTCCTTTATTTACTTAGAAGTTAATACGTGAGTACCAAACCATTCTGAAATGCTAGCCTGAGCCTTTACAGCCTCATCTTCACTATCGTTGCCAACATTCAGTTCTGCTTCTGAAGATTCCACATCGTCAAGAGCGTCAGTTGCCGCTTCTTCTGATGCTTCTGCGTCTTCATCTGCTTTAGCGTCTTTTTTCTTGTCTTTTTTCTTGTCATCCTTGTCGTCCTTGTCGTCGTCTCCCTTCTTTTTGAAGTTGTCAAAATTAGCTTTGTTCTTAACCATCGCTACGATGGAATCAAAAGCGTCATCATCAAGAGCGTCGAAAGAACCAAGAGTTTCGCTGACTTCATCTTCATTCAGTCCAGCTTCAACAAGAGCAGCTTTACGCTTTTCTGCTTTCTCTTTTTGCTTCATTTCGGTCATATGTTGCTCCGCTGTAGTCAGAGCCTCTTTAGAAGTTGCAAGAGCATCTTCCAGTTCAGCAACACGAGCTTGTGTTGACTTAATCGTTTCGCTTAGTTCGTCAATAGACGCCTGAGCCTGCTTTGCAGCAGCTTCATACGCTTCAACTTTCGTAGCAAATTCCGTGTCTTTCGCTTCTTCAATTTTGGCTTTCACAACTTCGATCTGAGACTTAGCTTTTGCAAGCTCCGCCTTAGTTTCAGAAAGCTGATCTTCCAGTAACGTCTGATCTGACATATTAACTTCTCCTATTGAAAGTTTTGAATCAGTATTCTTCACGTGAAAAGATGCCGTACTCTTACTGTTTAGTATTACACTTCTGGGATTAGCGGGCTTAGATACCAATCCTTTTCCAGAGAACGCAATATTAGACAAAGCACGACCTATTTTGTATCCCTCATATTCACCAGTTCCACCGTAAGCCCTAAGATGTTTGGTTAAGAATGCAGAAGCCTCATCTCGTGTGAGGATTTTCTTAACACCGTTGGGATCGATCAAAGCGTAATCAAATCCAGCGAAGAGGCACTCCATAGAGACGTACCACTTGCCCCCTGGGATCTCAATGAGAATCTTATCCATACGCTCGCGATTTTCTTCCTCGGCCCAACTATTATAAAGGACCGCTTGAGTGATAATATCAAACTCTTGCGGCCTATTAGCTTCGTCTTCGTCACTTGAAACAGCTTGTCCATCTTTGGTTAAAATGTAGCTGCCAGTTATGTGCCCAATGATATCATTCTCATTGTGCATAAAGTTGAATTGTTTGTCTTCAGGTGTATTTCTAGCTGCCCAAGTGTTTTCGGGAGTAAAAATATCATCGTTCTTATTCCATCCCGTGGAAACAAGAACCGCTTCAAGATAAAAAAGGTCACGCTGATCTTTGTTCTCAGCTATGACCTTAGTAAGCACTTCCGGGTTGGAAATAATAGATTTCGTATTCTCCATAGTATCTGAATGGAGAGATACGGGCGAACAATAGGCTACACTAGCCGTACTCTTGACCAGTTCGCCAATACCGTCAGCAATTTCCCGTTGAAATATCTTCATATGTTTTTACCTCATCACATTATACACAAAAGAGAAAAATTTTTACGAAAAAGGTCAATTTTCACTGAATTAACATGGCTAAGACTTTAGGCAGTAACCAATATACAGCCCAACAATAGAGCTATCATATTCCTGCATAGAGTTATTTTCCAGTGAAATACCAGCATTTTCTACCTGTGTAAGAAGAACCTGTGGTGCTGGAGCGTTAGCAGCTAAGACCTTTTGTATTACTTGGTTGTTCACCTTGGTCATTATGGGGATATTCGAGAGTACACGTAGTTTGATATCCGCAATCTCTTGCACTTGTGCCTTAGTTAACTGTCTCTTATTTTTCTTTCCTACGTAGGCCAAATACCCATTAGCAATATCGTCTAATGAATGGTAGGTGTTGAAAGCCCATGCTGACAACTCTGCAACCCCCGGCTTGCTTTTTGGCGTGTCTACACGTTTCTTACGTTTGTTAGTATCCATCTTATTCTGTGGCCTACCACCCTGAGGTGCCGCTGGTTTAGGTTTATTCTTTTCTTTCTCCACGGCAACTTTCTCAGTAATCTCACCCTGACGGTCAATCTTCTCCATATCTTTTTCGTGAAGATCGTCAGATTCAGGCTGATGGAATGGGCCAGCTTTTGGTGGCATTTTGTCCTTATCTCTAGCTTTGTCTTCACGTTGTAGACGTACCTTTTCAACTCCGGGTACTTCTTTGAATCTCTCAAGAACCGTTTCATTGGAGATAATATCTCGGTCTGCTAGTTGAATAAGAAGGTTTTTCTCCGCCGCTTCGTCAGATAAACTCATCTGGTCATATACAATAGTAGCTGGCTTACGGAAACCCATAGCCTTACGGACGTATTCTACTTCCTTCTCCCAAAACCCTGTTAAATGATCTCTACCATACTGTAGACGTTCTGTCAGAGTTTTTAGAGATATGAAGTTATTAGTGAATCCGCCACCATTGCCAGCTAGACCAGTTAATGTTGGGGGAACACCTAGACCAGCAAATATACTATTCAAAACCGCTTGGTACTTCTCAGACCCTAGGAATTTGTATACTTGAGAGTTACTTTCCGTGAAAGAAAGTTCTGGACCCCAAACTAGCTCCATAGTCCCTCCTCCAGTGTTTGAGGCAAGGATATTTCTGAGCTTGTTAATACCAGCTTTTGTTGGTAAAACCTTATGTTCAAAGTTTCCAAGCGTCCAAACCCTAATATTGGAGATTGCACCATCCAAAGCAGCAAGGTCGGCCAGCTTCATTTTCTCAAGCATGACGATGTCATCGAGAATAGCGTAGACCATTGGATGTGCCCAGTCTTGCCAGTCATCCTTTTTGTAGTAGCCGACACACAGCTTCTCAGGGTCTAGCTCAATCTTTTGCTGATTCTCGTTAATAGCTCTTTTTACTTCTGGAGGTAGAGATTCCAGAACATTCATTGGTAAAGAGTTATTCTTCTTGAAATTATCAAGGAAAGCATCGGCGGAGAGTTGGTAGTTTCTTTTTCCTAGAAAGAGGTTGATATTACCGTCTTTCATATCCAAAGCGAGTGGATTGAGGAAATTATAACGCCAAGGCAGGCTATTCTTCTGAACCTTGGGTGTCTCGACAGCGATGTCGGCGGCTAGCGTTTTAAGGTATTTCTGTACCTTTGGGGTGATGTCTGCGTAGGACTTGTAGACAAACACATTACCAGTTCGGTATAGATTGTTGAGGTAGCGTTCTGAACGCTCTTTACCATCAATCCTCTTAAACCACTGTTGATAGAACTTCTCTACGCTTTTGTTTTCGTGTACAAGACTTATGCCCTGACAACCGAAATCCCCCATCAAATCAATAACGTTACGGACTATACCCACCTTATCGTAGGCATCCATACACATCTTGATAATGCGTTTCTGCTTTCTGGGAATCTGCTCCTCTGGCCTGAAGGAGTAATAATCACTACTGGTAAAACTGGGTTTAACGGAGCGGTTTGGCTCTACGTCAAGAAAATCCCTATGATAAGCTCTGGAAACACCATCGTAGGCTTCGTGTACGCCCGCAAATTCTTCGAATGCTTTAGCTTTGCCGGTAGCGTCACCGTCACTCCACGTTGATACATAGTTAGCCATCTATCATCCCCTGTTGTAGTCAGACTGTAATTGAATTACTATCTAACTATACACAAAAGATTAATAAATGTCCGACATATTATCAGTAAACCATGAAGGTCCGGTAAATAACTTACCCTTAGCGTTCTTATCTTGGTCTACAGTGGCAAAACCGCCGTAGAACTCATAAGCCTCTTGGTCTGGGGTTCGGGCTATAATACGAGCGGCCATGTTAGCCATTATGAGTGAAGAATAACGGTCTTTCCTCAGCTTACCCTTCTTGCCAGTATCTATGACCGTCTCAGGAGTATCCCACTTACCACGCCCAGATGGGGTCTCTGTCATCTTAATCATAGTCAACTCATCTTTGAGATCCTCAATTTCGAGAACACACTGCTCTAGGGTGTCGTAGTGACGCTCCTTCATATTGTCCTCTATACTGGAGAGGCCGAGGCTTACGGCGTCAAACATTGGGAATAATATAATTTTGTCTTCCATGTCTTTTCGGAGACCGTGATTAGCTTCTGACAACCAATCATAGTTAGCAAACTGGCACATCTCTAGAATGTGTAGTCCTCTCTCACCGTCAGTATCCTTCTCTTTGTCTTCATCTATAACTTCCCAGATAGGAATCTCTCCAGATTTGACCTTATCCTTATCATGTAGGGCTTCCATTACGGCTATACCCCCACCCTGTGCATCTAGGGCTATATGAACACATGGGAAGATTGTCATTAGATCTCTTATTCTTCTGGCACAGTAGGAGTAGAAATCAGTTTCGCTGGAGTATCCGCTCTTAAGACGCTCCCTATGTTGCTCCCTATTAGTGGTCCAACAGTGAACAATCCTACGTTGACTACCGTTTATCTCAATAACCACAATGCTAAAGTTGTCAACCTCAGAAGCGGGGTCTACCCCATACACATACCTACACATAGGGTCTCCCATCAACTTAGCCTGAAAACAGATGGGTTCCTGTTTTTGGTCAAGAATAGGGGGTCTATCATGATAGTCGTCTGTAACCACACATGACTCGATCAGGGTACGCTTGAAGAAGCCCTGAGAATCGCGTGTAAAGCACGCTCCGAACTCCATCTGATATATTCCAGCGTGGACCGTAGCCTTCGACCTAGCGACCTGTGAGGCGTCCATGAAGCCCTCTGGGAGTAGCTCATAGGGCACCCTCATAATAGAATAATCTTCCCACTCAAAGTCTTTAGGAGGATCTTCCCCTCCAAAGACATCGCGTAGCTTGTCCTTTCGACCCTTACTCTTTATGATAGTCTTCCACTTCTTCCAGTATTCAGCAAAATGGTTAAAGTCATAATAGGCCGTACCAGAGAGGATAATCTGGTTATTTTTGTTTCCCAGTGCATTCTCTTCTTCATCCCCCACATCCATGCCTAACTCTATAGCCCTCTTCCTCATAGCAATTCTACGAACATTTTCCACGGGATTAGCAACAACCGCAGCAAACCCTGCCACAACCGTTTCAAAAATTTCTCTGGGTATGGAAGCAAATTCATCAGAAACGATATCGTTAGCACGCTGACCACGAATTTTAGTACCATCACCAAGTGGTAAACAAGTAATACGAGATTGGTTGATACGCATAACACAACGGTCTACATCACGTCTCGGCCCACTATTGGAATCGCACATACTTCTCAGTACGGGGGCGTTACTCCAGATAGTTTCCATATACTCAAACAAAACCTTAGACTGTCGGAAGGCAGCACCCACAACGACAACCTTACGGCTTGGCATCAATAATGCCCTCATCATAACATAAAGAGATAGTATGAAAGATTTACCAAATCCACGACTAGCGATCAACATTGGAAATCGCCTATTCCACATCTCACACAAAAACAACGCTTGAGAGGGGAGAATATCAATATTGAAAATATGCTTACATATGAATGAAAAATACTCTGGTCTAGACATTAACCAGATTAGCTTGTAATTACAATCATCATCTCTAAAATTTATGAGATCCATTGGGTTGAAGAGATTCTCTGTGGAGATATCATCTAAGTTCAACCAAGCATCGTTTATGTTTTTTAACTTTACATTACTCATCTGTAACCTACTGTTTGAGACTGTCTATCGTTGGATATAGGTCGGAATTTATTACATGGTCTGCGAATCCGTGATACACCGTCTCTTCTGAGTTGAGGTACCAATCGCCGTCTTTGAATTTCCTTTTGAGTAAGTTTTTAACCTTCTCATGTGTTGGCTCTGTGTATTTTGCTTTGATATATGGACTTTCCAACATATGGTCTGCGTAGATGTCCATCATGTACTCCGCCTCTCTTTTTTCAAAGCTAGCTGCCTTTTGTACGTTTTGATAAGTACCGTCATAACCGCTACTGCCATAGTGGCACATAAAGTAGGAGTTGGGCATCATAACACGCCTATCTGCTGCCTGTAAAATAATACTACTCATGGACTCTGCTTGCCCATAAACGAGAATAGTAACAAATGACTGACATATAGATATAGCATCAAAGATAGCCATACCATCAGCCCATTCACCACCAATACTGTGCATATGTATGAGAATGGGTTTTTTGTTCTGACTATCTAACAGACGGATATTCTTATAGAAGGTACTTGCCATTCTATAGTCTACCCCCGGATCTTCATCCGTGTTTCCGACGTAGCTGTGTAGATATATCTCCCTATTACGAAAATCAATACCGTATGAATTGATGTCAGATATTGGATCTACATTTAGACTCACTTTTTTCTCCCTACTGAATAGTATTCGTTCACACGCTTTAGGATACTATTGATGGTGAGCTTCGCGTTTTTACGGTTTCCACAAAAGATAACGTGGATATTATCGTACATCTGAAACTCTATTAACATCTTGAGCATGTATTTGTTCGTGATAACAATTGAATCCCACTTTTTCTTGGGAATATCAGAGCTTTCTGGAAAGTCCATAACGTCTTCCAAGGTAAACTCCAGAATGATAAATCTAAAAGGAAACTCCTTTATCCTTTTGATCTCATCCATGAACCTATGCTTATCTTTCCCTAAGTTAATAGCCAACTCAGAGATACTACCCTTACGCTCTATACATAATTTGTCCTCAAGCCCTACTAGGGAATAGTCACCAGTGTCTAGTTTACGAACAACCATACCCTCACATGAGGTATAGCGTCCATTGAATTTCTCGAAGGTATAACCCTCTTGTTCCCGCGTGTCCTTAATGACCGTATATGGGGGTGCTTTACTTGGCATTTTTCCTTACTATCTCCATGAATAATGGTTCGTACATGTGTTCACAGTCCTTGATCTCCGCATGACAATCCCAACATAGGGTAATCCCATTGTAGGTGTCATATCTCAACGCTGAGGCGGTAGACCACTTCTTTATATGGTGAGCTTGAATACTTCTCTTACGACCACACTTTTTCTTACCTTTGGGCATTTGACATCTGAATTTGTCCCGTTTATAGACTCGCATACGCCACTCTTTGTATACAGGGTCTTCATAATTCCTTTTCACCTTTGCAAAATACCTTTGTAATCTTGATGTCGTGTTGAACTCTTTTGAGCAACTGTGCCGTTTCTAACGATTCTTCTTGTCTTAATAACATCTCAGAGAACTTACAAAACATGAAATAGCAAGCATCGTCCGGATTGTCAGCCTCTATGAAGATAATAGGATATAGACAGTTAAACTCCCTAAGACGAAACCGCTTGAGTTGCCCTAAAGCGGTTGTCATATCTAGTTTGACGGTGTAGATCTTCATTTTAGATCACTATTCACCATCATTATTATAAGGTCTTCGAAGGAATGTTTAGGGGTCCAACCAAGTTCTTTCTTAGCCTTGTCGTTTTTACCCTTTAGGTAATCCACTTCTGCTGGCCTGTAAAACTCAGGGTCTTGTACAACTAGGTTACTCCAGTCATCAATTCCCACGGATGAAAAGGCCACGTCTAGGAACTCGCGAATCGTATGAGTCTCGCCGGTGCAGACAACATAGTCCTGTGGACTGTCCTTTTGCAGCATCATCCACATCGCTTCCACGTAATCTCCTGCGTACCCCCAATCTCGAAATGCTTCCAAGTTACCTAGACGCAGCTTAGGAAAACGGCTATTGTTCGGACCATAAATGTAGTCCGATTCGGGTAACCCCTGAACCATAGGATCGTCTTCTGGATTTACTTCGTTTTTCCATTTTGCATATTCTCCTATCCACTTGGTGATCTTACGAGTGACAAAGTCCTCACCCCTACGTGGTCCCTCATGATTGAATAATATACCCGCACTGGCGTGCATACCATAAGCCTCCCTAAATAGCCTAGTCATGTGGTGTGCCGCACACTTGGCGATGGCATAGGGGCTTTGCGGCATGAATTTGGTATCTTCATCTTGATATTTTACCTCTATTGGAGGAGGAGGGTTTCTACGTGCCTCATGTTCTTCTGGAGACATTGCGTCGTACATTATGCCTGAGGTAATTGGTGGAAGGTAATCCTCACCCTCATATGTAATATCATAGCTTTTACCATACATCTCACTCGAACTAGCCTGATAGAACCTAGCCTGAATCCTAACGTCTACCATCGACTGTAGAATATTAAGACAACCCTTACCGGTGATATCCCAAGTCAAAGCTGGCTGTTTAAACGAGATAGCTACGTGACTCTGAGCGGCTAAATTGTAGATTTCATCTACATCTTCGTATTTCTTAAGTATAGATAAAACACTATGAGTGTCCGTGATGTCGCCCTGAACCAACTCGAACCTTGGATTCGTAAGGATATGTTTGATTCTTTGTGTATTGTCCGTACTGGCTCGCCGTGCTACCCCAACTACAGTATAACCCTTAAGTAATAGTAAATCAGAGAGGTGACTCCCATCCTGACCCGTAACGCCGAAAATGATTGCGGTTTTCATCAGCAACTCCCCCTTTCGCCCAAACCTGCTCCGCCTACGGCAAAGGTTATTTCTTTCCATCTGTTGGGTGGGGAGAATATATCAGTAGGTAGTTCTTCGTCGCCGCCCTCCTCGGTAGAACGATCAGGTGTTTCCTTGTCAAACACGAGATTCAGGTGATCTTTGATGATTTTTAATTGCCTATGGCTTAGGGTCACATCCTCATTAGATAGCTCAAAAAACCCCTGTAACCAATAAGTGAAGTCCTTAGGTGTCATATGTATTAGTCCTTTACAGTTTCCGGTGTTAAGAATGGTTGATCTACCATTTCATCAGTGTATTTGTGAAATTCAGAAAGGCGGTCTTTCTCTTTCTCCATAGCTAGACGCATTTTCTCCATCTCTATTCCGTAACCCTTAGCTATATCAGGGTTCGAAACCAAGTGTGCTAACCAGCTAGTCCAGTTTTGCTTGCTGTCTTCAAGACGTTTGACCCTCTGTTCACGAGTAGCCTTCATATCTTTCATCATTGAGTTCTTCTTAGCCTGAAGCTCGCGGTAGTCCTTATTCAGAGATTCTTGAGAGGCCCGTAGAGACGCTATCTGTCTCTCCATGTTAAATAGCTCATCTCTGTCTATCTGATCGGCATCACGCGACCTCTCGACCCTCACAAGCTCCTCTAGGACACTGATCTGCTCCAAGTTCTCCTTGTTGCCCTTGAGTGCCCTGTTCATCAGGATATCCATCTTGATAAGGTCAATAACCTGCAACTCTTCAGTGGGCAGTACCTCGTCTTTGAATTGAGAGATAATACGTACCCAGTGGAATTTGAACATTTTCAGTTCATCGTCTGTAAACTGTTGCTGAATCTCAGACCAGTAGGGTCTTGAAAGTAGATTATAGTGTGCAGTCTCTTCGTCGTCTGATTTTAACCACGAGGGAGCATTGAAATCTCCACTCGCCACCTTCCGCTTGATAAACTCAATAACGCTGGATGGGTCGCGATCTAGCTGCTCACCAATCAACTCGGGAGCGTCGTGTAGATGAGATTTAATGTAATTCTCTTCTTTTTTGGATATTCTACCCTTCTTCATAATAACCGTGTTCCTCTAGGAGTTGTTTTACTATTTCAACAACTTCCTCACGCCTCTGTTTACTGATGTAGACATCATTAATGAGTTTAAGGTAATCCATCCTTACGTTGGCTGGCATATACTGATCAACAATACCAGTCATGGAGTCCATATCCAGTTGTTCATAAGAATTGGAGAATTTACCCTCTTCGTCAATAATACTGTTTTCATAGTCGAGTTGTGCTGGTTGAACTAGTTTTTTTCTAGCCTCACTTGTAGCACCCGTAAAATAGTTGTCCCTTACAAAGGTCTTAAGGCGATTCGATAGATTCACACTTAGGAAGTTCTCAAGGGGTTTGCTGGGGTCATACCTATTTAGGGCTTCGATACAGATAATAAACGCTTCTTGTTTAATATCATCAGTTGTATACCCGTAGAAAGTATACTTGGGAGCTATCCTGTCTACCACGGTATTGATCTGATCAACTACCTCGGTCTCTGTCATTCCTTCCGGTACGTTCATGTCCTAATCCTCTGTTTTTACTGTTTGCCAAGACGTTCCGTTGAATAATTCCAACTTTTTGGAAACTTTGTTAAAAATAAGCGTACCCTGTCTTGGTCTTTTGGGTCGCCTAGTGAGCGGGGAGAGTTCCACACGTTCGTAGTGCGGTGATCGCTCGGCATCGTGGCGGCTTAACTGCTCAAGCAGTTCTGAAGCGGACAGTTCATCTACGTGACCGTCTTTATAGCCGATGTAAGAGTCTTCTTCGAGGCAAATCAGAGCATCCGATGTCAGGACGCTACACGTATAACTTGGGAGAAGAGATAAATCACTTGGTTGGTAAGCAAATATAAGTACCTTTTGGTCATGACCGTACTTATAATTCTGACCCTCTATAAGTTGCTTGGTTTGTAGGGTCAGGATACCGTCTAGGGTCTCAAACTGACCAATATAATGGGAAGTATTAGCAATATTTCCTATAGAGTAGACACTTACACCAAAGAAGAAGGGTTCGCCCTCTCCTACAGATTTGGTAAGACATGGCAGGTTCGCACTTTCTATGGAAATTTTAAGATGATCATTTATTTCACAGTCTTCAGCACAACAATCCCCTATGGTAAAATAATCTGAGTTCCAAGTGCCAAAGCAAAACGAATCATGCGGTATCTTGATTTTCATCCGGTTCCTTTTCCTTGGGTTTTAACAAGACCCCTAGGGCCTTATCGTCTTGTTCTAGTTCTTTGGAGATTTCCAGCTTCAATTCTGCGGTAGCCTTGCAACAAAGTTCTACCTCACAATCTTGTGGTTCTTTTTTACTGTTCATTCTTGCCCCATGCGTTAAAGTTGTCTGTTCTCTACTCTATTATACTCAAATTAGACAACTTTGACAAAAAGGTTTTGTTAAAACCGTCAATTTTGACTAGAATAGAGTGTGGCAATGGCTGTAAAGTGTCACAAATTTGCATGAAATTGGTAAAAAAACGTAATTGGGTACAGTTTAGCGTTCTGACCCACATGCAAATCAGAGGATTATCGGTGGGTGAACAAGCACCCCAAGGTGAGGCAACTACAAAATTCTGGGCAACGTGTGACCAACCGACCCAGACCTGTAAAGCAGCTTAGGCTGAAGCCCAAAGAGATTTAGTAACAGTAACACCAACTAGCACTAAAGTCCTCACTGTCCTCTAACACAGCTCCAAGTACCTTTACAGGTACAAATGGTCTTGGTACGCCCTGACGGGCGATAATTAACAGGAAGAAAAGATGGAAACAAAAACTTGTAAGGATTGTAACCAAATGAAACCCCTAGATGAATTTGGTATTGTGTCAAAAAAACGTAGGGATAAATATGGCAATCCTTATCGCCGTGGTATATGTAGAGAGTGTCATTCCGCAGGGACGAGATCTTACTACAAAGAAAATTCAGAACAGTGTAAGGTAGCAATGAAACGTTGGTACAAAGAAAACAGAGAGAGATCATTAGAGCGTAGAAAGCAATGGTATAAAGAGAATAGAGAAGAAAGTCTAGAATACCAAAAGAGGTGGCGAAAAGAAAATCCAGAAAAGGCACGGGCACAATGTAAACGCTGGAGAGAAGAAAACAAGGAAAAGATGTACGAAATTAGCAGAAGGTACTACTTGAATAACAAGCAGAAAGTTCATGCCTACACAACCAAATATGCCCGTGAACACGTACAGGTACGAATAGCGAAAAGCCTACGAAGCCGTCTTTCGCATGCTGTAAAAAATGCTGAGACTAAGAAGGTCGGATCAACGATGGGACTGGCTGGTTGTACTCTAAGTAAATTGAAACAACATCTTGAGGGCCAGTTTCAGGAGGGCATGACTTGGGACAACTACGGCTTTTACGGCTGGCATATAGATCACATAAAGCCATGTGCAGCGTTCGACATGACGAACGAGGAAGAACAGAGGGCCTGTTTTCATTATACCAACTTGCAGCCGCTGTGGGCCGCAGAGAATTTGTCCAAAAATGACACTTGGGAGGAAGTAGAAAGTGGATTTGATGAATTTCGAATTTGAAGAGAGACTGGAACAAGCCGTAGACGCTAACACGCTGTTCTACGATGAGGAGAGCGATAATATATCCAAGAAGCTGATATATCTCATGTGGGGACATTCTAGGGACCGTCTGGAGACTATCCTTATACCGACGGATCTTTATCCGGAGTTTGATATTTGGGGAGAGACTAGATATGGTAAGACTACAGGGGCATATTTGGGCATTGAGTATATAAGAGATCGCAGGCTTGATCTTGAAAATGTTCAGGGTCTTATTAAGGAGTATGGAATGTCTATGCCAGTTAAGCACTCCGGGATGCTGCCTAAAAAACAGTTGGTTATGGGGATTTATAGGGACAAGACGATTCTGGGGGCTGTGTAATGGATACGAGGAAATGTAAAGAATGCGAAGAAACCCTACCTATTGAGAATTTCGGTAAGGATTACAGGGGGTGTACGAGGACTCGTTGTATGCCGTGTTATAAGGTAGTAAAAAAGAAGCAAAAGAAAGAGTGGTATGAAAAAAATAAGGAGGCCGTTGCTAAGGAAAATGAGAGGTATCGTAGAAGCGTGGGTATAAAACCTAGGGTTAAAAGGGGTCCGAATGGTTACGAAACCTCAGTGTGTCGTGTGTGTGATATAGTCATTCCTCAGGACGAACTCTCCCCTAGTCAAAAGGGGCTAAAAACGTCAATTTGTAAACCCTGCTCAAGAGAGAGGGGCAAGAATAGGTATAAGGAAAACCCTAAGGTGAGAGAATACCACCGTCAGAGGTATCTCAATAACCGAGAGGAAGCCATTAGGTATTCCGCCCAGTGGAAGAAAGACAATCCTGAGAAACGTAGGGAGCATAAGAGAAAGTACCGTCAAAAAATAAATGAGAGAATCAGAAGACAACAGAGTAAGAGGGTTTCAGAAGCCCTTAAATCCATAGGGTGTAGAAAAAAATACTCTGTTTTGAAGTATTTAGGTTGTACTGCTGTCGAATTGATTAAACATCTTGAGGGTCAGTTTCAAGATGGTATGAATTGGGACAATTACGGGGTAAATGAAGAGAACTGGAAACTAGCGTGGCAGATAGATCATATCAAACCACTTAATAGCTTCGATCTGAGTCAGGAATCCGAGCAGATGGCTTGTTTTAACTATACCAATTTACAACCTTTGTGGGCCGAGGAAAATCTGAGAAAATCGGATAGCTACGACGAGGAGAATGACTAGGGTTTATACTTATGGATTGGGTAATACATCCAGAAAAGTGCGGGGCGTTGCGACTGAACGACCCCTGCCTTTTTGGCAGTCCGACCACCTTTTTCAATCGGTACTATAACTGGCACCCCTTTCTCAAAAACTTGTAAAAAAGAGTTAAAGTACTGTTGACATTCTAGACGATAAGTATTATAATACCCGTATGACAAACAACAACACAGCACAGGAAAGCACGATGAACGAAGTAGCCGCAGCAGTCCAGAACATCATTGACACCAAATTCATCTCCTCTGGATTCGTTATTCAGTTGACCATCGTCAACGAGTTGTCAGCAGCAGGGTTTGCAGTATCTCAGGAAAACATCGACAAAATTCAGGAAATGATTAACATCTAGCCTTGTATCCTGTCGATAACTTGTTATAATACACTCTCACAACAAACAACACACGAAAGCAAAACAATGTTTACTACTCTCACCGAAATGTTCGACGCAGCTTACGACGGATCAATTGCAGGACGCACCGTATCCGCTGAACTCGCAGCAATGTTTGAGTGTTATGGAGGATGCTGGGTTGTTGAAGATTGGGACGGATTGGAAATCGAAATCAACATATCAACCCGAACCATCTTGGGAACCACCAAGTGGGGATGTTGAATAGATACACTATGGGGATGTGGCAACTAGTAGTCATGTTGCACCGGAAGGAATTCCGGCTTTATCTTTGGGCCTAACTTTCTAGAAGTGAAAGCCCTATCTGAGATTGATCATCTTAGACAATGATGAATGTGGGTGCGACTCCCACCATCCCCAGCATACAACGTAGGGCAACGTGCCTGAATAACGAGGCGTCTACTCAAATCCTCAACGCCTACAAGCCCGCAAGGGTGGAGATTGTAGTGGGGTATTAACTAACCAACTAAGGGATACCATGACAAAGATCAAATCGTTTATTGATAACTTTCTGTTTCGCAAACTTAATCGGTTGAAGGGTGATGGTAAGATGATAGCAACACAAATACCAATCAAGAGTAATCAGGATTACAGGGGAGATGCTCGCTTGTATAGGCTGAGTGAGCCAATGATGAACTACAACGGTGAGGCTTGTGGGTATGTACTAGTGAGTGCGTGCGATGTACCCTACAGTGGACCTGAGACATACATCTTCAGGGCCAATGCCAATGGTGACATTACTGATTGGTCTGAGCTTGAGGGTTCATTCAGAGGTGGGCTTGATCACGCTCAGGCTCTAGCTGATGCAGGCTATGACGTGCTGTCCTAGCCCATGCAATCGCCTACGCCCGCACAGGGGCAAGTACGCCAGATGATGTAAGCCCTTGCACAGTAAGGGTTTACGTCTAGCGGCGGGGGCCGCGAGCGGCCTAACCCCTTTGGTAGTAACGACTTAGGGCAATATCCGATTATCTTTTAAAACTTTCTAGATAGTGTGGCCTTTGGGGTTGTAATTTGTCGATAATATGTATATAATACTTACATGACAAACACAAACACAAACAACGAAAGAAACGACATGAGCAACATGCGATTGGCCGCAAGAACAATTATCCGTGAGTTTGCTGAGATGGAGTTGAACATGTACTATGTCGAAGAAGATATTCTGAACTATGCCGAAGGCGAGTTTGAAACGGCACTGTGGATGGCATTGGAAGAATACATTGCAGTAAATGGAGAATGGGATGGATATTCTGCAGAATAACTGTTGACAACTGTGGTCAAATGACAACCAACAACACAAAGGGAAAACAATGAGAATGGTTCTGGTTCTGGGTTTGGGTGGAATTGGCGGAGCTACTCGCCGCATCGTAAAACGTCTTACGGTCGTTGAGTTCCAAAACTACAAACTGCAGAACAATGAGGAATTTGACTTTTCTCAGTTTAAAACCCTGAACAGGGGTTGACTTTTGGGCAGATTTCTGCTATAATACACACTCACAAGTTAAGTTTTTGAAAGTAAGTAAGATGAAGAAAAAAGCAAGTCAACTAGTTCCCGGCGACGTAGTCGCAGGTTTCCACGGCAACCGCCGCGTTCTCAATGTTCCTTTCGCTGCTCGGCAGCATGGACAGAAGAAGGCTTCTATCCTTCTTCAAAATGTAGAGACTGGCGTTAAGTCTCATGTTCTTTGGGGTTTCCACACAACCATCTCAATGGTTTCAATTGTAGGAGTTGAAGTATGACTGAATCGTGGCGAGACACAAGCGTGGAAGACGCAAACGAAAAAGCCGATAAGGCACTAGGGGTGGAATTTACCAACGACTTACGGATTCTACTGGAAAAGTACGGTGCGGCGATCCACATTGCCGAAAATCCACGGACTCAAAAAGAAGAAGTGAATTTTTACAGTCCTTCCAGATATGTGGATGGCGAACGAACAAAAGCCAATTTGGATGTGACTTTCCCAGATAATACCGCACCCTACGACTTGACGTAGATTTCACATTCTGGTACAATACACACTTACAAGTTTTTGAGTTTTGGAGAGAGAAAATGAGAGTTTCAGATTTGGTTGTTGCGGTTGGAATGATGAATCCACACAGGGTCGAAACGCGATCAGACGCCATTCAGGTCATCAGCAACGATTTTCAGGTAAACAGCTTTATTGAACAGTTTGGGGATGTTGTTATCGAATTCGATGAAAACGCTAATGTGTGGCGTGTTCCTGAGTTCGCTGGGGTCATCGCAAGGCACAACGAAGCAAAGACGCGAGATTGTCAAAGATGGGGAAGTGAATAATCGACATAAACCCTTGTCCTCAAACGACTTAGGTCGCTGAGGCCCGGCCCCCGGCAACTTAAACCCTTGCCACCAAAGGACTTACAGCGACTTTTAGCAACTTTGGAATTCTTTCCAGATATAGTGGCCTTTGGGGTTGTAAATTGACGATAATATGTATATAATACTGATATGACAAACAACAACACACAAGGCAAAACAATGAACGAAATCGCAGTAATAGTAGCAGAACGAGTAGACGGCATTGATTCAGAATTCGTGATTGAACTCACCATTATCAATCAACTGAAATTCGACGGCGTTTCAGTAACTCAGAAAAACATCGACAAAATTAGAGGAATTATGTTCGATATGGCTTCCAATTAGTAGACGTTTCTGCTACAATACACTCTCACAGTAAACAACTCGAAAGTAAGTAAAATGAAGAAAAAAGCAAATCAACTAGTTCCCGGAGACGTGGTCGCAGGTTTCCACGGCAATCGTCGTGTTCTCAATGTTCCTTTTGCCGCTCGGCAACATGGACAGAAGAAGGCTTCAATTCTTCTCCAAAATGTCGAGACTGGCGTCAAGTCTCACGTTCTCTGGGGTTTTCACACTTCAATCTCAATGGTTTCAATTGTAGGGGTTTCTGAATAATGGTAGCACTTTTTAACACGTTTTACGATAAGTGGGACGGTTTGCACATGGCTTGCGATTCGCTCATGGTGGATATGGAAAATCCAGACGCTGTGTTTTGTTCAATGGACAGCTTCGGCGTTGTTGTTGTGTATTTGGACTAGCGTGTGTCTTAGCTAGTCCACCCGCTTAAGGCAGCACGAGGCAATGTACGTAACTCCTTGCTGTATAAGGGTTTACGTAGCGGAAGCCCGGCCCGCAGGGCTGTAAGTCCTTTGGTAGCAACAACTTAGGGCAATATCTAGTTATTTCTTTTTTCTTTCTAGATAATGTGACGTTTAGGGTTGTAAAATGTCGATAATATTAGTATAATACCTCTATGACAAACAACAACACAAACGGAACACAGACAATGACCGCAACCAAAATCCGCGAAACTGTCCAGCACATGTCGCGGGAACAACTTATTGAGTTGGTTGTAGGGCTGGCAAAAAGCGAGCAAGAAAAACGAGAACAATTAGACAAATTTCAGGGAATTATTCGGTAACCCTATTGACAAACTGACCGAAATCTGATACAATACACACATGACAGCAGGGAATTAGCCGCCTAGGTGGTGACAAGCACAAGAGGGTTGAGAGTCCCCGAATATGCAAGCCCACGACCTGCTGTTCTTTACACATTAGTTTTGAGTTTTAGAAAAAGAGAAAAAATGAGAGTTTCAGACGTTTACCTTACCGATCACCCTATGTGCCGAACTCACAGGGTTGAAACACAGACAGACGCCATTGCTATCATCAGCAACGATTTTCAGCTTCGTAGCTATATTGAACAATATGGGGATGTTGTTATTGAGTTTGACTACGCCTTTAATGTGTGGCGTGTTCCTGAGTTCGCTGGTGTTATCGCTCGTTACAGTGCGGCAAAGCAAATTGAGTGCGACCGTTGGGGGTGTGAATAAATGTATGAAAAGAACAAAAAAGATGAATTTGCAAGATCTGTGTGTTGTTATTGTTTTTTGCTTTTGGTATGTTGTCTATGTATCAGTTGCGGTGGGAAGTGCTTTGATTTTATCATGGGGACAAACTAATGGCTGATTCGACATAAGTCCTAACCCTCAAACGACTTAGGGCACCGAGGCCCGGCCCGCCGAGTCCTAAACCCTTTGGTAGTAACGACTTACGTCAATTTTCACATTCTCCATAAAAAGTGGTAAAGTGGTATTGCTAAAATGTCGATAATATATAGTAGAGGGGCAACAATCAACGAAGGGTTTACCATGTTAGAACTGATGAATGTATCTTGGGATCTGGTTATTGCTTTGGTTATTTTGGGATTAATCTGCCTTGGAGCGGATATTCTGGTTGACATATCTAAAAAATGAGGTATAATACTTATATGAAAAACGCAAACTACAGAAAACACAACGACCGACAGCACAACAGCAGCACTTACCACAAAAAAGATGGTACGCCGATGCGTGCCATTCTTAAGCGTGAAGCTGCTGCTGAAATCTCAGACTTCAAAAAGGGTCAACGATGAACAAACAACCAATTCACATTGTGACAGGCGACGGCAGAGATATGTGGGTCGCTGCCTACGGTAGCGAAAAACCCTCTTTCTTTGATACAAGGGAAGAAGCGGAAAACGACAATTGTCGAAGAAAGTTTCAGGAATTGAGTTGACATTCAGGCCAAATACTGTATAATACAGTCATTGAGGTAATCAAGTTTCTTTCAGGAGTTTTTAGATGTTTGAAGACGAAGACGAGCACGGTGGTGAATCAGCAATCGATCAGCAGGATAGAATGGACTATCTTGATTCCATCGGCTACGATGACGGCGACGACGACGTTGACTCGTATGATGCTGACGAGCATTACGGTTTCCAGCCTTGGGGCGGTGATCTGCCCAACTGAGGCAGTTGGTTTTTCTTTTTCTCAATGAGGGTTTGTTATGTTTGACGATTACGACGATTTTGAGCCTGAGGACGATTACCGTCAGCAGTTCCCTGAGGATTACACGGATGAAATGTCCGCGTTCCTTGGTCAGGACGACATGAGTGGCGAAGACGGCGACGTTGAAGTTGACAGCTTCGAGTCACCCGACGACTTTGATGATGAGTACTACGATAACCTGTTTGCGTAGTCACCCTTAGTGGAAGAAAACAATATGCCTTGAGATCTACATGGTGCGGCTGTTGCCGGTTCAGGCCCGAAAACCATGGGCAGTAGACATAAACCCTTGTGACGTAAGGACTTACGTCGGCGGGGGCGGGCGGCGTGAGCCGTAAACCCTTTGATACCAACGACTTACGTCGATTGCTATTTTTATGTCATTTTTTCCTAATGTGGGTTGTAATATCATGTCGATAACTATATAATGGGGAAGTTAAGACCAATTACAAGGGAGAGATGAGATGAGTGTTGAACAGTTGCTTGAGGGTATCTATGCTGTCTGTATGAAGATTGAAGACGACAGCCTAGTTGAGAGGCTGCTCGCCGTGGCCTATGAGTTAGAAGCAGAATTTGGAATTGATTCTTAAAATTTCAATAAAGCTATTGACAAATTATGTCGATAAGATATAATACAGCCATACGGTTTTCAACACTCTTTAAGGTTTTCAGATGTCAGATTCATTCGCGTGTCAGCTTCACAGTGACGAGTTCGATGGTCCTACCCAAGCGGATTGGGATGAGTACCACGAGTGGGCGAGGGAGCACGACACCCCTACTCCACAGCCCACGCTGTTCGTCACGGATTGTGACTACTGCGGGGACATTTCCCTGTGCTTTGAGTCCGAAGGGCACGGCACTTGCTGTCACACCTGCTCTAAGGCAAACGACATAAACCCTTTGGCTTCAACACCTTAGGTCAAGGGGGCCGGGCCGCGAGCGACGTAAGTCCTTTCATACCAACGACTTACGTCAATCTCTATTATTCTTTCCCTTTTTCTTAAAGAGGGTTGACAAATAGTGCCGATATAGTATAATACAGACATAACAAGTTCACAACACACGAAAGATGAAACATGAAATTCTTCACATTCTCACAAAACAACTCGGGTGGTCGGTTCACTGGTCCCGCTCAGTATGTTGTTGTTCAGGCTGACGACACTGACGACGCCAACGATATCGCACAGGACAACGGCGTATACTTTAACGGTTGTTCCAAGGGTTGGGATTGTGATTGTTGCGGCGACCGTTGGTATGCTTGCGACGACTCTGACGGCGATGACTCACCATCGATCCACAACACACCTGTCGCTGATTACAGATCCCGGTATGGTGCTGACGGTCATCCTACTGCTGCTGTTGTTTACAAAGACGGCACCACCGTTACACACCCGTAGTGTCCTTTCCCAACTAAACGCCTCAGCCCCCAGCGGCTGGGGTACAGGAGCTTATTAATGACGTGGACAGAGAAAATAGGGCCGTTCGACCCTAAGGCAGAAACCTGTCAGTGTGTAATATGGACGCCAACCAAGCCCAATCACTTCAAGGTGCTGTGGTGCTTTACCTCAGTAAATGAGTGTGAAACCGCATTTAATCTCTGGAAAGATGGTAAATAGGGGTTGACATTCAGCCGCATTATGGTAAAATTACACTATGACAAACAACACAACTCTTCGAGGTAAAAACATGAGCTTTGATCCATCACTACCCTACGGCGGTCTTCGCGACATTCACGCAGTAGAGGAATACTTGCGGGAAGCGTTGATGGAAGCCATTGAGATTCTGAATTCCTGCCTTCCTGAGGGTTTTCGGGATTATGTTCGCGGTGGTCGTTCTCTCAAACGTCTGGAGGAATTGTGCGAAAAACGCGATGGTATCACGGCACATGTCAAGCAGAAGGCTGTCAAGGCTCGCAACATTGAGCGTATGGCGGCACAGGTCAACGGCACTGATATCACGGAACCGCTGGACTGGTCTCAGAATGAAGTGGATGAAATCGCCCAGCATCGTGCTGAGTGTGCTTTGGTGAATGGCATGGTCAACGGTGGACTTTTGACCGCTGACGATCTTTTGGAAGACTAGAATGAGCATTTTGTGTAAAGCTATTAGACCCTCTACAGGCTCAACAATCGAAATCGAAATACCTTGGGATATTGTTCAGTCTGTTGAAATTGCCAAAGATGTAACTTTAGCGACTCAGTGGATTGGTGAACAATTCGATTGGCAATTCATACCAACGTCGTTTGAAATAGATAATGAAGAAGACTACAATTAAAATTAAAAGATAAAGGAATAAACGAAACATGAGAAAATCTGAAATGCAATTTGCGTCCGTTGCTCAGGCGTGGCGTGTAATTAATCAGGGAAAGATTGCCCTTGAGGATGTAATCAAGGCACCACCTAAGGGTATCAGTCCAGAGCGATGGGCTGCAATGTTGAACAACAGGAAAAACGCCTAAACCCTTACCCCGTAACGACTTAGGGTCGCGGGGGGCGGGCCGCGAAAACCCTAAGTCTTTTGGTGGTAACGACTTACGTCAATACTTAAAACTTTGATATTCTTTCCAGAATTAGTAGTGTTCGGGGTTGCAAAATGCCGATAATATAAGTATAATACACACATGAAAGAACGAGCAAAAACTTACACAAGCTGGTGGAAACACAAGCGGCCATACGGCAAGCGAGTCGTGGCAAAAAAACTTCGAAAAAATATCAAGTTGAGCCTTGACAACAGCCGATAATAATGGTATAATACACCCATGACAAATAAAACAAAAAAAGCATTCGTTTTCGATTTCGATGACACGTTGGCAATCACCACCGCTCGTGTGGTCATTCGTAATTCGATGAATGTATCTTACAAGTCAGTTTCTTCTCTGGAATTTCCCGGCTACAAACTTGGGAATGGTGAGAGTTTTGACTTCTCAGAATTTCGTGATGACATATTCGTAAAAAACGCAGACCCTACGTTATTGATGAATTTGGCCCGTGAGGTATACATGGAGGGTCACGAGGTATTCATTCTTACCGCTCGTCAGGATACCGTAGCCGCTGCCATTCATACTTGGTTGATGAAGAACGGCGTCAAAGCCACTGAAATTCACTGCGTTGGGGCTGATGGTAATATTCCAATCAGTAAAAAGAGGGTTTTGTTTGACATGGTGTCAAGATTTGATAAAATATACTTCTACGATGACTCAGAAGAGAACATCAACATTTTTAGGCACGAGAAAATCAGGAGCTTTTTAGTATGAAACCACTCAACCCAACCATTCACTGTATGGACGGCTTCACAATCAGCGTGCAGGCGAGAGAATTCAGTTACTGCACACCGCGAACCGACGAAGGGCCACATACGCACATGGAAGGCGGTTTCCCGTCTTCGCCACCGCTTGATCCCGAGTTGCTGGAGGCTCGCGAAAATAGCTACGCAGATCACGGAGATCCGTGCAACACGGTATACCCCTACGTTTCCCGCGAAGTGTTTGAGCGTGAGCTTGCCCTTCACGGCGGCATCAAATCGGGTAAACTGCCTGAATAGACGTAACCCCTTGCGACCAAAGGACTTAGGTCGCCGGGGGCGGGCCGCGAGCGTCGTAACCCCTTGCTATCAAACGACTTACGTCAACACAAGCAAACCCCAAACCCTAAAGACTACCGGCTTGTCTTACCTAAGCCGGTAGGCTCGCCTCTTCCTCCGCCAGCCACCGCCAGCCACCGCCAGCCACCGCCAGCGAAAAAACCCTAAAAGAAAGTTAAGTTTACCCCTTGACAATGACGATAAATATAGTATAATACATACATGACGACGGGATGAGAACCGACCCTTCGGCTGACAAGTAATCCGGTAGAGCATCAGCGACTATTCGGGGTATGAAAGTTGGTCAAGTATGTCCCCTCGTCATAACTTTTCACCACAACGGAAAAACCCCATGAGAACTCAGCTACTCAACAACGCTTACAAAGAATTTCCCCTCAGCAAAACGCTGGACAAATACGCCATAGCTAATTATCAGCGGTGTTTCAGGGGTGGCGACCGTGGGAAGCTGTTCTTTATTACGGTTTATGAGTACGGTCCAATCGAGGGTTTCACACCGCCACCCGCCAACCGTTTCAATGCGAAGGCTCAGTTTAAGAATGAAGACGGTCGATACTTCGACGTAACCCTCCATCGCTGGGATACCGTTGTTGAACTAAACACGTTTTTTTCCAAAATGTTCAGACTTTTGAATTGCATTCCATACGAAAACTGATATAATAGAGCCATGAGACGTAAACAAAAAACAATCACCCTGACGATCAAACCCGGCAAAGTTGCCCTTGGTCACTTACCACACACCACAGGCAGCGGTGCTCACGACGCACGTCCACACCGTCAGCGTACACGCCAAGCACAGAAGGATGTTTGGAGAAAAGATCAGAAAGATTAAAGATCTGCCCTTGACAATGCCGATCTATATAGTATAATAGGGTCTCACAGGTAACGTAACACACAGCGAAAGAAGAAGAATGAAAGTCAAGCAAGTTGTTGAACTCACTGCCACAGAGTACAGTTTTTGGGGTGGTAATCTTCAGTTTGAGGATTCTGCGGGCAATGAAGTCAACATTCGAGTAACAGACGAGATGGTACATCAGTTGGCGAAGCGTTTCGCTGACAAGTCCAAAGAACTCAGAGATGAGGCCGCAGAGCAGGCTCGTCTCGAACTGGAGAGTAAAGTTGAAGACATCATCTGACACAGTCGCCCCATGCGTACGTGTGGGAACCAAGTTCAAGGCTGGCGTAGTCGCAGCCATCTTTAATGACTACGTATCTATTGAGACACCACAGGGTGTCAAACGTTTCACATTCTCTCAAGTTGAAGGTTTTGTCAATGACGAACGATCTTTATCTCAAGCGTAACGAACGAAAAATAAACGTTCTTTACCCGGTTCATGGCTCACGCAACGTACTGCGTAAGGTCGTAGGTGTCAAGCTGGCGTCGTTCACTGGCCCAAGTGGTCGCGGTATTAAGGTGCGTCTGACTGACGGTACTGTCCGCTCACTCTCGCTTTCCAAGTGCGTTGCTTCGTTGTAGGTGACCTTTCGTTGTGTTGAGAGGGGAAGCGGGACGTTGTGCCCGCTTCCTTTTTTACGTAAGTCCTTTGATACCAAAGGGTTGCAGCAACGGCCCGCCCCCCGCCGCGACGTAAGTCCTTTGATACCAACAGGTTACGTCGATTCCTCAGCAAATACCGTGCCAACATGGGAATAAAAAAAGATCATAAAAACCCTAAAGATGGGGTTGACATATGGACGATATACTATATAATGGGGAGATAATCAACCACACTTTGGAGTTTGAAATGCACGTCACCTTAAACCTTCGTTCTGGCAATCGTAAAGTCGGTCCTATTCCAGTATCCACTACTGAGGCAGATTCTTGTCCGAACGAATGCCCGTTAAAGGGTACTGATTGCTACGCACGTTTCGGGCCGTTGGGTATGCACTGGCGTAAAATCGGGCCAGACGGTCGCGGTACTCAGTGGGATTTCTTCTGTCGTGCTATCTCAAAATTCCTTCCCGGTCAATTGTGGCGACACAATCAGGCTGGCGATTTGCCCCAAACTGAAGACGGCAAAATCGACGCCGTCAAATGTGGGCAGTTGTCCAAAGCGTCTGAACATACCAAAGGCTGGACATATACCCACTATGACCCAACAGATGAGGACAACGCGGTCGTGATTGATTCCATGAATCGTGCCGGTGGAATGACTGTCAATCTGTCTGCTGATTCTCTTGATGAAGCTGATAACTACGCCGCTCTTGACATTGGGCCAGTTTGCGTTATACTTCCCAAAGATTCTCCAACAATGGGAAACAAAACACCTAAAGGACTGCCGATTGTAACGTGTCCCGCTCAAACGAATGAGAATATGAGTTGTGACGAATGCCGGTTGTGTCAAGTCCGTGACCGTAAATCTATCGTTGGGTTTCTTGCTCACGGGACGGCAAGTAAAAGACTGTCCACCAAACTGGCTGGAGAGATGGCACAAGCATGACACAGTTTTTTGTTCTGTCAATACTGTTTGTCGCAATTCACACATTTTCTGACAATCAAACGAAAGGTTACTAAGATGAAAAGTTTAGTGTTGTTTTCTTATCGACAACCTGTTGAGGGTTCTAAGTTTCGCTGGGGTGTTCTGGCTGGTCAACGTGACACCGAGAAACAGCCGCTTGCTGAGTCCACCCTAAGTGGTCCATATCGCTGGGATGACATTGCGTTTGATCGCAGTCGTACTCTTGATACGGTACTCACCACTAAGGGGCCGAAGGCGTTCTATCATGAGCGTCAACGCTGGTCTGTAAGGGTGCCATTCGTTGGCTCCCTAGTGGCTAAGTTTCTGCCTCAAGCGTAACAATCGCCCGCTCGACGTAAGTCCTTGCCACCAAAGGACTTGCGGCTGCGGCGGCGGGCCGCGTTCGTCCTAAGTCCTTTCATACCAACAGGTTATGTCTTTCCCAAACAAAACCCATAAAGCCGCCACATTAAGTCAAGTATGGGGTTGACATTGACGATAATAACTGTATAATGGTAGAAAAGGGGAACATAACAGTTTGAATCAGTCATAATGGAGAGAAAATGAACACAGTCAAGATCACACATGGTTTCGTTTGTCAAGAATTTAATGATGTGGGGGAATGTATTGGGCAAGAGTTTGTTGCTGGTGACATGGTTAGCTACGAAACGGAAGACGGCGACCCCATCAACGTGATGGATATGCCACTAGCTGGTAATGAGTACTTTTCTTTTAATATGGAACAACCGGAGGTTGGACATGAGCATGAACCTACACAGCCCACAACTTGACCTATGGCAGACGCCAACTTGGGTAACGTATTTGGCCCTGTACGACGCAGATGGCAATGAGCGAACCCTCAAAGAGAAAAAGCACATTTACGCCTCTTGGGTCAAAAGTACCGGCAACGGTGCGTATCCTGATCAAGAATCGGCAGAGTTGAGTAGACTGAGAATTACCAATCATTTATCAGTTCTTCACGTTGTGGATAAAATGGATATGATTTAGGGTCTGAGGGTTGACAACGGTAACAAATACTGTACAATACTTATATCTCAACCACACAAAGGAAACCCATGCAAAAGCCATTCTGCCACTCAAGCAAAGAAGTTCTGGAACTGATCGACACATCAAAGCCGGTAACCGTTTACCGCAACTTGCACAAGAACTGCATCAGCGTCAAGCAGGGTGCTTTGGTCGTTTGCCATGCTCAGAACGTGGTTTTGGAAAATGCCACCTTTGTTGTTGGTGAGAAGGGTCGCGAGCGTGTGAGAGATGAAAAGCAGAAGAATGTACACGCATTCATCAAGGGAACCGTTGTAAACCCTATTCAGTCTCTCAATCAGTTGGACTATCGCTGGCCTGAGATTACCTATAACCCATACACCTGTGATTTCTTCAAGTGTGTGGATAACGATAGATACGTTGATCGTGCGGAATGGGTTGACCTGTGGGTTGACATGCACGGTTCAAGCATTGTTGCTCACAATATCATGTACAAGAAAGAGGTTTATGTTTAATTTTGCTTCTTCAGAAGATGTCGCCAAAGGGGGAAAATGATGAAAGACATTATTGTAGAATTTAGTGGTTGGGTTCGCATGACGCCTAAGAAAGTTTCTTTTGTGTATATTGGCTCTGACAAGCCAGATATCAACGGTGAACAGTGGCTTGCTCTTGACGAAGATGCTCAAAGTGATTATATTCTTGAAGATGTAATTACGGCACAGCGAGATTGTGACGATGGGGACTACGAACATATTGATGTTTTTGAAGATGACACACCCTAAAGGGGAAAATAATGACGGTTCATGATCTTGTGCAATTTATGAAATACGATCTGCCGGTTAAGATTCCGACAAATTGTACTTATGCTGACTTAGCGTCTTATGGTGCAAGTCGATTCGGATACCGATTCAAGAAAGTTGGTGACGATAGCATGGTTAGAATTTGTGGAGAGTGTAAACGCTAACCCCTTACCCCGCAAGGACTTAGGGCGAAAGCCCGCCCCCCGCCGCGACGTAAGTCGTTGGTACCAAAGGACTTACGTCGATTCCCCCCTGAGCAAATACCGTGCCAATAAATCCACAAGAAAAAACCCTAAAAGATTAAAGATCCAACTTGACAATGCCGATAATTATAGTATAATAACACTATGACAGAAACGATCACCGTTTCAGTCCCTTGCCCGTTCTGCCAGAATCTGGCCGAACTGGATGTTCCTTTGCAGGGATACAAGGCGTGGCAGTCTGGCGAACTCGTCCAGAACGCTCTACCTGATCTCTCTGCCGATGATCGCGAATTGCTGATCTCTGGTACGTGTTCAACGTGCTGGGATGAACAGTTCTCTTTCGACGACGAGGAGTAAGGGTCTGCAACCGTCGCCCTTAATAAGGGGTTTGGAGTTTTAGCAAGCTCTGCCGAAATCACTCAATTGCTAATGTCGCCCTTGACTTCCAGTCTTTGTACTGTACAATGTATTTTCTGTTTCTCACTTTGAAGGGTTCTCTCATGAACAAAATTATCACCGTTGCTGCTTCCGCTGCCTCTGCCTCTGTCCGCTCTGACTTCGATTTCACGGTTGATAAATTTCCGCTGTTCGGCCCTGATAATATGAAAACGGACCAATACGGTCTGTTTCGCTCTACCGATGGCTACATCGAAGGCGTCAAGTCGATCTCTTCCCGCTACGTGCCACACACCACTGACGACGTGTGTGCATTGGTCGAAGCCGCTTCTGAGGCGTGGGATGGCGAAATTGAGTGTAAAACTCACTGGAATCGTGGTCACTACGTGAACATTCAGCCCACGAACGCGGAGCGTCGTCGTATCTTTGGCGAAAATGACAACATCTGGCCTCGCGTGATGATTCGCGGTGGCTTCGATGGCAAGGGTTTTCAGGGAACGATGGCGTATCACCGTGATGCGTGCGACAATCTCGTGATGTTGCGGAAGGTGAACAGCACCACGGTCTCGATCCGTCACACGTCTGGCCTGCGTGCTAAGATGGATGAACTGATCGAAACCTTCGCGGTCCTGAAGGACGGCTGGGAAAATGTGGTTGCCGCTGCAGAGCGTATGCAGACGCGAAGCGTGGACCTCAGTGCGTTCGTGCGTGAAGTGTACGCTGACCGTATCCCATCTGATACGGAAATCCTTCTGGCCGAATCCGGCACGAAGGTGCGTGCGGTGACCGTGTTCGCTAAGATGGTCGATACTATCATGGAGCGTGTCATAGACGAACGTGCTCGCACTCAGCGTGACGCTTTTGTCTCGGGTGAGTCGAAGGTCGTTTCTGCTTGGGAAGCCTTCAACGCGGTTCAGGGCTACGTTCAGCACGCTGCCCAGTCGAAGACTGGCTTCAAGTCTGAGTTTGCTCGGATTCTACGAGCGGGTGAAGATAAGCACGTTCGTCGTGCTGAGTCAATCGCCCTCTCTGCGTAGTGTGAGCCTTAGGGTTTCTTCGCCTTCCCCCTTAGTGGGGGTTGGCTTCCACACCAGCAAGGAGCGATACTTGACCCAGTTTTTCGTGCTTGCCTTCCTTTTCGTAATTATCCATAGTTTCACAGACGACTTTCAATAGAACGGCCCATCGTCGTAAGTCCTTACTATCAAAGGGTTTACGGCGGCGGGGGCCGGGCCATCTTTCCATAAGTACTTATTACCAAACACTTTACGTCAATTTCCTCTTTACATCCATCATATGTATGGTATAATGTATAGATTGTCTTGGGCGATCCACGCCCATCGCACGTTAACTAATAGCCAGCGAAAAATGACCCTTATCGTCACTGTCTCACTCAATACAAACAAGTCGCACCATAACGTATAGCCAGCCAAAATCCAGCCAAGGAGAATATTATGTTGAGTTTCTTTAATAAAACCCTAAGTAAGCATGATGAAGAGATCATGATGTTGAAAGCACAGGTCGCGGCCCTTAAGAAAATAGTAGAAGCCCATCATGTGGAATATATAAGGGTCATCAAGACACGCACGCCCGAATGGAAACTGGTGCGAGACTTTCTGAATCCTGACCGGGACGAACTGTCCTAAACCCCCTCCGTTTGACTGTACACCTTGGGTTGGAGTGTCTCCCCCAACCCACTAAGATCGCACCATAACGTATAGCCAGCCAAAATCGGCTAAAGTATGTGTTGACAATGGTCGATAGTATACTATAATAGATGTACACTCAACAGAAAGGGTTAATTAGACATGTTTAAATTTAAACGCCAGTGGGAGAAGCGTCTCTGGCTCGAAGGGGATCTACGTACATTCAATAGATTTGCCCTTTTCCCTACTAGATTAACTGAGAAAATTGAGAGAGGCGATGTTAGGTATGTACGCAAGGTGTGGTTAAAATGGGTCACTGTTACTCAGGTATTTTGTGTTGCCAAGATTATCTATCCTAAGGGTCCACGCTGGTGGTGGTCTACATACTCAGTTGTATTAAAAAAGAAAGACTAAATTATGCCCCTACTCACCCGTGAAGAAATTGACCAGCCATACAAGGACTTTGTAGATCACATGAGGGTCACATCTGAGGGGTACGCCATTTCCATTGGAGAAATTAACGTACTGATCCAAGCGAAGGGCGGCAACCTGTTTGAATTGTTCCGACGTGGAATCTTAATTCAGCACCCAACTAAGCTCTCGCATTTCCGACTAAGCCCCTAGGTGCGAGTATACCCTACTTTGGCAGATTTTGAGACCAAAACATTGAGTTTAGAAATGTGCTACCCAAACCCCCTAATGTCTCACTCAAACCGGGGGGTAGTCACCCGAGTCTCAGCCCTAACTAGCCGAATCGCCAAGATGCCTATAGCCAGCCAAGATCGGCCAGCGAACCCAAATTTGAGCCTCTATATGTCCATTTTAAGTGGGTGTATTAAGGGGTATTTTGGTTCATTTTGGGGCCAAAAGAGGCGAAAAAGTGGCAAAACACTAGGGTTTTTGATGATTTAACTTTTACTTGCTAAGAGATGTGGACCCTACAAAATGTAGTAGTAAAATCACAACCCTCCCCATTGTATTGTAGTACTAGTATTATGTATTGTATTACATTAAGGTATTCATTGGTTAAACGCACACCAACTCCCTGAATAGTGTATAGTAATGTGAAGTCAAGCACTAACTTACACGTCTCTCACTTTCTCTGTAAAACGCTGTCGCGATAGCTTATCTGAGAACCCTGAGAGAAAAAATTGCTTTTAGGGAGAGAAAAATGCCTTTTAACGAGGCCGATAATGACCAAATCAAGAAAGAAATGCAGCCAGTTATCGATTCGCTCAAAGAACAGGGTCTTACCCATAACTCAACAGAGCAGGAAATTGTAGGTTTGGGTGATGTAGTAGAGGCTACCCTTAATAAGTTTGGGGTGACAGAAGAGAGATTCAAGGCTTTCTTCAAGCTGGCCGAGTGTAACTGTAAAGAGCGTAAGAAGTGGTTGAACAACGTATTTTCTTGGTACAAAAACAAAGGGTGAATAAATGACTGAGATAGTTAATAACAACGACGACGCCGAGCGTAAGAAGCTGCTGAGTGGTGAAGATCCATTTGGTCCATCAGGCGGAATCACACTGTCAAAGATCACTGAGGGTTATCCTGAAGATCCCAGAACTGACGAGGATCTGATCAAGAGTTGGATTAACACTGCTCAATTATTTGAAGATGAAGACTTTAGTGAGGATATAACAATGATCGGAGAACACAACTTCTGGAAGCAGAGGGAACCATCATCCGTGGCGAAGATCAACGCGGAGGTTAAGAATGTAACACGGGAACTTAATGAGGTGACCGCTGAAAAGAGACGTGTTGCCGAAATTCGATATGGGAAAACTCACGGCATTTCCCAAAAAGATGCCGGTAAAATTCTATCCCAAGATTCCGCCCTATTACAAGAGTGGATTAACTATTAAGGAGTTAAAGATGACTGATGAAAGACCTAAACTGCCGGGTGAAGAAGTTGAGTGGCCTTTGGACGTGTTTTACCCAAGTGAAAACGTGGCTGAGGATGGTGTATCACCTGAACCTGCTGCTAGCTCTGACATTGTGCCTGAGTCTAGCGATGACGTATCCGGCGAGCCTGACCCTGAGCCTGCTGCTGAACCTGACCCTGAGCCTGTCGTTGTTCCTGAGGTTGCTCCAGTGGCTCCCACGTCGCCTGTAGCGGCCTCAGACGCTGAAGATGAGGAACCGGTGGACCGAGAGACATTAAGACGTATGGCGGGCATCCTGAGAAAGCAGAGGCATAATGAGATAACTCATCAGCGTGCAATGGAAATGTTGGAAGCCGACAAGGAATTACTGGAAAAGTTCAAAAACATGAAAACTTGGCATTAATTTCTAAAGTTTACCCTTGACATTGCCGATACTTGTAGTATAATTGGGGTGTCAAGCAAACAACACACGTTTGGCGAGATTACACTTATGTGTGGTGTCGCCTTTTTCTTTGGAAGGACAACAAAATGAGCATGTGGGGAGACGATAACTGGAAACAGAGGGTTTTACAAGAGGTCGAAGATCAAATTCAAGATCTGGTCTGGCTGGACGAACATGAAGCGGCACAGGGTTTGATGCAGATTGCGTCTCACCTGATCGACCGTGGACCCTCTAAGAGCGACAAGATCTACCAGCGTGGCAGGTCTGACATGAGAGCGGAAATGATTGAAAGGTTGGGAAACGATGAATGACATGACAAATGTTTTGACAGACATTGTTGGCATATTTATTGTGATCGGCATACTCATCAGATTGGCAGCGATCATCGACACCGATGGTTTTCGGCAGGGGGCAACACCGACAGATCCGGTGTATCGGTTTGTGCAGTTAACTAGGATGGTCTTTGGCAGTTTAATTCTGTGGCTTCTTTTTAAGTAGGGCGACAGTGTAATGGACTACTACGTAATCGCCACGGCGACTGCCTATTCATACGACGACAACGAATCTCCGATACCAAAGAGATATTGGTGGGGACCATTTAATATGTCGGAAGCACGGCATGAGTATGACAAAAGACAGGATATGTATGATTCTGTAAGAATAGTAAAGGACGTAACATGACACGGGAAGAACTGTTCTCAAAATTTTGGGCATTCTACTTCATAAAGCACGGCAGGTGTTATCCTGACGCCTGTGAGGAAATCCGCAATCTCGACATGACTGAGTTGGACGTAGTCCCATACATGTTAGACGAGCGTGTTCATATCAAGCTGCGGCGACCGGGAATCCTGATAGGAGCGAAGGGCGACAACATCAATAAGTTGACAGAATTTCTTGGTATGAAGATTCACATTGAAGAAGAACCAACGGCTACCATCGCTGACCGCTTAATTCCTTGGGATGGCGAACTCATTGATGATTTCTTTTAGAAATTAGTTAAAGAATCCTGTTGACATTGACGATAAGTAATGTATAATTGGGTCATGAGCAACGCGGCTCAAACAATCAACCACATTTAGGAACGACAAAATGAAACTCGAAACTCCAAAGCAAGACGTATCTATTCAGGGCGACTTTAAGACTTCCACGTACAGCGTGGGTGACGTTGCCTTTATTGTAGATATGTTCGCAGACAAGGTATACACCTATAAAGAGCGGGCAGTCATCCGTGAGTTGAGTTGTAATGCCTACGACTCCCACGTTATGGCTGGTAGGAAGGATGTGAAGTTCAAGATTCACCTCCCCACTCAGTTGGAACCGTGGTTCTCCATCCGAGACTTCGGACTGGGATTGTACGAGCATGAGATCCGTAGTACTTTTGCGGGTGTAGGTATCTCCACTAAACGTGATAACAACGACACTATTGGGTGTTTTGGGATTGGTAGTCTGTCTCCATACTCATTATGTGATAGTTTCACGGTAAAGAGTTGGAAGGCTGGTAAGCTGAGTACGTACTCATGTTACCGTAACGAGATCCGGGAACCCGTTGTGGCTATGTTGTCACAGGTGGATTCCGATGCCCTTGACGGTCTGGAAGTTACGGTGAATGTGGAGGGTCGCGTCTCAACATTCGAGCAAGAAGCCGTCAACGTCTTCAAGTGGTGGGATGAGACTCCCGATATTAATAATCAGGAGGTTATACGTAAGTGTAATGATCAGCGGGACACGTATGATTTCGAGGGGGAATTTTATTCCCTAAACAGTTCTTGGGGTGGTATGGTCGCCCTTATGGGTAACATTGCCTACCGTATTCCTGAAGAGATCGATACCCTCAACTGTAGTGGTCTGATCAGGTTTGAACTGGGTGAGATTAGCTTCGATACTGCTCGTGAGAACCTGTCGCTAGACGACAAGACTCGTAAAGCAATTGCGGATAAGATCGAAAAGATCAAGGACGAGATTGGTCAGGAAGCTATCGCCAAGGTGGAAGCGGAGCCTACTCCGTACTTGCGTGCGGTGATGGCAGATAAACTGAGAAGGGGACAGATTGGTCGATTGATCAATAATAATACCCTCAACGGTTATTTTCTGCCTGAAGCTACCACTGAGATTGTCTACTGGGGACGATATTGGAGAACTACTGAGCGAAATACGTCTAAGTCGTGTCCTGTTGGAGATGGGGTAGTATACTAC